GGTACTCGAGCGCGATGTCGCGCGACGTCAGGCGCCGGCTGGGATCCGATGGGCGCGCGAGCGCGCGTCGCGCTTGGTGGACGGTGCTCGCGGTGCCGTGGATCTCGAAGCCGATGGAGTAGCCACGCGCGCGCAGGCCTGTGTCGTTCATGCAGAGCCGGCAGCTCGAGCACGTCACGTCGTCGCGAGTCTGCGCCGGGCACGGCACGATGTCGGCGCCAGAGTGGGAATAACGCGACGCGTCGCGGAATCCGTCGACGACGAGCGATGTCGCGTAGCCGCGCGCGCGGGCGAGCTCGACTTGCTCGGCCGTCTCGCACGAAGCGAGCACCGAGACGCGACCCCACGATTCGCGGTCGACGAGCCGCCACGCGTGCGTGTACGTCCAGACGGTCCCGCCACCGCGATCCATGTAGCGCTCGGCGGCAGCGGCGACGATCCGCGCGGCTTCGTCGGTGCGGCAGTCGCCGACCGTGTGTAGCCGCATCGGTCGGCCTTCTATGGTTGAACCATAGAGCGCGTCGATCGCCGCGGCTTCCTCGAGCGCAACGGTGTGAGGATCGGCGTGTGAATATTCAGCAGCTTCATTCAGCGGCTTCGTCACGCCGGTGTAGAGCCGCCCGTTCTCGGCGTAGCAGCCGCCGCCGTTGAAAAACACGCAGGAGCTCGGGCATGAAGCCTGCGCCGCGTAGGTCGTCGCGCAGTCGCCGATCTTGGCGTTGTTGCTCTTCGCGACCGCGATCGCCAGGATGCCCTGTTCGGTAGAGAGTCCGCGCTTCATCGGTCGAGCTCATGCTCGAGCGCGTCGGCTGCGGCGCGCATGCCCGCGATCAGCGCTCGCGCATAGGCATGCGGCAAAGATACTTCAACTCCCTTTTCGGGCGATGTCTCGTGAATATTTTCGTGAATATTCCGCACCCCGTTTTCGCGCTCTCGCGCCTCGAACGCGTGCGCGGCGTCGCGGATCTTCTCGGCGAGCGCGCGCGACTGGTCGATGGCCTGCTCCGCCTTCGGCTCGTTGCCGTCGAAGCGCGCCTGCTCCGCGACCCTCTGGCCATCGTTCTCGATCTCGTCGGCGGCCATGTACGCCTCTTCCGGCGTGGCGTACGTGAGACCGGTCCCGCGCACGCGTACGCGCTTCGCCGGCGCGGCCGCTGGCTTGAGCGGTACGCCGCCGCGCGTCGGCCGCGGGAAGCCGGCCGCCTCGATCGCGTTCGCCCACGAGCCGAACCGCGCCTTCACGGTCGACGTCGTCGGGTAGCCCTCTATGTGGCGAGCCCACTCCGTCGATGTCGGCGGCTCGCCGTACTCGCGGCGCCAGCGCTGGATCGCGTCGATGATCTCGGCCTTTTCCCACGCGCGCCGGCGCGCTTGCTCGTTCTCGGGGCGGGACGGCTCCTCGCCGACCTCTGAAGCCGGCGGAGCCGAGACGGAAACCGAGGCAACCCCGCCCGGCCCTTCTGCATCCGCCATCGGTTCCCGCCCCGATTCGTGCCCGGGAAGCGCGTAGACGCCGCGCTCGACTCGGACGATCTTCCCCGACTTGACGTGCGGCAGCAGCCAGCCGCCGATGTTCTCGCTCGAGTAGCCGACTAGCGCCGCGAGATCCGCGAGCCGTTGCGGGCCCAGCTCGAGCGCAGCCATGACTTCCTTGAGCAGCTGGCCGCGCGCGCGGTGCGGCCGGCGCTCGGCCGGCGCGCTCGAGGACTGATCCGGAACTGATCCAGAACTGAGCTCGCCGCTCTCTTCCGGATCATCGAGCTCGTCATCCTGCTCGAGCACGTCGTCGACGTCGAGCAGCGCTTCGATGTCGATCTCGGGCTCGACCTCGCGGAGAGGCTCGCCGGCGTCCATCCGATCCAGGAGCGCGCGCCCGTCGACAGCGCCGGCGCTCACGCCTGCCGCCAGCGCCGGACATGCACGGCTCGTTGGACCGCCTGGATAGTGCGGTACCGGCTCGAGATCAGCCTCGCAGCCGCAGCCAGAACACGTCTCGACCGTCTCGCCGTGATCGCGACGCCGATCGACGTTCGCGACCGATGACCGGTAGTCGATGAAGTTCGGCTGCCACCGCTCGACGTCGCCGCCGGTGAGACCCACGAGGCTAAACGGGACGCGCGCGGGTTGCGCACTCAGGTTCCTACTCCCACGCGGCGTCCTCGAAGTCGAACGCGATCGGCTCTCGACCGGAGATCACGATGAGACCGCCGTTCAAGCCGAGCTCGTCGTTCGGTCTGACCGGCAGATCGAACGCCCGGAACGGCTCGCGCGCGCGGCGCGACGAGACGATGATCTCGTCGGGTCGGAAGCCGGCGACTCTGGCCTCCGTGACCTCGCGGTGGATCACGTCGAAGTCGTGACGGCTCAGCGGCGCTCCAGGTATCTCAGCCACTCCGCTCACAAGCACATCCCGAACCTGACGTACCGCTTCGATCCGTCGACGCTCCGCATCCCCTTCGTACGGTACGTCTTGATCTCGATCTGCACCTTTCGAGCCGGTCCCGGTTCCCACGTCAGGACGTGAATCGTGAACCATCGGTGCTCGTAGTGGAACGGCGGCTCGGGATCCTGCCAGCGGAGCCAGCCGACGATCCATCCGCGACGACGGAACGGGCGCCGGCCTCGCGAGATGTTGCGCTCGTCGATGTAGCGCGGACGGATGAACCTCCGCCGCGGCGTCTTCGGCTTCATCTCTCGGCGTCCTCCGGATACGCCTGCTTCAGCGCTTCGGCGACGAGAGCCGTCGCGGTACGCCGGTGCCGCGGCCAGCGTCTCACGAACGCGCGACGGACGAGCCGCTTGCCTGACCGGTCGAACACCTTGACGACGTAGTTCGCGCGGGTGGCCGTGCCGGTCAGATCGTTGCTGATCTCGATGTAACCGATCCGCTCGAGATGAGCGCCGGCGCCGGCCTTGTCGAGCGTGATCTCGACGCGAATCATGCGGCCGCGCGGGCCTTCCGCTTCGACGCGCAGACCGGATGGTGCGGCCCGTCCTTCGGTTCCCAGCAGCAGCGGTGCGTCGCCTTGCCGAGCTCGACTTGCCGCTCGAGCGCCTCGAGCCCCTGCGCTCGGCCGAACTCGATGAGCTCGGTGCGCTTCCCGTGCGCGTACGCCGGGATCTTGAGCGTGTTCACGTAGCGGACGATCTCGACGTCGCACGGCCGGCGGAGCCAGTCGTCCGTGTACGCCGGCAGTCCGCATGCTGTCTTGAGCAGCGCGCCCTTCTCGGTGTTGCTGGTCGCGTGGATGACGTTCGTGCGCTTGTTGAGCAGGTCGAACCATCCCGGCGGCGGCTGCACGAGCTTCGATCCCCAGTGGCGCCGGCAGCGGCCGCACTCGCGCGGCTCAGCGCTCACGTGCTCACCGCCGCGCGGAGCTCCGAGGCGAGGCGCTCGGCTTGCTCGGCGAGCACGAGGTAGCGCCGCTCGAAGCGCTCGAGTTGCACGTCGCCGTCGAGTACCAGCCGGAGGGCCGCGGCGACACGCTTGACGCGCTCTATGCCGGCCGGACCGTCATAGCCCCAGCTGTCGAGCGAGATGCCGGTCGCTTCCTCGAACGCGCGCAAGTGGCCGCGGAGCCCGTCGCGGCTCTCGCGCCAACCTTCGATCTGCGCGGCATGGCGCTCTTCCCACTCCGCTCGAGCTGCTTCGACCGCAGCCTCGATCTGCGCCGGCGTCGTCTCGACCGTCCTGCAAGCCGACCGCAGCAGTGCGGCGAGGAACGTCCTCGGCATCCACTCGGAGTCGGTCGGCGGTAGCGGCGGCGCCTCGACCACGACACGCAGACCGCGTCCGTGCGCGACCATCATCCCCCACGTCGGCGGCAGCTCGCCGGGCGAGACGATCTTCGCGTCGGAGACGACGAGCCACCAGCGATCGACAAGATCGGTGAACGCCTCGGCCTTCTGCGGGTCCTTCAACTCGCGCAGCCAGTCCGACCGCGACACCTTGATCTCGTGTCCGTGGAGCTCCAGGCCTCGCGACGGCCAGAGCGACATCGCGATCGCGTCGATCGTGCGCGTCGCCGAGAAGCCGGCCGCGTTCCTGACCTTCGGAATGAACGCCCATACGGGCCCGTTGCCGCTCGACTGCCGGTAGCGCGCTTCGAGGCGAGCGAGCATCGTCGCCTCGGTGTGCTTCTCAGCCATCCCCGAGTCTCGCCGCCACGAGCTCGCTGCCGAACCACACGCGCCACGGCGGCTTCATCTCCGATCCGTCGGGGAAGGTCAGCTTCGGCTCGGACTGGCTCTCTCGCGTGAGGAGCAGCTGCTCGCTGTCAGCCACGTCCTTCCACTCGCCATCGCGGAGGATCTCGACGCGGTAGGCCGAGCCGGCGGAGTAGAAGAACCCCGTCTCGCCATGCTCGGCGCAGACGAATCGCGTGAGGTTCGGGTGCTCGGGATCCGTGACGCGCTCGAGCGGCCGGTAGCACTTCGCGCAGACCGAGACCGTCTCGGAGCGCTCCGTCGGCTCGCCCCACGACCGGATCTCTTCCGCGAGCTGCGCGGCCCAGTAGTCGCCTTCGTAGTGGCCCTGGCCGTCGTCGCCGCCGGAGTCGCGCCACGTCTGCCGGTCGACCATCCCGAACAGGTGCGCGGCGAGATGACGCGCGCGGTCGCGCGCGCGGAGCGCTTCATCGAGCGCTTTCGCTTCCACGAAGAGCGTGTGATTCCACGCGATCGCAGATGCGGCGCTCTGATGGCGTGCCGCTTCCTCGGCTCCCTCGCCGGCGAAGATCAGCGGCCGGCGGTCAGCGTCCTCGTAGAGGACCGCCCAGACGACATCATCGAGGTCGAACCGCACTTCGCCGCCGAACCGCCGGCCGAGCCGTTCGCTCGTCTCGGCCGCGTGCGCCTGCAACCGCCGGACAAACTCGGCGCTCTCGAGCTCTGCCGCCGCTCGAGCAGCGTCCCATCCGCTAGCCGCTTCGACGGCCGCGAGGTCTTCCTCGGTGACGCCGAACGCCTCGAGGATCCTCCGCCGCGCGCTGTCGCGGTCGCTCATTCGTGCACCTCGTAAGGGATGACGCTCGCGGCATCGTCCCAGTCGGCGTCGAAGTGGTACATGCCGTCATCGTCCGGGCCGCTCCACTCGTAAGTGTCGCGGATTCGGTAAGCGGGACGTTCGGGGGCGTGCGCGGATGTCGCGGCCTCGGGATTCGCGTAGACGCCGGCGATGTATCGCTGCTCGTAGCAGCCGACTTCGAGCACGTAGACGGTGGTGCTCACGTCGCGCCGTCGGCGCCAACCGAAGATTCCACGCCGCCGGCCGGGCACCGCCGGCGGCCCGGACTCGAGCTCCTCGAATCCCTGCGCCAGCATCCGGAACTGCGTGACGCTCAACGCTCTCGCGTCGGCCGCTTCGAGTTTGTCGGCGACGCTGCGAATGGCGCTGACGACGCTCGCCTGCGTGAGGCACGGCACACCGCCGACCGTCAGCGCGTCGGCGTCGATGTCGACTTGGAGCTCGCGAATCACGTCCGCCGCCTCCGCCTCTCAAGTTCACGCAGGAACCAGACGCGCTCAGCGATCGGCAACGGCGTACCAGCAGCCTTAGACGCGCGAAGGAAGCGAGCTCTCCTCACCCGCTGCCGGAGGTTCACGCCGCCATCGCCTTCGACGTGGGAAGCAGCTCGCCGGGCGTCCACTCGCCGATGTGCCACTGCCGGAACCGAAGCACGCCGTCGACCATCTCGGGCCGGAGCATGCCGGCGTCGACGAGCCGCTCACAGGTCGAGCAGTAGCAGGTCGTCTCGCGGAACTTCACCGTGAGCGTGAGCGGCCGCTCTTCGTACGTTGCGCCACAGACGTCGCAGCGCGGGGTCTCATTCGCGGCCAATGTCTTCCCTCTTCTGCTGATCGACCAGCGCATCGACGCACTCGGGGTGATCACCGACCGTCGAGTCCTCGCCGCAGACGCGGCAGTGGGCCCGGCACGTGCACGGCGGCTCTTCGGGCTCGCGCAGATTGCCGCAGCCGAGGCAGTAGACGCGCCGGTCGCCGCTCATGAAGTGAGCCGCGGCGAGACGGACGCGATCTTCCGGCGCCATCAGGTCGCTAGCCATGACGCATCTCCGGATGGCCGAACAGCGGCAGCGCGTAGATCAGGAAGTCGCCGGCGTGGTCCTTGCACGTCGAGAGCCGGCGCTCGCCCTGGTCGGTCTTGACCGCGATCTGCACCCAGCCGATCTCGTCGCACCCCTCCTTCTCGCAATCCGTCGCGAGCTCGGCCGGGATCGTGTAGACGCAGGCGACGAGGTTCCGGTCGGGATCTCCAAGAGCCATTCGTACGATAATACTAGACCGAGCGGTTGTAGACCGGAGCGGCTCAGGCAACGGGCGGGTGAGATGCTCGCGCCCTCAGAGCACGCCGGCACGGGACACGCTCTCACCCATGCGCCCCGATCTCGGCTCGAGCAGGTCCGGTTTTACGGCTCAAGTCGAACTCCGGTCGGACGCGATGATAGCCAGCCGCTCAGAAGCCGGACGCGAAGCGGTCGTGCTGCGTCTTGATTCGGCCCTTCGCCGAGACGACGCGCATCGGCTTCGGCGTGTGCCCCTCGACGAGCTCGGTCGCGGCCCACACCATCGCGTCCATCCGATCCGGCGACCATCCCGAGTCGGGCGTCCAGTTGCGCTGCTGCGACTCGAGCAGCTCGTACTCGTTCTCGTCGCCGCCCTCCGGGATCACATGGTGGAACCGCCCCTGCTCGTAGAGTGCCGCGATCGGCTCCGCCCGGGCAGCCTTCCCACGCGACGCCGTCATCTTCTTGACCGTGATCCGGTCGGAGACCTCGAGCGCGGCCGCGGCGACCTTGATGTTCGAGACGACGAGATCGCCGCCGAAGTTCGTCTCGCCGACGATCTTGTCGGCGCCGAACTCGATCGCGGCGTTCACAGCGCGCTTGCCCCAGCCGTCCGGCGACAGCTTGCACGACCGATCGGCGATCACGTAGTAGTCGCCGTCAACGCCCTTGCCGACGATGACGATGCCCTGCTCGTCGTTGCCGTCCTCGTCGCCGCCTGACGGGTCGACGCCTTCGATCACGCGCACGAAGTCGGGCGCGCTCGCCACGGAGATGCGGCAGTTCTGGATCGTCTCGAACGTCCACAGCGCGCCCTCGACGTCCTCGATGTACTCGCCGAGGAGCTCCTGCCGCTCGAGCCGCGTGCCCTTGTACCGCGCAAGCAGACGCTCGCGCTGCCGCGCCGGCAGGTACGGGTTGTCGTGGATCGACGCGCGCGTCAGCGCCGTGTCCGACGCGGTCATCAGCTGCTTGAGGAACGGTCGCGTCTTCGGCGTCGTCGACGCGACGATGTGCGGGTGCGTGCCCATGCGGAGGCCGAGCTCCATGTTCTCCCACGCCTCCTTGAGATTGCGCCACGCCGCGAGCTCTTCGCACCAGTAGATGTGCCGGTTGCCGCCGGCGCGGAGCCGCTCGACGTCCTCCTTCGTGTACGCGCCGAACAGCTTCGCCTCGGAGCCGTTCGGCCAGACGACGTGCGTGCCGCCGGCGCGCGACCGCAGCTTCAGGAGCGGGTTGTGCGCCATCAGGCCCGACGCGCCGTAGACGCACGCCTCGGCCGCGTCGCCGAGCGTCGGCGCGATGATGCCGCCGCGCGCGCCCGGGTTGCGGCGCATGAACCGATCGAGGTAGCTCGCGCACGAGTCGGTCTTGCCGGCGCCGCGGCCGGCGAGCGTCAGCCAGAGGTACCAGTCGCCCTCGGGCGGGATCTGGTGCGGAAGCGGCCGCCATGGCGGCTTGCCCGTTGCGCGCGCGACCTCGAGCGCCCGGAGTTGCTCGAGCCGCTCGATCTTGAGCGCGAGCTCGGCGTCAGTCGTCGGGGCCGTCGTCATCGCTGGCCGCTACTGCGACTGTCTGCCGCGCGCGCTGCTCGAGCTCGGCGGAGAGCTCGGCGATCTGGCGGTCGATCGAGTCGAGCCCCTCGACACGGATCGGTCCGCCCTCGGCGCCCGTCAGCTCGGCACGCTCCGACCAGCGATAGCGATCGGGGAAGTGCGCCTTGAGCCAGAAGATCATCAGCGTCGCGTTCGTCTCCGCTGACTCCGTGGTGGTCGTCTCTTCCTCCACCACGACGCCGCCCTTCATCTTCTTTTTCGTCACGGTCTTCTTCACCGGGACGCCGGTCATGATCCACTGGTACGCGCGCCGCTCAACGGCGTCACGAGCGAGGTCGAGCGCGTCATTCCACGCGCGATCGAAGTCCGGGTCGGCGTCGCGGACGCGGTACACCTGCTTGCGGCCGATGCCGGCGATCCGGCATGCCGCGCTCACGTCCGGCAGCGAGCTCAGCGAAGCAAGGAACGTGCGCTGCCACGGACGTTCCCAGCCGCGATCGGCCGGCGCCGGTAGAGCCTCCTCGCCCTCGAGCATGTCCGCGATCGACGGCTCCGGCTGCTCGACGATGGGGAACTGCTGCATGAGCGGATGCGTGTTCACGAGAGCACTCCCGCCGGCGCGAGGTCGGGCCGGTCGACGTAGTCCGCGTAACGCTGCCGGATGACGTCGCAGTAGCGCGGGTCGATCTCCATCGAGAAGCACCGCCGGCCGTCGGTCTCCGCGGCGATCAGCGTCGTGCCGCTGCCGGCGAACGGATCCACGATCAGCTCGCCCGGGTGCGTAACCGCTTCGATGTACGCCGACGGCAGCCCCACCGGGAACACCGCCGGGTGATCGCCCTGCGACGGACCCTTATGGCTCGGAAGCGTCAGCACAGACCCAAGACGCTTGAGATCGGCAACCGGATACGTGCGCGGCGGCGTGAACTCCCCGCTCGGCAACCGCTGCGCACGCGTCGTCGTCTTGCCGGCGTTCTTCGTCGGCAGCACCCGGTTCGACTCGCGCGGCTTCTCGCCGAACACGAACACCCACTCGTGCCACGGCGGGAACATCATCCGCTGCCCCGCCATGCTCGTTGCGTCCTCGCGGTTCCAGACGTTCCACGCGAGCAGCTTCAAGCCGGCGGCGCGCGCAGCCGCGATGAACGTCTGCCAGTGCTCCACGATCTCCGAGTCGCGGAAGATGAGACCGAGGTTCACCGCCGCCAGATCGCATGGCCAGACGGCGAAGAACTCCGCCAGCCGGCCCGGGTCGAGATCGCCCTCGCCGTTGTAGTCGCGCAGATCGAGATACGGCGGTGACGTGAACAGCAACGCCGCGCTCTCGCCGTCCATCAGCACGTCGACGTCCTTCGCGAGCGTCGAGTCGCCGCACATCAGCCGATGCTCGCCGAGCTCGTACACCTCTCCGCGCTTCGAGACCGGCTCCGCCGGCGCGACCGGTACCGCGTCCGGGTCGCGCGGATTGTCGAGATGGTGCAGCGCCGCCACCGTCGCACGCAGCTCATCAAGGTCGTCGTCGTCGTAGCCGGTGCCGACGCGATCATCGAGCGCCTCGAGTTGAGCCAGCAGCAGCGAATCGTCCGTATAGCCGAGCTCGGCCGTGCGGTTGTCGGCGATGAGGAACGCGCGCGCCTTCTCCTCGTCGTCCAGCACCTCCGCAGCGTCGGCGACCGCGACATGCGTCCAGCCGAGCCCTCGAGCGGCGAGAACGATGTGGTGGCCGGCCGTGATGAGCGAGCCGGACGTGACGACCTGCTTCAGCTGGCCGAACCGCTTGAGCGACTCGCTGATCGCTCCGACGTCGCCCTGGCGCGGATTGCCGGGGAACGGGTCCAGGCTGTCGATCGGGACGAGACTGCCGCGGAACGCGGTCAGGCCGTTCCAGACGATGACGGCTTCTTTTATGGCTGTGTCCTCGTGTGTCCCACGGCCCGAAGAGTCTACCGCCGCGTTTCGGTATGACCGTAGTAGCTAGCCGGCGGCCTTCTCCATCGCGCGCTTCGTCCAGAGAAGCGACTGCTCGAGGTTCGTTGCGATGAGCGCCTTCATGCGGAGGTCGCCGTCGAACTGCTCGTCGCTGAGATCGTTGACTGCGAAGAGCGCGGCTTCGATGTCGTCGTGGAGCTCCTGGAGCGTCTTGGGATCCATCGGTCGGTCCTCCCGGGGTCGTGGTGCGGATTCGCGGCGATCCTATCCCTCGTATGGGCCATAGGTAGCTTCTCGGCTGCGGAGCGGTTCGCTAGGCCGGCCCACACTGGCTTGAGCCGCTCCGCACCTATGGGTCATAGGTCGGTCTACGGTGTCATCTCGCCGTTCGTGATCCAGCCGTGCCAGTTGCCGTACGTGCCGGAGTCGTCGCCGGCGTTGATCGACGGGTGGACGGTCAGATTCGGCGGCTCGCCGGAGGCATCCCAGAGATCGTGCGGCGGATCCGTTGAGCGAGTCGTTGTCGCCCACAGACCGGCGCCGTTCGGGAGGACGACGCACCACGCTTCGCGGCCGTCGCCGTCGAACTCGGGCGCGCGGAAGCAGTCGCCGTGGAGCGCTGCGTAGCCGCGGTAGCCGCCTTCCGGGGTCGGAACGATGCGGAGCGGGATCATCGGCGCGGGAGGTTGTAGAAGGTCCAGAGCCCCGTCCATTCCTCATGGATGCGGTCGCGGAGAAGGTGCGGCGGCTGCGGGATCGGGTTGCCGAGCGCGATGTCGGCCTCTCGGTTGGTGTACCGCGTGAACTCGACGCGTTCCATGACGAGCCGGTAGCCGGTGCGTGTCTCGACGATCCCGACGATCTCGTACGCGCGCAGCAGCTCGTACGGGTCGGAGCCGCTCGAGACCGTCTGCGCGGCTATGTCGCCGAGCTCCGGCGGAGCGTTATCGCGCGGCCAGTCCGGGAACCGCATCGTCGTGGTCGTGCCGAGCGGCCGATGGTGGCCCGGGCGTCTCATCTCACGGCGTACGTCGGGTCGATTGGGCGAGGCGGCGGCGGCGGTCGCTTGATCTCCCACGGATCGGGCCCGAGCTCGCACGTCGCCTCGAGCGCGCGAATGAGTGTCCGGCAGGCCTCGTAGGCGCGTCGCCGGCGCCACGGCCAGATCGACTCGCGGCCGCGGAGCTCGCGTCGGAGCCGTGGCTCGTGGAACGCGAGGAACTGCGCTGCGGACCTCGGCATGGGCGGAATCGGCTGGTGGCCCATTAGCCGCCGACCCTATTGCGGCGGTCGGCTAGGCGGCTCGAGAGAGCGATCGCGCGCGCCGCTCGAGCGCGTCGCGGCGCCGGCGCTCTTCGCACGCGCGCCGGCCGGACTCGTACGGATGGCGGTGAGGGCAGCGCGTCGGCGCCTCATCGAGGATCGAGACGATCAGCCGGCGGACGGCCTCGAGCGTCGGATGGTGCGACGCGCACGCCGTGATGCAGTTCTCCTCGTCGAGCTCGAGGTCCGGCCGCTCGGAGCGCGGAATGACGTGGTGGACGTGGAGGATGTCCGAGCAGCGGCCGCCGAGGAGCCGAGCCACCGTGCACCGGTGGCCGTCACGAACGCGGACGCGTTCGGCGAGCTCGAGCCAAGCTGCGGAGTTGTAGAACGGATCTGTCACGGCGGATCACCGATAGAAACGATGCCCACGCCATCGGACAGCAAACCACCCGTAGCGTGCGCGACGCTACGCAAACTGTCGTGATCGTTACGCGAAGATCGACAACTGCTGCGTGCGCTGCGCGACGAGCTCGGCGTACTCCTGGTTGAGCTCGATGCCGACGCAGCGCCGGCCCATCTTCCGCGCGACGAGCGCGGTCGTGCCGGAGCCCATGAACGGGTCGAGAACCGTGCACGGCACCGGTGTCAGCGGAGCCGTCTCCGGGATCTCGACGCGCTCGAGCCATTCGTTCTCGATCCACCGCTCGAGCAGCTCCGGCGGGATCGGTCGCGCACCCGACGCGTCCGTGCGGACGTAGTGCGCGAACGCCTCAGCGCCAGCCTCGTCGCGCATCTCTTCCGCGAACGCCGACTGGCGCAGCTGGCGCGCGTACTCCGCCTGCTCGTACCGCGTGATCGGCCGCGTGCCCTCGCCGTCGCCGCGCGGCCGACCGAGGCCCTTCCGGCCGGTCTCCATCGTGGGATCGGCGCCATCGCTCTCGCCGAGCGGGGTCATGATCGGCGTCAGGTCGACGCCGGCGCACGCGCACGACGGCCGCCATCCCTTGAACACAGCCGTCGAGTAGACGCCGCCCTCGTTGCGGTGGAGCGACTTCGACGACTGCGCGTTGCTCGTCTGGCTGTGCGTGTTCGCCCAGCCGCGCGTGTCGTCATCCGCCGCATACTTCGACGGATTGTTCGTCTCGATGATGCGCTGCCACGGAGCTCCGCACTGCGGACAGCAGCCGTACTCGGATGTGCCGGCGGCGATGCAGCGGCGCGGCAACTCCTCCGGGAAGGTCGCAAAGTGGGCGTCGGCGAACTGCTGCGTCGCAACCGTCCAGACAGAACGCGCGTTGCGGGTCAGCGGCGACAGACTCGCCCCGTTCGTCGCTTCGATGTCATCCGTCAGACCGTGCTGCTCATCGAGCTCGGCCGCGCGTCGCTGCTGCGGATGCTTCGCCGCCGCGCGACCCTGCATCTGCTGCGCGTGCGGCCCGTTCTTCGGATTCCCGTTCGGACCCCACCACGTCGCCGGCTCCGCGATCGCCGCGGCGTCGTAGAAGTAGCGCTGGCTCTTCGTCAGCAGGAACACGTACTCGTGCGACTTCGTCGGCCGGTCGGTCACGGACTCCGGCATTGGATTCGACTTCCGCCAGATCAGGTCGCGATCTTGGCTATAGCGCCAGACGCGTTCCTCGAGGACGTGGCCGCAGCCGCAGGGACAGTAGAGCTCGACCTCTTCGATGACGTCGCTGCGCAGGTACCAGCCGTCATCCTGGAGCGCGAATGCGAGCCGCCACGGGATCCCGATCAGGTCCTTCCTCTTGAACCCTGCCGGCAGCGACCGGGGCTCCTTCGACTCCGCGATCTCCCTGCCGCGACGCGAGAGATGGAACGAGCCGTGCTGCCCGGGCGCGCGCGTGTCGGCCGCGTAGCTGCCACCGTCGTATTGCGCGTAGCTATCCCCGATGTTGAGCCAGCATGTGCCGTCCGCGCGCAGGACACGCCGCACCTCGCGGAAAATCTCCACCACCTTCTCGACGTACTCGTCCGGCGACTGTTCGAGCCCGAGCTGCTGGTCGATCCGCGTGGCGCCGCAGAGTCCGCAAATCGCGCGCGCGCCGTTGTGTTGATGGCTTTGCTTCGCTCCTTCCAAACCGGATGTCGCGATGTTTCGGTCGATGTCGCCAGCCTTGGGATGCGGATGCTGACAGTCGGGATCGCCGCCTTCCCATGTGCCTGTCCCGTAGTCGCGCAGGCCCCAGTACGGCGGAGACGTGACGCAACAGTGCACGCTCGCGTCGGCGATCTCGCGCAGTTGCTCGAGCGCGTCTCCGACGTAGAGCGTGAGGTCGAGATCGGCGAGGAAGGGCTCGCTCACGCGCTGGCGCCCAGCTCGAGCAGAGCTCGCTCGTACCGGTGCGCGTGGTGCGGCTTGATGTGGCCGCCATGCTCGCCGCGGCAACGCGCGAGGTTGTCGCGAAGATCGGCGATCTTGACCGCGATCGCGACCGGATCGCCGCTCGCCTTGACGCGCGCGATGTAGTCGGAGTAGACCTCGCCGGGTTGCCGCGTCAGCACCTCGACGTGAGAGCGGATCTCGGCCGGCACTCCATCGGTTCCGTCCTCGATGTGGTCGTGGAAGAGAGCAACCATCGCCTCAACCGAACCGGGCTCGAATCCGCTCGCGACTCGCCGGCAGTGTTCAACCGCTGCGGTCACTGACTTCTCCATTCGGTACAACTATAGCGGAGTGGTGTGCGAGTCGAGAGACGTGATCGAGCATCTCGCGGCGATGCTCATGCCGAGGCGCCGCGTTGCGATCCGGATGGTTACGCGGCATCGCGATCGCGCGCACGACGCCGGCAGTGTCACGCAGCTTTAGCCAACGCGCGGGTTCCGCTGCTTGCTCGAGAATCCGCCCGAGCGTGACCGGGTCGAGGTCCGTCGCTTGCTGCAAGTCAGTGCCGGCCCAGACGTGAGTGCCGTGGAGCGCGAGCGAGTGGAACTTGTCGCCGTCGGCCGGGTCGATGAACGGCTGGCCATCGGAGCGCTTCCGCAGCCGATAGCGGCGAATGCTCGGCCGCACCTTCCCATCGGCACGGCGACGTTTGCGGTTGACGCTCATGTCGCGGTCGGCTCCAATTCCAAGCCGAGACTCTCGACGAGAGCGGCCACCCATGCGCGTCGCCACTCGTTGCGCTCCGCCGCTTCCGCGTTACGCGTGCGCTGATCTTCGGCTTGCTTCTCGAGCCGCTCGATCGTCTGCTCTCGCCAGGACAGGCTGACCTCCGGAACCTCGAACGTGAAGTCGTGGCAGTCGTGCTCGAGCGACTCATGGAGTTGCGAGAGCATGAACTCCTTCAAGCCCGCATGATCCGACGTCGGCGGATCCCAGGCCTCGACCTTCTCGATCATCGCCTCGTACCGAGTACGCGTGCGTTCGCGCTCGGCTACGGACTCCTCGTTCAAGCGAACGGCGTCGTCGTGCTGTGCCTGCGCAGCGGCGAGCACAGCTCCGTCGTACATGTCTCGCACACGGGCGAGCTCGGCCTCGATGTCCGTCAAGTGCTTCGCTCCATAGCTGTCGTCCTCGAGGTAGCGGCCTGTGACGATGGCGCGGCGAGTAGCCTCCGGCGAGGTATCCGAGTCGTCGCGCATCAGCACGAATGGGCCGATCGCGCGTGCGCATTTCAGCGCAAAGTCGGGGAACTCCGTGATCACCCCTTCCTGGACGGGACCCGTGAACGCGCTAGCCATCGGCTGACTGCTTGCTCGAGCTCTTGTCGCGTTCCGACGAGATCACGGCGATGATCACGACGATGATCGCGATCACAAGCAGCGCGAGAACCGTCGCGATCACTCCCGCCCAGAAGTCCGGCACTACCAGAGCTACTACGTCCATCTAGTCCTCCTTTTTCTTCGACCGTTCCTTGAGCACGATCCGGAATGCGCGGTCCTCTTCGGGCTCGAGCACGCCGGCGCGCAGCATGCTCATCAGGAGACCGTTCCACTCGGCGTCCGACATCGACCGGAACCCCTCGAGAGAGCTCTGGAAGTCGCGTCCCGGCGTCATGCGCGGCAGCCTCGAGCGGACCCATGAGAGCCGCATCGCGTCGAGCTCCGCCCACCCGCTCATCGACGCCTCGGCAGCTTGGTCGTCCTCGGCGTAGCCGAGCAGCTCGACCGGGCCGCCTTTGCCGGGCCCGAGCCGGACGGCGTAGAACTCGCCGGTCGACTCGACCCATGAGACGCGGTAGTGCGGGAAGTTGAGACCGCCGTCCGTCCACATCACGCCGTAGTCGACCTCGCGCGAGCGGTTGCGCTCCGGATTCGCAGCGTAGAAGTGGTCGGTGCTGCGGAAGTCCTCCCTCATGGCGTCGCTCCTTTGCCGTAACCGTGGATGATCCGGTGGCCGTCCGAGTTGGCGATCGGGATCAGGTTGAATCCGCCGATCTCGATGCTGACGGCGCAGAAGACGCCGCGGCCGGCCGCGTACGCGATCGCGGCGAACACGAAGTTCGCGGCCGGACCCGCTGCTGCGGTGATCGCGATCTGGAGCCGCGTGAGCCGGATCGCTTCGGAGCCGATGATCATCGCCGGCCCGTGGCGCGTGAGCGTCGGGCGCACCGGGAGATGGAGCGCCAGCGCTGCGCCGGCGTGGCCGGCTTCATGGACGAGCAGCGCGACCAGCAACGCCATGAGGAACACCACGGGGATGATCCTGACGGCGGCGTCGGCCATCTCAGTCCTCATCGAGCTCATCGAGCTCGTCCTCCGGCTCTGGCTCCGGCGTCATCGCGTCGTAGTCCGGCTCTTGGAGTCCGTACGCCTCCGCGAACGCGTCGCCGAGGATCTCTTCGACGCGCAACCTAACTTGATCCATCAGCGTGACTCGCTCTCTCGATCGCGGCGCGCGTCGCCGAGGTCGCGGAGATGCTCCGCGTAGAGCGGCGACTTCGGATCGAATGGGTCGAGCAGTTCGGCCTCGCCGGGCAAGCAGTCGAAGTCGGCGCGTCCCGGGCCGGCCTCGTACTCGCGCAGCGCGGCCGCGCGTTCGCGCGCCCACTCGCCAATCTGCGTTTCGAGCAGGCCGAGAAGGTCGGCGGCTTCGGCGTTCGTCATGCGCAGCCGCAGCTTCGGGAGCTCGCCGAGCTCGAGCAACTCGAACGGGTTCTCAGCCTCGAGCAGCGCCGGCACAAAGTCCAGAACGACGTGCCGGCCTTCGTCCGAGTCGACATGGAACAACGACGTCATGGCGCGACCGCCAGAGTCGGGATGAGCGCGGCACCCAGCATCGCCGCGACGGGCGAGCTGACAGCGTTGCCGATCATCTTGACCCGGTTCTCGTTCGAGATTTCGCGCATCTGGCCGCGATGGTTGCGCGTCTTCGCGTCGAGACGGTACGGCCGCCCGTCCGCGTGCTCGTGCATCTGCTGCGCACGAAGGAGCTCCGGCCACTGAAGCATTCGGAACAGGCATGCGTCGATCTCGTCGTCGGAGACGATGAGCGCTTCGCGGCTCGTCGTGGTCACGGTCCGGGGCGTGACCATGAGCGACTGCGAATCGCGGCCCTTGACGACGCCTGCTGGCTCGTCGAGCTCGCGGACGTGCCCGGGGTTGCCGTTGTAGACGAGCAGGCCGTGGTGGTAGCCGCCGCCGGTCACCGTCGCGGCCGGCTCGTCGGCGCTGTCAACGCCCCCGTGGTTTCGCAGCGTGACGAGCGCGAGCTCGCCGTGCCCGGCGATCGTGCGTGTCGGCTCGTCGAGATGCGACGGGAGGCGATCGCCCGGCTTGCCGCGGTTGACCTGCACCAGCATGTGCTGCGCCGGCGCCGTCGTCACGGTGCTCGCCGGCTCATCGAGGCCACCGCCGACGGCATGCTCGCGGTTCGGGATCAGGAGACCGATCTCGCGATCGTGCGCGGTGATCGTCTGCATTGGCTCCTGCGCGACGCGCGGCGACGCGCCTTGCCCGCCGTAGCGCATGACGACGGCCATCTGCGACGTGCACACGACGGTGCGGAGGGGATCGTCGACGCTCCACACGCGGACGCCGGGACGACGCTCGAAGAGGTTGCCGCCCACCTGCACGGTGATCGGCTCCGTCGTACGGAGACGCTCGAGCCCGGCACGGATCCGCTCGATCGTGTTCTTCGCGAGCGGCTTCTTACGGCCGCCGATCGACGCCGCTGGAAGCGCCCAGTCGATGATCGTCCGGGAGCCCGTGACCGCCGGCGCGACGGGATGCGTGCACGTCGGGCACGTGTAGACGTACTGCTGCCCGTACCGGCCCCACTCGAACAGGCCGGGCCGGTCGCGGATGCTGCCCTTCGACGCCTTCTTCCACGTCTGCACGCCGCGCACGACGATCTCGCAGCTCGAGCACCATGACATCGGGCAGAAGTCGAGGTTCGGCTCGGCGAGTCCGTCACGCCAGAACACGACGTACATCCGGTCGCGGGACTGCGGCGTCGGCAGCGCGAACTGCGAGTTGAAGTAGAGGACGCGGCCCTGGTAGCCGAGCTCGATGATCGCCCGGTACCACTGGTCGAAGTCGATCCCGCACGAGCAGCGGAACTTCCACTGCCGCGCCTTGCGGTCGTAGTAGCGGCCGTGTCCGTGCTCTTCGGCTTCGCACCACAGCCGCGCCTCGACGACGTTCTCGACGATGATCGCGTCGTACCGGTGGTGCTCCGTGAAGCGGACGATGTCGCCGAACGTCGCGCGCGAGCGCTGCGCGTCGGGGTCGTAGTCGCGCGGCCCGCGGCAGTACGCGTGGTGCGTGCACTCGGGCGACGCCCAGAGCAGCGGCGTCCGCCGGAACCGCGCGGCCGGGATGAGCTCGACGTCGTGGACGTCATGGTCGGCGTCCGGGAAGTTCGCGTTGTGCGCTTCGACCGCGAGGTCCCAGTGGTTGAGCGCCTGCGTCACGCGGATCAGCGGCCGGCCGCATGCTGAGCACGCGACGCTCTCGAGGCCAAGCGACGAGCCGCCGGCGCCGGCGAACATGTCGGTCGCCTCGAGCTCGCCCCATCCAGTGCACGTAGGGCACATTGCGGCGCTCATGGCGTCTCTCTCCAGAACGGATTGACGACCCACTCGCCGACGACCGCGTCGAGCAGACCGAACGCGCCGGAGTCGCCGAGCTCGCCGCCGATCTCCTTCGCGTCGGCGTGCAGCTGGCCGATGGCGACACCGACCGCCTCGAAGTCCGCGCACGTCGCGAGCACGTCGAGCGATCCGCCGCGGCGGCCGTAGAGCCGGTAGCGCTCTTCGGCTGTCCGCGGGTAGAGCTCGTCGCTGTCGATCACGTAGGCCGCCGCGCTCATGCGACGCTCCGCTCAGGCAGGGAGCGAATCGCGACCTTGATCGCGACCGTCGTTCCGCGGATGATCTCCAGTCCGCGCTCTGATCCGTCGTCGAGCAGCACTTCCCACTTGCTTGACAGTATGTCGAAGTGACACTGCCGCAGGCCGTATCCGCGCTGAGCGGCGACCATCCGGAACTCGTCCTCCCAGTTGCCCATCAGACTTGCCCGCCGTGGTCGTAGACGCTGCGGATCTGGCTGACCTCGAACCATGCCTGCTCGCGCCGCGCGCGGCGGAGCTCGGCATCCTGCTCCTTCTGCTGCTGCCTCTTCTCGACGCGCTCGCCGATCGTCTCGATGATCGCGATGACCGCGAGCACCATGGAGCCGGCGCCGAGGTAGAAGATGAAGCCGGGCAGTTGCTCGGTCGCGACCCTCACGAGCTGACCTCCGACGGGACCTGCTCGCGCACGAGCCGCGCGAGCCGCAAGAGGTCCTCGTAGTCGGTGTGCTCGCCCTCGTCGAGGCCGGCCAGCGTCTCGAGCGCGTCGGCGATCGCGCCGGCGTCGCGCGAAGAGAGCACGATCCCGAGCGGGAGATCCGGCGGCTCCGCGATCTGCCGCACTTCGATTCCCAGCTCACTGAGCACGACATTGTTGAGGGAGCCGCGCACCGTCTCGACCGTCGCGGGCTCGTTTCTCCCATAGACGCCGTCGATGAGCCAGCGCCCGTACTTGCTGTCGGCCCACGTGAAGAGATCGTCGGCGGTCATCAGGAGCTCGTTCGCGACCTCGATCACTGCCGCGTCGATCTCCCGCTGCCGCGTCCCATCGAGATAGCGCCGCTCGGCGTAGCCGAAGCCAGCGTGATCCTCGCGCTTGAGCGCCGTTTCCAAGTCCGCTACGACGAGCGGCTCCGCTCCGTCCGTGTTCGTGCTCATGCGACGTCTCCCTTCGCCGTGACTGACCATGCAAAATCGACGAGCCTGTCGAGCGGCAGCCGCTCGAACTTCGCCTTGTTCTTCCGACTCAGAGCGTTGTAGACCTTGACGAGCAGCGCCGCCGTGGTGGTGTCGACGAGGTAGCCGTCGATCGTTGCGGCCATCCCAGAGCGGCCGATCTCGAGGACCTTCGCGATCCTCGTGCGGCCCTCCGCCTCCGCCGGCACATAGACCTCGTGCCCGTTCGGGCAGTGCAGTTCCATCGCGGACGCGTCGCCGAGCTCCGGCTTATCGAGCGTCGCGGTCATCGGCTCGCCGCACTCGTCGCAGACCGTTCCGTCAAGCGAGCTCATGAGTGGCTCGCCTTCGGCATGCCTGCGTAGACCTCGTCGATCCATCCGTCATCGACCGGGATCGCGACGATCTCGTAGTTCGTGAACGGAGCCGTCCAGAGACCGACCAGCTGCTCGCCGTAGCGGTCGACCGCCGGCGAGATGTACTCGAGCTGGCTTGCCGTGATCGCGTCCGGCTCGGCGTCGGCCGACTCGCGCTCGTACCGTGCGAATCCTTCGCCCGTCGCGTAGGCGTTGAGCGCCTCGAATCCGTCTGGCGCGTCGACGCGCGCGAGGACATCGGTGAAGTCGCTGATCTCGAAGATCATCAGGCGGTCACCCCGAAGTCGTCCAGCGCGACGACCGTGCGCATGGACTTCTCACCGGCGAACGCGGCGTAGTCGGTCTGGAGCGCGACGAGGAACGCCACCTGCGGCGACGGCGACTCAGTCAGGCCGAACTTGAAAACCGTGCTGGCGAGAGCGCCCTGGACGGCGTTACCGACGCCGCCGCGCGCCTCGAAGTGCTCGCGGGGCCCGGTCAGGACCTCCGTCGTGGTGTCGAAGGTGAAGCGTCCAACTTCGACGAGCGTTTCCGTTCCTGCCATCTCCTGATCTCCCTTCAGGTCCGATCTCTCTTCTCCCATTACGGTATAAATATATCAGTAGAGCCGGGGAGGTCAAGGGTAGAACCGCTCGAGCAGATACTCAAGATCGAGCTCTCGTGCGAAGCGCTTGCACCGCTCCGGCACGACATCGAGCGCGATCCGCTCGGCGGCCAGCGTGTGTCGGTCGTGCGCGTGCTTGCAGATGGTCATGCCGTTCGCGGGATCCCAGAGCCGCCCGGCGTGGCCACGTTTCCGGAGCTGCTGCTGCGTGAGCACATGGTGCGCTTGCAGCGGGCCCGCGCAGTCCGCTTGATCGGCGTGCACGAGGCAGCGACCGTCGAGCGCGAGCACAGCGACCTTGAAGTCGAGCCGCTCGGCGCTCGATGCGTCATCGCTGGCCCGGCTCGGGCGCGGATCCGGAGCTCCTGCCACCGAGTCAGTTTGCCGCTTCCGGTTTTTCCACCTCGGACGAGGTCGAAGAACCAGAAGTCGCCGCCGCGCGAGCGTTGAGCCTGCGGCCGCAGAACGCGATGCCGAACGCGTCGAGCTGGTCGGGGGTCCAGTCGGTCGAGTCGACCTCGAGCAGCGTCTCCAGGAGCTCGCGGCATGCGGCGTTCGCGACGTCCTTCTTCGCATTGCCGTTGCCGGCACCCTTCGCGGTCCTGCCGATTCCCGACATGAAGGTCACGTCGCGCTTCCACTCGCCGGCGAGCATGAGGTTCACGATGTCATCGTCCGACTGGCCGGCGAGCGCGGCCATGATCGCGCCGGTGAACGCGCCCACGATGAAGTCGCTGTGACGCGATGCGCCAAAGCCGCGCTCGACGAACCACACGTTCGGCTCCGCGGCGAAGCGATGAGGGCTAGCCTCGGCGAGCAATGCTCGGGCAGAGCGGATCGCCGCCGGGACCTTCACGAGGTACATGAGCGAGTCGCCAGTCTTGCTGTCCGGCCGAAAGCGTGCCTGCACGAGGATCGGCGTTCCGCCGTCGAACGGGACCGCGCAGATCGTCGCCTTGAACGAGTCGACGTCGACGCCGAGGATCACGCCGCGCGGCGCCGCGTCTCGAAGATGCCGGCAAGGTCGGGCTCGAGCTCCATGATCCGTCGCGCGTACCACGCCTTGTAGTTCTGATTCAGCTTGTAGTCGTGGTCGTGGTCGGTCTGGAGCATCCAGTCCCACCGCATGCGGTTCCAGAGCAGCTCGATACCGATCCGGTCGACGCCGGCCGCGCGCGCCTGCCGCGCGTAGCGGACGAGCGCCTCGTAGACGTGCGGATTGACGAGATGGAACTCTCGAGCTCGGCTCTGCCAGACGGAGCTGATCTCGCGTGTTTGCTCATCGGCACGGAACGCGACGATCTCGCCTTCGGGGGTGAGAAACGAGATCGTCGGTTCCATCACTTCGCCGAGGCTCTCCACGGCTTTTCGACCGTGCGCTCGGCGAGCTCCGCGGCGGCCTTGTAGTCCTCGTTCGCGCCGGCCAGCTGGCGGAGCACGCTGCGGTTCACCTTGAACGTCTGCTCGATCTGGATGACGCCGCGCGTCTCTGCCTCGGGGTTGTCGTAGATCCGATCCTCCGGGCAGCCGGCCTCGCGCAGAGCCTCGGCGAGATCGTGCGGGTCGTACTCGATCGTCGGGCCGCCGGAGAGCACGACGTCGCCGGCAGACGCGTGGAACGTCTTCGTGCCCTGCACGCGCGACTGCTCGAGCATGAACGCGGTGACCGCCGCCTTGACCTCGCGGAGTTGCTGCTCGCGCTCGCGGATGGCCTCGAGGACCTGATGCGCGTTGTCGGGCGTCGCTGGCAGGACCTCGCCGGTCATGACGTCGAGCAGCACTTCCGGGATGGCGACCTCTGTGGAGACGGTGCCGTCCGTCATAGCCCCAACTCCGCGACGGTGTTGCGGAGGATCTCGGCGAGTTGCTCGCCGATCCCGAATCGCTCGAAGTTGAACTCGAGTCCGGACTCGAACGTCGCGACCTTCTCGGGGTCGTCGGTGCGTTGCTTGCCGCGCTCGCTCGCTGCGCGCCAGTCGCAGAGCATCTCCATGACGGCCATGAGGCTCATGCCGTTGACGCCGTTCGGGAAGTGCTGAGCGTGGTGGTCGTTCTCCGCGAAGTGGTGATCGAGCGCGGCGCCGAGCTCGTCTGTCGCTGCCTTGTACTCCGGACTTCCGTAGACGAGCTCGGCGAGTTTCGGCGTGGCGATGTCGAATGCCTCGACCTCGGGCGAGACGAGTTTGCTCGCGTCGTGCACGCTCGCGCGTTCCTCGAGATTCGCGATCGCCGCGCGCATGAAGAACCGCACGCGTTCGATGTGCTCGAGCGTCTCCGGCCGAGAGTCGTAGTCGCTCATGCCTCCTTGTCCGCCTTGATCGTGATCCGCGCCTTCGGGTCGGTCTCGAACGAGACGCTGCGGCTGGGAGTCACCGTCTTGGAGATGCGGAACTTCCCGATGCGGCCGACCTCGCCCTCCTGGAGGTCGAACTCGCCGATCAGCGCCTTCGCGCGTTCGTCGGCTTCCTTGAACTGCCGGCGGAGCTCGCGCATCGAGTTCTTCCGCTTCTCGCGGGTCTCGAGCGCGTCCTCGAGCGCGTCGGACTCGAGTATCCGCTCGTCGGTCGCCAACTGAGGCACCGCTGCCAATGGCATTGCTCTGCTCCTCTCGGTTACGCCGTCTGGCTCTCGACGGCCATCTTGAACTGCTCGAACACGCCGGCTGTGACCATGTAGAAGCCGTCGGACAGCGTTGCGTCCTTCACGACCGTCCGTGCCGACTCGATCACTTTCTTCTCGCCGGAGGCCTTCCTGACCGGCTCTGACGCGTCCTCGAGCGCGCGTAGCGCCTCGGGCAGCCTCGCCGCGAGTTGCTCCACGATCTCGCCGGCGTCGCCCTCGCCAGCGTCCAGGGCCGCGCTGACGAGGTCGAGCGTCTCGCGGACGACCGAGAGGTTCCGCGCCGCGTCGATCGTCTCACCGGGCCCGAGCTCGCCGCCGCCGGCCGCGCCGGCGCTGCTCGAGCTCGGCTGTCGCGGCGGCCGCGCCGCCAGCTGCTCCGCCTCGCGCAGCGCCTCGCGCAGCTGCTCCTTCGACCAGCCGGAGCGGACCGCGACCTCGAGCCACTCGCTCTGAGCGGCAGGCTCGAGCGCCGCGACCGTCTCGTGATGCGAGAACGAGAGCTCGGCGCGTCGGCGCTCCGGAGCGACGCGCTCGCAGACCGAGACGATGATCATCAGCCGGCCGATCGAGAGACCCGTCGCATCGACGGCCTGCGCGTACTTCTCGCCGTGCCGCGCCTCCGAGAAGCGGATCAAGTCGCCCGTCCACCAGCTGCCGGCGTCGCGCATCCCGCGGATCCGATCGAGAACCTCGGCAACGCGTTCGACTGTCATCTCCGGGTCGGTCACGCTCAGACTGTTTGGCGTCAGAGCGATTCCGTCAGGCGCGCGCCACGGCAGCAAATCTAACGCCGCGGCGTTAGATTCGGTCTCGGTCTCAGTCATTCGGGTGTTCCTCCTCGGGATGAAGTTGCCGGATCGTCGTGCTCACGCCGCGACCATGCTTGCCGGGAAGTCGCGGACGCGGAGGTCGGGTGGCCATTCGTCCCAGTCGCCGCCCTTCGAGTCGCGCAGCGAGAGCGGGAATGGCCCGAGTTCGTGATCGCTAGTCGGACGCGAGCCGAGCTGCTTGACGAACACGGCCGTGACGGGCTCTATCTGTCCGCGCGGCACGGGCTCGTTGCAGCATTCGCCGTCGCGGTTGCCGCAGCAGACCGGCTCGTACGGGTCGCAGCGGCGGATGATCTCACGTGCCCACTCGATCCGCATCGGTCGAGCTCCGGGCCCGGACTCGCCGCCGACGATGATCCAGTCGATGCCGGTCAGGTCGAGCGGCCGCTTGGACTTGACGAGCGCGTTCCATGCGCCGACGCCTTCGATCTTCACCGTCGCTGCCGGCTCGAGGAACGCGCCTGTCGGATAGAGCGACTCGAGCAGCGGTTCGGCGCTGATGAAGCGCAGTGCCGCGGGGATCTCGCGGAGCACGTCCGCGCGCCATGTGTAGCGAGCGTTCTCGATCGAGACGCCAAGCCAGACGTTCGGCAGCGGCCCGTGGACGGCGAGCGTCTCGCTCGTGTCCTCGCCGGTCGTCTCGAAGGTCACGCGCTGCGCGACGCCTTCGACCTTCGCCCAGAAGAACGGATTCGTGAGCACTTCGCGCATCCCCTCGGGGCGCTTCGTCAGCACTTGGAAAACGTGCCTGTGCGCGAGCGCCATGCGGCCGAAGACCTCGGCGATGTATGCCACGGGGACGTCATCGTGGAAGAGGTCGGCGAGCGAGCAGACGAACACGCGTCGCGGCTTCGTCCAGTGGAGCGGCTGCTCGAGTCGGTCGTGGTGCAGCATGACGCCGGTGGTCTCCTCGTTCCCAACCCGGGCGAAGGTGCGGCCGTTCATGCGGAACGGCGGCGTGCGCTCGATGTAGCAGTGCGCACAGCCGGGCGAGACGCGCGTGCACCCGGTCACGGGATTCCACGTGGAATCGGTCCACTCGATCTTGCTCTGCTCAGCCACTATGCGACGGCGCCTTCACGGACCGCGTCGACGAACTCGGGAGTCAGCTGCCGGCGGCCCTTCTCGACAAGGCCGAGTTTGCGCAGGCTCGAGAGGATGACGGCCATCGTGGAAGCTGTCGGCGAGTAGCCAGTGATCTCGCAGAGCCGATCCTGCGTCGGCTCTTCCGGGTAGAGATCGAGAAGGGTGAGGATCACTTCGCGCTCGCCCTTGCCGACGCGCGGGTGTTGCAGCCATTGCTCGAGCAGCGCGCGACCCGTTGGCCGTTCGATCGGGCCGCCGATGAGGTCGAGTCCCTCCTGCGTGATGCGGACAGGCTGGTTGCCGGGATGGACGTAGCCGCTCTTGCGGAGGTTCGAGAGGATGACGGCGACGGTCGACGCCTTCGCGGAGTAGCCGGCGAGGAACGCGAGCTCGTTGCTGGTGCGACCGTTGGGGTAGCCGGCGAGGATGCCGAGGATCGTGCGCTCGCCTTTGCCGAACTTGACGTCGCCGTTCGTCGCGTCAACGCGCTCCGCGCGCCGCGAGTCGCGAGCGCCATCGAACGTGAACGTCTCTCGCCCCACAGCAGCTAGCGCCGGCGGTGCCTCGGCGGCCGCGCCGTTCCCCTTCCATGTGTCGCCGGCGGCGTCGGTCGCATGCGCTGGCGGCGCCGGAAGGGACTCGAGCTCGCTGTCGATGCGCTCTCGAGCGCGTGAGAGCGTCTCCTGCACGCTCTCGAGATGCGATGCAACGCTCTCGTAGTCGCCGCGGATGGCGGCTTTCAACGCGTCGGGGAACACCTGCACGATCTCGGGCTCGCGCGCCTCGAGCTCCGCGATCCGCGACTGGAGCTCGGCGACGAGAGTCGAGTCGCCATCGGCGGCCGGCTTCTCGGCGAGCTCTCGCTCGAGCGTGGCGATCCGCTTGCGCAGCTCCTTCGGATCGTTCTCCTTCGCGCGCTCGACCGTCGCCTTCATCTGCTCGCCGAGCGCGTCGAGGTCGAGCTCCTTGCGCACGGTGGGCTCGACGCGTGTCTCGCCCGGCGTCGGCGTCTTGTACGAGTCGAACGTCTTGATCCGACGCAGCGCGACCTTCTCGAGTATCCCGCGCAGCGGCGACCAAATCCACGCCGTGCCAGTCGGCAGCGAGTCGAGCGTGGAGATCACGCCGACGCGGTCGTCCTCCTGCTTCTCGCGGATCCAGTCCTTCACGGCGTCGCGCGCGCGCGGTGACAGCATCCGCATCACGAGCAGCGTCTCGATGAGGTCCAGGATCGCCTTGTTGAGCGCCTGCGTCCGCTGCGTCGTGAGAACGACGCCGAGACCACGAGAACGGCCGAGGCCTACGACGTCCTCCATAGCGCCCATCAGCCGTGCCGAGTCGCCCTTGAATCCGCCGCGCGGCGTCTGCGGCGCGTAGAAGTGCGCCTCGTCCATGACGAGCAGCAGCGTCGTGCGCGAGCGCGCCTTGCGGTCGTAGAGCCGCTCGAGGAAGTCAGCGGAGAACCGAATCGCAGCGGACTTCGAGAAGTCGCTCAGGTCGAGCACGAACGAGTGGCCGGAGTCGACGACAAGGTCGGCGATCAGCGCGCCGGCTTGCGGCTCAAGCGGCACGTCTCCGTGCGGACCGCCGAGGACGTAGATCGGCAGCCCGGGCCCGTTGCCGGCCGCGTTGGAGCGGAGGCCGTGATAGACGCCGGTCCGGTCGAAGATCACCGATTGGACGCCGAGCGCGAACGCTTCCTCGACGATCACGGCGGAGCCGGATGACTTGCCGGCGCCGCGCGTCGCGACGATCGCTGTCGCCTCGGTGACAAGCTCGAGCGGGAGCGTGAACCCGCGCGCGATCTTCAGGCCAGCAGCAGCCACTACGCCGACTCGACCACGGTCCACTCGTCCGAGCCGTGTTCGCCCTGGAAGTCGTCGACGGGCAGCGCCTCGACGGTGACACGGAATGCACGGAACCAGTCGCGACCGATGCAGTCGAACTCCAGCCGGCCGTCGCGGTTCTGCCACGTGTTCGTCGGCGTCTCACCCTCGGCGAGCGGACGCGGGTGGATCCGGACTTCGCTCTGAGTCGGACACATGTCCGTCACCTTGAGCGCGTCGCGAACCGTGCGTACGACATCGTCTGCGTGAACGCCCACTAGGTACGACGATACTACAGCGACCGGTCGGGCGCTATAAACCGAGCCGGCGCCGAAGAACGCGGTCGATGACCGCTCGAGCGGAGCGCGGCTCTTCTTTCGTACCGGCCGGCAGCCGCCGCTTCTCGCTCTCGATCTTGTCGCGGAGCTCGAGCGGGATCCGGCGGAGCTGCGTGACGCCACCCTTGCTGGTGCGCGGCTCGCTGCCGACGCGGCCGGTGGGCTCGTATGGAATGTCCCACTCCGCGGCGAGCTCTCCCACGATGACGTCGTTGATCGACATCTCTCGCTCGGCAGCGACTCGAATGGCCGCCTGCTTGACGTCATCGGCGAGGACGACGGGGAGGACGCATTCGTCGGCGACTGCTGCCATTGCCATAACTATACCGCAGCTTCGGCGGACTAGGTCATGCAGTAGCCAGATTCGCAGCCGTCGTCCTCGAAGAGCACCTGCTGCTCGGTGTCCACGATCAACGGCAGCTTCATCCCGAACCGCGTCATGAAGAACTCGCCGCGGCCGAGACGCTGGCCGCGCTCGTGCAGCTTCTCCTCGAGCGCGCACGCCTTCGCGAATAGATCAGGTCGCGTGCGCGCGAGTTTCCGCCACTCCTCGAGCGAGTGGAATGGGCAGTAGAAGCATGACGACCGGCCCGGCTGCGGCAACCCTTCGTCGGCGATGACGTTCAAGCAGTCCTGCCGGTCGAGGTTGAGGTCGAGCAGCGGGTACTCGCGCAGCTGGTACGGCGATCGCGGATCGTCGGCGGTCTTAGCTCTCTGCCACTCGTCCGTGCTGATCCCGAGGCCAATGATCGCGCGTCTCTCCTTCGTTGCTCCACGCCGGCGCACCTCCTTCTGGACGACGCGGATCTTGAACTCGGCCGTGCAGGTGCGATTCCCGGGCGCCCCGTTCTCGCCCATCCGGACGGGGATCGGGATGCTCGTCTCGGACTTCTCGATGCGCTCCATGAGCGTCTGCGTCGACCCGTCGCGCAGCCGCTTGCGCAGCTCGAGGAGCTCGATGCCCTTCTCGCGTGCGTACGGCACCGCGACCTGTTCGACGTAGCGGAGTGTGTCAGGGTGCTCGCTGTCCTCGCCGACGTTCGCGAAGAGGAAGAGCGGGAAGTCAATCTCGCCGCGAGCAGCAAGGACGAGGGCGGCGGTCGACTGGACGCCGCCGCCGTAGGAGAACGCTCGGATCACACGGTCACCTTATGCCGGGACGGTTGCCTTGACCGCGTCCGGGACGGTTGTCGTGACCGCGCCATCGAGAACCTCTGCCGGCGACTCTGAGCGCGGCGATCCGGCCTTGATCCATGCCTGACGAATCCGCTCGTACTCCTCCATCGTGTACGCGTCCGGGCCCGGGTTCTCGTACTGCGGGAAGTCACGCATCTTCACCGGCGGCCGCGTCTCGACAGGACCGAGCGCCTTCGTGTTCGCCGCCTGACGAGCTGCCATCGTCGTGTCGCTGCGCCACCGCCAGACGTGCACCCACTCCGGGATGCCGCGCTCGTCAGGTGGCGGAGCGACGTCACGCTCGAGCGCCTGCCGCTGCGCGATGTGCGCGTCGTTGACCGACCGGTACGCGAGCCGGATGCGCGCGATCGGCGGGAAGCGCTCTTCGCGCTGGATCAGATGGCCGACGGCCTCGTCGAGGACCGCGGGGTCGTAGAGCAGCGCGATCTCCTTGAGCAGAGTCTCGGCTTGATCCTCGTCCAGCGTCATCGCCGGGAACGCCGACTTCAACCGGCCGAGGATTCTGGCTGCGTCATCCAGGTGCAAGTTCTCTCCTTTCGCTCGCTTCTCGTTCGGCTTTGAGCCTGTCCGCGACGTCGCTGAACTCGCGCGAGCTCACGTCACGCCGGCCGAACTTCTCGCCGCGAACCCTGAAGTTGCGGAGCGGCTGCGCCTCCGACACGAACCGATCGAGGCCGCGCTTGAGGAAGTCCACGATCGTCCAGCGGTAGTCCCAGCGGTACTCGTCGCCAGCGAGCACGGTCGCGTAATTCTCGACGGCCGCGACCACCGCCTCAACCGGGTAGACGCGCAGTGCTCGCTCGACGGCCGCGCGCGTTTTCGCATCGGCGAGATACGACTCGCGATGTTCGATGAGAGGCGGCGCGTGCTCCGACCACTTCGCCGTGACCAACTGCACATTCTGCGCTCGAGCATTCGTATTAGGGCTTACCTCTTGATCAGTAGGAGGAGGGATCCGCTGATTCCGAGTTTCCTGATCCGCAATATCTGCGTTTCCATCCCGCAAGTCTTGCGGCGGTTCGATCTCGACCCCGGGCTCGTGGACGACGTAGATGTTCGGCTTGCCGAGTCCGCGCCGGCGCGTCTCCACAAGGCCGATAGTCGAGAGCTCGCGGACGTAGCCGCGCGCGGTGTTCTCGGAGATCGCGAGGTCGCGACAAAGCGTCGTCAGTGCCGACTCGACAGCATCGCTCTTCGTGCTCCACGCGAGATGCTTGAGGTAGCCGTACGTCATCTTCGCGCCGAGCGAGATCCGCTCGTCGAGCACGACGGCGTTCGGAATCATCGTGAATCCGGCTTGCGAGATCGGGTTCGAGTGGACGACTGCGGGTCCACGTCCGCCGGCTTCTATACGCTTTTCCACAGGCCGCTCCTACGGCTTGAGACGCCGGTCACCGCGAAGTCGAGGACGCGGGGCCGGCGTCGTTCTTTGTGTTGCGCGGGACGCCGACTCTACTACGGTCCGGCCGGATCACAAAATCGCCGCGTCGATGATCTCGGTCAGCGCGTCGCGGAGTTGCCTCGCCTGCTCGTAAGACGCTGCGAGCATGAGCCGCGCTTCGGCCTTCGTCGCGGGGATCTCGCAGCGGAGCACGCCGAGCTCGAGCGCAGCGTCCTCGAGCAGAAGCGACGTCTCGATCTCGATCAGGACGGCCGGGCCGATCTGTCCGCCGTCGAGCGTGACGAGGTCGGTGACGACGTCGATCGACGCAGGACCGTCCTGCCACTTCTCCTGGAGCGCGATCTTCGTCACAGCCGGCCGCCGTCCCAGAGCGGGATCGGCGTCTTCACCTCGATCGGCGTGACGCCGTGCTGGTGCGCGAGAAACGCGGTGATCTTCTCCCACGCCTTCGTCTCGTGCCGGTAGCGAACTGCGCTCGTCACGCCCATGCCGACGCCGACGTACTGGTCTGAGAGCTCGAGCACGGTAGCGTTCGCGAGCGGCCCGGAGTACTGCGTCACGCACACCTTGACGGTTCCGCCAGCGAGAAGCGCGGACGCGTTGAGAGCGTCGAGCTCGAGCGCCGGGCAGTGCGAGTCCGGTTTGCCGGCTCCGACCTGTGGTCCGAGGAGTACGACGCGATCGGCCATCAGAACGGGATGTCGTCGAGCTCGGATGGCGGGGCGGCAGGTGGAGCAGCGGGTGGAGCAGCGGCGGGCTCATCCGTGTATTCGCCCTCCACAGGCGTCCATTCGGCGTCCTCCGCGTCGGAAGCGTCCGGTGCTGCCTCCGACTCAGCCGGCGGTTCTTCCACAGCAGAAGGCTGCTCAGCGTCGCCGGCGCTCTCGACGGTCGAGCTCGAGTCGAGCGGCGGCCGACCGGCTTCGGCTTCGGCACTGGTAAGCGCCCAGTCGGGCCCGTCGATTGCGAGACCGTCGAACGCGGCCGCGAAGGCCTTCTGGACGACCTCGCGCGCGTCCGGCCGCAGCTGGCACTCGCCTTCGCCCTCGAGCGCATTGAGCACGCGCAGGAGACGCTGCCAGAGATCGGCCTTCCGTTCGTCCGTGATCTCCGGATCGGAGACGACCGCGCCGATCGTCTCGAGCGCGTAACCCTTCACCGCGAGCTCTCCCAGCCATTCGCTTGCAGCTGGAGCTCCAACCGTCTCCGCAAACCGAGCGCCGAACTCCTTCCAGCTGGCCGGCGGCTGCCACTTCCCCGTCTGCCGATCGGAGCCGTACATCTTGCGCTGATCGGTTGCGTCGAAGTCGTCCCAGTCCTGGACCTCCTCCGACGTGTACGGCATCGCGGCGCCGATGAGGTCCGGACCTAAGCGCCGAGCGAGCCGGCCGACGCACCGTGCCCAGAGCATGTCTGCTCGGTAGTTCTTCCAGTTGTCCTTCTCGACGAGCCGCTTGCCCTTCGTGACGATCTGCTCGGCCTCTTCGTACGTCCACTCGACCTCGGCGATCTCCTTCGTGTCGCGGCGCTGCGCCTTGATCCACGCGCGATCGCGCGTCGAGTCGGACTCGAGGATGATGATGCCGCCCTCGCGCATCCGCGCGAGGAGAAGGTTCGCCGACAGTGACGGCTTGCCGTCGACGACGTAGATGTCGCGGAGCGACTGCATCGGGCCGAGCCCCATCTCGCGGCCGGTCAAGATCGCCGCGAGCACGTCATCCGGCTTGTTGCGGTACGCCATCGGGACCATCTGCGTCGACGCGATCGCGCCGGCCATCTCGCGCATCGCGACGAACTCGGCCGTGGTCGGAAGCAGTGCCGGAGCCTGCACAACGGCCTCTTCGCGGAGCGCGAGCGCCCGACTCTCGGCGGCAGCGATGTCCTCGGCTGTCGGCTCCGGCTCTTGCTCCGGCTCGGGCTCGGGCTCGGCCGGCGTGGCCGCAGCATCGCCGGAGCCGCTCTCTTCCGCGGCCTCTGCCGCCGGCGCGGCCGGCTGCTCTTCCGGCTGTGGCTCCGACGCCGCGGCCGGCGCACCTTCTTTCGCTCGAGCGGATTCGACGAGCCTGACGAGCAGCTCCTTCTTCGTTCCAGTCGGAGCGTCGATCCCGGCCTTACTGAGCTCGGCACGGAGCTCCGCGACGGTCATCTCCTCGAGCGGCTTCTGTTCGATCGTGCTCATTCCTCTGCTGCCTCCTTCGCCTGCGCGTGTGCTTTAGCAAGTTGCCGGGTGATCGGCGCGAGACTGCGGAACGCGCTCGTCGCTGCCTCGATGAACGAGATACTTATCGTGTTGAGCCACTTGATCGTCGGCGCCCACTTCTCGGCGATGAACGCGAGCGTGACCACGCGCGCGAGATCCTCTTCGGCACGGCGCAGCTGCCGCTCGTGGTGAGCGCCGTACCGCATCGCGCGCCGGCGGACGCGCCAGTAGCGCGCGAGCGCGGCGTACTCGTAGCGCGTCATCGACCGCTTCTCCATCCGGGCACGGATCAGGTTCCAGACCGTTGCGGTCAGCGGAGACGTCTTCGATCTCACAGGTGCGCCCGGCGTCATTGCGGCGTGTAGATGTGTAGACGAAACGGCTCGCCGCAGCCGAGGCACGCGCAGAGGTAGTCGGTGAATGGCTGCTTGTATGAGATCCCGACCCACTCCCATTCCGAGACGACGATCTTCGGAAGGTCGCGCCGGATGAACGGCCGGCACTCGCGGCCGCAGTTCGGGCACGCGACGCGGATCAGGTGGCGCGTGTAGTCCTCGAGCCGCTCGGAGTACGACTCGTCAGCGTCGAAGCTGACGGACGGCAGCCGATGCGCGAGCGCGCGCTCGTCGTCGGTCGCGCGCGGACACTCGCGTTGGCGTGGCTCCTCTTCGACAAACATCGCGCCGGCGCCGTCGCCGAGGGTCATCCTGCTCATGCCGCTGCTGCTTCCCTCGGGCAATCGCACGTGGCGCCGGCGTGATCTTCGATCTCGTGCACGCGGAGCCAGAGCCGCGCGTAGAGGCTTTCCGCCGGCGGATCGCCGCCATCAGCCATCGCTTCGTAGACGGGATCTCCGGGCTTCGGCTCGGCGAGCGGGCCCGATGGCGCGTCGATCTCTCGAGCGAGGATCCGCGTGCGCACGTCGACGAACTCTTCCGCGTGGACATCGCGGCCGTGATCGGCGATCAGCATCAGCTTCGCGCGGCCGCGCGTCTCGGCGAGGTAGATACCGCACGGCACGGTGTACTCGCCGGGATCGGGCGGCTCATAGCTTCGCCCGACGATGCGGCCCTCGAGTTTGCACCAGTACGCGTTCACGCGGCGACCTTCGGCTCGTCGACGACGAGTTGCAGCGCCGCGAGATGCGAGCAGCGGCGCGTCCTCTTCCCGCCGCGCTCGAGCGAGCATGTGCACCGCCACTGGCGCCTGACGGGGTCGTAGCCGAGCGAGTACGTCGCGCCCGTGCCGCGGCATGACGCGACGATCAGGCCGGTCGGCTCCATGCGCTCGATGCGGAGCCGGCCCTCGATGACGTAGCGCTTCCCCTTCTGCTCGACGTTCTCTGTCCCGCGGATCACGAGCGGCGACTCGTCCAGCACCTTGTCGCGCAACTGCTCGAGCTCTTCCTGCTCGAAGAACGTGTCGTGCTCTTCCTCGCCTCGCCGGAGCCGCTCGAGGTACTCGTCGAGCAGCCGGCGCGCAAACTTCTTGGGAATCAACTCGCCGCCGCCTTCCTGTCCAAGTAGCGGCGCTGAGCGGCCGTGCGGCACTTGCGGCACGCGCGACCGCCAGTCGGCCGCCGGTACGTGTTCTTCGGCGTGAACTCGTGCCCACGCCTGCAATGCGTCTGCGCTTCTCCCCGCGCCTTATTGAGAGCGGGCCCGGCTCCGCGCCGTAGATTCTCGGCACGGGTGACGGCTTCGAGATGCTCGGGATTTACGCAATGCCTGACCCGGCAGAGATGGTCGGGCTCAAGTCCGCTCGGGATCGGGCCGATGAAATACCGATAGGAGATGCGATGCGCTCCGTAGTTGCGCCGGCCGACACTGAATGAGCCGTATCCGTTGCTGCTCCGACCACCCGTCCAGAACCAGCAACCGTCCTCCTGGACTTCGATTCGCGCCATGAAGCGACGCAAACCTTGCGCGTCGATCAGCGGGACCGCGCTCACGCTGCATCCATCCGATCAGCGAGCGCCTCAGCTTCACGCACACGCCTGATTGCTTCATCTATCCACTGCTCGTCGCACTCGATTAGCACCGCGCGTCGACCGCGCATGATCGCTGCTACCCCGGTCGAGCCAATCCCGGCGCATGGATCAAGTACGACATCGCCGATGCGACTCGATGACTCGATGAGCTCAGAGAGCAGCGCGAGCGGCTTCTCGGATGGGTGGCGAACCTTGCGACCAGTGGGTCGGTTCGCGCGAAGGACGGTGCCCTTGCGGATGCGGGCGGGAATGGCGTCGCTGCCGGCTTGACCGCCGTGTCGGTGCTTGGAGACGAGGAACGAGATCGACTCGTGCGCGGGGCCGAATGGCGCGGAGAGGTCGCCGCCGCTCATCATCAGCTTGTCCCAGACGAGCGCGACGGGCGCTGTCGTTTTCAGTCCTTCGACTACGTCGGTCGGGCCGAACACGTACAGGTGGCGGTTCTGGCCGACGACGCGCACGCAGTCGCGGAGGATCTCACGGATGCCCTCGCGATCAGCGTGGCCGTCGCCGACCAGCATCTCGAAACGTGCGGCTCGCTGGTTCGAGCGCCATTCGACGCCGTAGGGCGGATCCACGATGACGAGATCGACCGACTCCGTTTCCATCTCAGCGAGCACGTCGCGAGCGTCGGCTTGGAAGATCGTGCCACGCCCCCCCCCGGTAGACAGGTTCGATCACGTGCGCTCCGGGACGTTGTCCATGAAGAGCGGCAACACGACCCGACTGACGTTCTCCTCTGCATCGGCTTCGCCGGCGAGGAACGCATCCGCCTCGCTCGTCCAGACGCCGGATGCGTTGATCGCGTCGCCGCCGTCCGCGAACGTCACGTAGACGAAGAGGCCGTTCTCGATGCGGCCTTCGGCGACGCAGACGTCCATCGCCGCGAGCAGCCGCGCGCGCGGATCCGGAAGCGAGCCCACGGTCGCCGCGAGCTCGGCGCGTCGGCTGCACCGGCGGAACTCGGCGCGTCCGACGTCGACCAGCCGCTTGAGCTCGCTCAGACTCTCGACCTCGAGGCCGGCGAGTAGGAGCTCGAGATCCTCGCTCGTCACCATCGTCTTGACCTCCCATTCGTCCTGCTCGACGCCCCCGCCTCGGGAGACCCTCCGGGTAGAGCTGGGAGAAGAGGGATTGAGACGGAGACGCCGAGCACGACGAACGAGATGTTCAACGCTTGCTCCCGAACATGTAGAGGAACGCGGCGATCGCGAGAACGATCACAGCGACGAGGATGACGATGCCGCCGGCCCACGCGACCCAGGTCGGTTCACCGTTCGGATAGCCGCCGATCATGTCCATGTAGCTGCCAATCTGGGTCTCCCTCCCCATTCGCGAGGCGCCAATCGCCGCGCCACGCTAGTCTCTCGACGACTTCACGGCTCCACCGTGCTTGATATAGCTATAGCACTTTAGCCGGACGGTGGGAAGGCCGAATCACTCGAGAGAGGAGAGCATCCAGACGGACCCAGTGAGCTGTATCGCGCGAGCCGCTCGCCAACGAGCGTGACCGAACTCCTCGCGTCCTACGACCTGGAGGTGACGTGAAACTTCTCGTTCTTCTAACGGCCGCCGTCGCCGCGGCCGCGACTTTGGCGACAGCATCGACTCCGGTGATCGGAGCAGCAGTACCGGCGGCGGAGGCACCAGCGCCGCAGCATCAGGACCACGGTGCGCGTATGACGGCCGAGGAGTTGCGTGACGCGCGCGGCGCCGTCGTCTACTTCATGCACAAGACGTGGCGCGTCCAGCATCGCATCCCGGTCCCTCCGACGCCGACGAACCACGCCGAGAGACGCTGGCGATCGCCGGCGGCTCTGCACTGGCTCAAGCACCGATGGAACGTCCGCTGGCACAAGGCGAAGCACTTCCTCGCCGCGCACCGTCTGCCGCTAACGAACGACTGGCAGACCGCCGTCCGGATCGTGCAGCGCGTCTGGCCCGGCACCTCGAGTTGGTTGCTCTCGTGCTCGAGCGGCGAAGGAGGACACGGCGAGTGGGTCTGGAACGGGCCCGTCCACGGCATTCCGTACGCCGGCACTCTCACGCCGCCGTCGGGCTCGTCCGGCGCCGGCGGATGGATGCAGTTCATGCGCGACACGTTCACAGGGAAGTACGCCGCAGCCGTCAGCGAAGCCCGGCAGCGCCACTGGCATCTTCCGATCTTGAAGGACTTGCCGTACGTTCCGCCCGGTACCCCGGCCATCGTGCGAGCGTGGCTGAGCCCTCTCGCGCAGGCTTTCGCGGCCGGCTGGGCTCGGTTCCACCACGCGACCAGCGCGTGGGATCCGGGGATCGACCCGGCCTGCGCCTGACTCTCGGACGGGCGCCTTCGGGCGCCCTCCGATCTTCGCTCTCGAGGTCGCCGGCTCAGTAGCCGACGTGCACGTGGTTGCAGTGCTCGGAGAGCGTCGGCTCGCCGTAGTAGGCCGCGTACGGGATGCACAGGCTCTGGCACGTCTTGTCCTCGTGGTACGCGTACCCGCCCGAGATCAGCTGCCACGGCTTGTGCTCGCCCGACTGGAGCACGCGGAGCAGCTTGAGCAGCGACGTGTAGACGCCGGCGTTGTTCACGGTGACGCCGTTGATCGAAGAGATGTCGACCGCGTGGCCGCCCATATGTCCGCGCTCGCCATCGTTGCCGTGGTCGGAGCAGAGCGCGTAGCAGCCGAGCGTGAAGCCCTTCTCGTCGATCAGCCAGACGAGGCACTCGAGGACCTTCGGGTCGATGTGGATCTGCTCGCCGATGATGTTCGTGACCGTCTGGCCCTTCGCGGTCGCCTGGATCTGCGGAAGCACCGATCCGCGGTCATCGCGGAACTTGCCCTCGTCGGCGAGGACGAGCAGCCGCTTCGCGGCAGCCGTGGCCGACGTCGGCGGAGCCGGCGGGACGTGCTGGCTCGAGTAGAGCTGCCGAGCCCACGCCGAGAAGTGCGGCGCCAGCTTCGCGTGCGTGGCGGGGCCGTAGATGCCGTCGGGGTGCAGGCCCATGTGCTGCTGGAACGCCTTCAGCTGCACGCCCATGCGCGGACCGAACACGCGGCTCTGCGTGAGTCCGCCTCCGTACCCGATTCGGCGAAGGCCGATCTTGACGGCCTTCACGTCTCTGCCGCGCATCCCCTGGTGGAGCACCCTCTTGAACGGCACGACGGTCATGCGGCCACCTGGACGCCGGCGTGGCGTACTCGAAGAGCGGCAACGAGTGACTGCTTGCCGGCCGTTCGGCGCCGCTCCGCGTCCTCGAGGACAGCGCTCCGATCGGTGATCGTCACGCGCGGGTCGTGGAACAGCTGCGGACAATCCATCGCGGCGCACAGACGGTCGAACACGCAGAGCTCGACCATGCGCACGGAGCGCCGCCGGATCGCGCGGACGAGCTCCTCGTCAACGTCGGCGTTCTCGGCGAGCCACTCGGTGCCGCGCAACGGAATCGGCGCGTCCGGATCGAGGCCCCACTGGCCGGCGATCTGCGGATGGTTGAGGTTCCAGTCGTCCAGGAACGAGCCAATCGCTTCCGCCAGCGGCTCTACCACAACGAGGCACGGATCGGGCTCGCGGTCCAAGTCGGCCGTAATCGTAGTCAGAACCGTCGGACGTTACGCTTACAGCGTGGCGGACTGGGTGTGCGTAGCGATGTTCGAGTTCCAGTCGGGCCCGACCGAGACCGTCGAGTTATGCCGAGGGAAGCGAGCTCTCTGCGACGCCGTCGCCGACCGTCTCGATCTCCGCGCCGGCGTCGTCCCCTACCGCGGCACCCGCACCGAGCCCCTCGTCGGCGTCTCCCTCGCCACCTGCCCCGTCTCCGCTCTCGGCGACGATCTCGTCGGCGGTGATGGGGTCGCCGTCGATGACTAGATAGCCCTTCTCGATGTGAAGAGCCGTCCGGGGATCGTCCGGGTCAACGAGGACGCGCTCGCCGGCCCGAGCTCCGACGAGGTTGATCGCTGCGCGACATGGAACGAGTGGCACGCCGAGGATTCTACGCTGGCGCGTCGGTTCCTGTGTCGTCATGGTCGACGTGGTCGCGGAAGAGGGGGACGAGGCCGACCGTGCCGGCGTCGGCGGCGTCGGCGATGCTGACCCACATTCGGTAGACCGCGTAGATGTCGACTACGACAGCGACGAGACCGATCGGGAGGCGCCACCAGTCCGGAGTGCCCCAGATGACAGAGGTTGCAACGTAGACGAGCAGGAGCGTGGCGGCGACGATCTTCACCGTGAACCACGGCACGAAGCGGCGGCCGAGGTGGGCGAGGAACGCAATGTTTGCGCCGACGAGGAATACGGCGAGTCCGGCGATGACGACGTGCAGAAACGCGATCATGAGCAGGTCACGTCCTTCAGCGCTGCGAGCTCCGTTTGGAGCTGCCTCTGGCCGTCGAGGACCTCGGCCCGCGAGATCCTGAATCTCTTGACGATGAAGTCGATGTTCTCGTTCACGTAGTTGTACTGACGCTGGTCGCTGGCCTTGATCGCGCAGACCGCGCGGTGCGCGTCGTTAGCCGCGGCAACGACCGTCTCGATGCCGAACGCGGCCGCCGAGATAACGACGCAGGCCGTCGCCAGAACGATCCATGTGAGCGGGTTACGGACGTTCATCATCGCCTCCGTTCGCTCGAATCGTACGGACGAGCGGCGTGATGATCTGAACCCCGAAGACGTACCCGCAGAGCAGCAGCAGCGCGGGAGTCGTCCACTTCAGCGCCACGTACTGCTGCGATGTCAGCGCGACGACGAGAGACGAGAGCCAGCCGAGACCGATGATCGCGGCGAGCGGAAAGACGAGACGATCGCGCGGCGTAAGTGTGTCGCTTTTCACGCGATGTATCCGTCGGCGTCAACGAGCACCACATCTATCTCGCCGGCGGTCCGGATGCAAGATCGTCGGCGATGACGACGCACGGCTCGAGCGCATCGGCGGTCATAGGCCGAAGGCTACAACGGGACTCGGCTGCGGATTAGTACGCAGTGAGCGCGAACCACGAGCCGACCGCGAACTGCTGCCGGGCGAAGTCGGACTCGGCCAGAGCGATCATCGAGAGCGCGGAGAGGACAAAGCCGGTACCGGAGTCGTCCCGGGCGCCGGAGCAGACGCCGGGGATCGTGTCGTTGCCGTTGTTTATGGAGCTATCGCCGTGCCACTCACCACCGGCGATGTTGTAAGCGGGGAACTGGATGCGCCCGAAGGAGGCCATGCCCAGGTTGATCCAGCCGACGGCAGCGAACTCCTCGTTGGAGTGGACCGAGACGAAGTCGGGGCCGATGGGGTTCGGGATGCCGATGTTCCAGCGGTACTCGGACTCGTCAGTCCATTCGTTAGCGATCGCGTCGCCGTTGAGAAACAGGCCTGAGTAGCACGGGTCGCCGACCGAGGCGTCGTCGAGAAGCGCGAACCACGCGAGCTCCAGGATCGTGCGGCCGGACGGGATGGCGTCGAAGAGGACGTGGTCGGCGGCCGCTTCGAGGACGCGGCTGTCGACGAAGATCGAACCGCCGCCGGGCGCACGCTCGAGCCGGGCAATCCGGGCCTCGTGGTCCTTCATGACCTCGATCGGACTTGAGCGACGAACGTCCACGGGCGCCTAGGTGATCGACTCGTTCGGATCGGTCAGGAGAAGCCCGGTCACTGTCTCCTGGAGGTCGTCGGAGAGATCGAGCACGAAGCCGTAGACGCGGTTGGCGCCGAGCGTGCGCGAGCGGATCGCCGACCGGAGCGCGTTGCCGACGGAGTTCCCCGTGAGCGGCGGCGGCGGCGGCATCGGGCGGCCGGCCCAGACGGGCACTTGGTCGCCGAGGAACCACTGTGTGAACGGGTCAGGCGCGAGTCCCGGCGACGGCTCGATGACGAGCGTCTTCTTGCCCTGCTTGCGGAGCGCGACCTCGGCGAGCGCGAGGAGCTCGACAGCCGACACAGCCGACGGCGCCGGGTAGCTTCTCTGCACGTAGTACGGGCCGTACTTGTTGATCGACGACGTCGACTGCTGAGCAGGGACAGGCTTGTTGCCGGCCCAGTACTGCGCGTAGTTCTCGATCAGCGTGCCGTCGAGGAGGTTGTCGACGCCGACGAGGTTGCGCGGGAACATGTCCCAACCGAACACGGCGTTCGGCCGCTTCTTTCCGGCCGTCTTGTAGACGTTCATCACGCAGAGGATCCCCGGCCGGCCGTACACCGGCGTCAGAACGATGTCGATCGTGCCGGTCTGACAGAGCTGCGTCCACGCCTCGCCGACGGAAGTGCCCTGCGAGAAGTTGATCGTCGGGATGACATCGGCGCGCTGGAAGCGGCCGGTCGTGATGTCGATGAAGTTGTGCTCGCCGTCGTTGGGGAGATGGACGATGTCGCCTTGCTCGGACCACGGCATCGGATTCGGGAACGTCGCGACGATCCACGCGTACGCGTTCGCGATGAGATCGCGCGCGATGTAGTCGGCGGTCTTGCCTTCGTAGGTGAGACCGTCCGAGCCGAGCAGACTGCCGTCCGGGTTGAGTACCGGGAGCGTCTTCGCCCACATCCACGGGTCGTACGCGGTCAGATGGGAGACGGGCTCGTCCTGTGTCGCCTGGTCTTGCATGATCGAGATGAGCCCGGCGAACCGACACTTCCACGGCGGCTTCCCGGGGCGGGTCTCGCGGCGGAGGCCGTAGATGACCCTGATGCCGTAGTCCACTCGAGGGTTGCCGTCGTTGGCGTGCTGGTAGACCTCGAAGTGATCGGATGGAAGATCGCACGTCATGACTTGGCCGTCATCGAGGACAAAGCCGACCTGGACGTTCGTGGCGAGTTTGTCGAGGAACGACTTCGTGACGCCGTCGAGTCCCTGCACGACCCAGCGCCATGTGTTCTTCAGAGCCTTCGGGATCGGCTCGTCGGGTGTGGCCGCCGGCGTGTAGACGACAGCCGCGGCGGGATTCGTTGCCACTCCACTCGTGGTCGACGCGACCGCCCAATCCGACGTGCGGACGATCGTGATCGTGTCGTCGCCTGAATTGGGAACGGCGACGAAGCTGGAGTCGGGCGCGATGTCGAGAAGCCCCGGCGATGGGCCTACAGCGGCCGCCGAGGGGATCGACCAGTCGGACGGGTCGATGACGAAGATGTCGTTGTCGCCGGAGTTGGAGACAACGACGAAGGCGAGATCGGGGTCGATGCGCACTCCGACAGGGCTGGTGCCGACCACGATGGTCTGAGTGACGTCGAGCGTGACCGGGTCGAGGATGAACACGTCATTGGTCGATTCGCCGGCGACGGCGATGAACGAGCCGTCAGATGCGACGTCGATGCCGCGCAGCGACGCGAAGGTGTCCACACCGAGGAGGAGCGACCAGTCGGACGTGTCGTACTTGAGGACCTTCCCGAAGACGCCGTCCGCGTGCGAGACGACGAGATAGGAGTCGTCCGGAGCGAAGCAGACACCGAACGGTTCGACGTTCGTGCCAACAGTGTCCGTGACTGCGCGTGTGACGACGTCGATGACCGAGAAGGTGTTGTCGTCCTTGTTGGCGACCACGAGGATGTCGCCGCTCTTCGAGAACGCGACGCCGGATGGCGTGTTGCCGACGTCAATGATGGCGACCGGGGAGTTGAGCGTCGTCTCGAGCAGAGTGACGGTGTTGTCGCCGGGGTTCGTCACGGCGAGGAGCGCCCCGTCAGGAGAGACGGCGACGTCTGCGCCGGCCGAGCCGGCGACGGTGTCGTCAACGGCCGCGACGCCGGCGGAGTCGACCTCGAGGATTGTTCCCATGTTGTCGGCGGTGTTAGCGGTGGCGACCTTGAACTCGCCGACCTCTGGCGGCGCCGGCTGCGGAAGGAAGATGACGAGCGCCTGCGGATTCGTGACAGCCGTTGTCGAACCGACGGCCCAGTCGACCGTCCGGATGATCGAGAGGGTGTCGTCTCCGGAGTTCGGAACAGCCACGAACGACGAATCCGGCGCGACGTCGAGGACGTACGGGTTGGCTCCGACCGTGATCGTGTTCGTGACCGTCCAACCGGCCGTCTCGATGACGGAGACGGTGCCATCGCCGTTGTTGGAGCAGACGACGAACGCGAGCCCCGGGTCGATGGCGGCCATAACGGGGCCGCTGCCGACCGGGATCGTCTGGCTGACCGTTAGCGCGGCAGGGTCGACGATGTAGACGTTGTTGTCGGCGGAGTCGGCGACGGCAATGTAGGAGCCGTCGACGGCGATGTCCAACCCTGCCGGACCCGTCCCAACAGCACCGGTGTTCGTGATCGTCCAGCCGGCCGTCTCAACCGTCGAGATGGTGCTGTCGCCCTGCTCCGAGACGGCGAAGTATGAGCCGTCGAGTGCGAAGCAGATGCCGAGCGGGCCGTTGCCGACGGCGACCGTCTCGATGACGGTGAGCGTCGAGAGCTCGATGATTGAAACGGTGTTGTCGTTGTAGTTCGTGACCGCCACGAGCTCGCCGTCCGGCGAGAACGCCGGAGTGATCGGGTTCGCGCCAACGGCGATGGCCGCGAGGACGACGTAGTCCGATGCCCGGATGATCGAGACGGTGTTGTCGCTCGAGTTGGCGACCGCGAGGAAGAGCCCGTCAGGTGATGCCGCGATCCCGTCGGGGAACGTCCCGACGCCGACGTCCGCGAGGAGCGAGACGCTCGCGTCGGTGGCGACGCTGAAGATCGACGCGTTGTCGGCAGAGCCGTCGGCGGTGGCGAGGAGGTACGCCCCGATCGGCGGCGGCGGCACAGGCGACGTCGGAAGCCCATACGCGATGACGGTCGTCATGCCGAGTTGTTTCCGAAGACGACGGCGAGAGGGATCGAAGGCGAGTACGCGAAGCCATAGGCAGCTGTGCTCGGATCGAACGGCGACGGGTTGGCGTCGAACTCCCATGTCGCTCCGTCATCGGTCGAGATGCACATCTGCTTCTCGAGGGTGTTGTCGATGCCGCAAAGCCCGAGCACGGTGCCGGCCCGAACCATCCCCCACGCAGCGCCGACCCCGTCGACGGGATCGAGTGGCGACGAGACCTCCGTCCACGTCGCGCCGTTGTCGTCGGAGCGCGCGAGCGACATTCCGCCGGTCGTCTGGCCGAGGAGCCACCACGTGTTCGTGTCCTCGTCGCGGTAGACGCGCGGCCATGACGGCGCCGTCCAGAGGAGGTATGACGCGTCGACCGGGTTGGCGACCGCCGTCCACGTCGCGCCGTCGTCGTCGGAGTACGCGACGATCGGGGCGAACGTGTAGTCGACCCCGGCGGCGACCCACCGGTCCTCGCTCGGCGAGTAGTCGATCCCGGTGACCTGGCCGCCGTCGAATGGCGAGCTACGGGGTGTGAACGTGACGCCGTCCGGCGACGTCCCGATCACGTTGATGGACTGGCCCAACCCGACGACGAGCGCCCCCGTCGACTGCTTGCAGGCGACGCAGAATCCGGTGCCGCTGGGACTCGTGGAGAACGGGCCAGCGTCGATAGCCGACCACGAGGAGCCCGAGTCGGATGAGACGGCAACCTGCTTTACGCCGACTCCGTCGTAGCCGACGGCGATGAGGAGGTCGTCCGCGGGCCGGACAGCGACGGCGAGCACCTGCGCGTACGCCCCGGTGAAGATCGAGGTTACGTCGGTCCAGGTCGTTCCGCCATCGGCGGAGACGGCGACCTGACCTTCACCGTCGCCGCCGCCGATGAGGATGAGGTCGTCGGAGTCACGCACGACAACGGAACGGGGCATGAACGGTGTGTCGATGAGCGTCCAGCTCGTCCCGCCGTCCGTCGAGATGGAGAGGTGAGGGTTGTCGTCTGTTCCGGCACCGGCGACGATGAGCGCGTCGTCAGACGCGCGCACGGTGAGGTCGAACCCGGTCGAGAGCCCGGCGCCGAACGGCTCGCTGAAAGTCCACGTGGCTCCGTCGTCGTCGGAGATCCCGACCAGGAGGTCGAAGGTGCCGACGAAGTCGGAATTGAGGAACTTGAAACCGAGGATCACGAGAGCGCCGTCTGATGGCCGGACGGCGACGTAGTCGACGGCAGAGGTTTCGTCGGCGGCCGTGGTGATCGGGTTGTGGTACGTCCACGACGCGCCCGAGTCGGTGGAAAGGCTTAGGAAGCCGAACTGGTGCGAGCCGTCGCTGTCGACGCCACAGACGACCAGGGCGTCATCCGAAGCGCGTGCGGCGCAGCCGATTCCGCAGAGGCCGCCGGGGTCGGCGGTGGGAACCCACGTCGTGCCACCGTCGGCCGAGGTGGCGGCCTTCGGAGCGAGTCCGCCGCAGCCGACGACGAGGATCAGTTCGTCCGAGAGCCGGACGGCGACTTGGCCGAGGTCGGCGTAAAGCCCGAGCGGGTTCGAGAGAACCCACGTTGCGGTGTCGTCGTCGGAGATGGCGAACGTGTGCGCGTGGCCTCCATCCTGGCCGGCGGCAAGGATCGCGCCGTCCGATGCGCGCGTGGTTACGGCAGCCGCGAACCCGCCGCCGACGAACGTGTTGGGGATCCCCGACCATGCGGTCGTCCCGTCGGGCGCCGTAGCGATGACGGGGTCGCCGGGCGTCCCGGTGCCGCCGACGCCGACGTACAGGCCGAGCGCGGCCGCGCGGACGGCCGCGAGCAGGCCGTAGGAGCCAGCGTCCCACGGCGTCGCTCCGGCCGCATCCCATGTGATCCCGTCAGCGGACCGCAGAGCCGCCGCGATGCCGTCGCTGCCGCCGCCGAGGAACTCCTCGAGGTCGTCCGCCCAGCACCCGCCCTTCGCGGCGCCTCCGTCGTCGTCATATGGCGTTGTGGCAGGTGCCCAGGGCGCCATCCGGCTAGGCCCATGCGTTGCGGTAGATGACGTCGACGCCGTTGCCGGCATAGAACGGATTGCTCAGATCAAGCGCCTTGTTGACGAACAGATCGTTGTCGCCCGGGGCGAGACCGAAGAAGTCAGTGTGAAGGACGTCGATCCCAGCTTTCGCGTTGGCCGTCCCGAGTCCCGACCCATAGATGAGACGAGCGGTGCTGCGGAAACAGTCGATCTCGACATACGAGTGAGCCGGGATGTCGAATGCGCCGCGCTGACTTCCGTCGTAGACGATCTGGAGCGGGTTCCCGATCTCGTCCACCACGGACTCGTTGACGATCGCGCAATAGGTCGTCGGGCCGTGGATGCGGAGAACGGGGTAGTACTCGGCGGTGCCGAGATTGGGGATCGTGACGTGCGCGTCTGGCGCCTGCATGTGGAGACCGGGCGACGGCTCCGTGGCGAACGAGACGATCTCGTCCGGCGATGCCGGCCAGTTCATGTAGTCGGTGACGTACGGGAACGGCGATAGGAACGCGAACGTGACTTCGGTGAGAGGCGATCCTTCGTCTCTCTGCGTTGTGACGGAGACGAAGCCCGAGCCCGAAGCGTCGTTGCCGGATGGCCCCATCGACCGCGCCTGATCGAGGAGCCGCGGATTCGGCTCCGGCCCATCGACCGGCCACGCCGACGGCTGCCATACGAGTTGCGCGTCGTTGTTGGCGCACGCCTCGAGATAGCCGGCAAGGAGGTCGGAGAGCTCGCGGAGGACGCCGTCGCACGCGGGGCGCTCGACCGTCTCCCAAAGTTGCGCGGTCAACTCGATCACGAAGCCGGTCTTGAACTTCCGATACGTGAGCTCGCCGTCAGCCTGCGCAAGGTTGCGGCGAGTGAGACGGCGTGCCGACCCGCCCACGCACTTCGCCGAGTCGAGCAGCATGATTCCGAGCGGCGTCGTGCCGGCGGAGATGAGCTCGTTGAACATCAGCGGCCCGAGACCCGGCACCGTGTCGGCGAAGTTGACCGACGGGATCAGTTGCCACTCGTTGTCCCATTCGTTGATCATGCGCGGTTACCCACCTTCGCGCCGATACGCGCGTCCTCGCCGCCCTTACCGGGCGGAATGTTGCCGAAGCCGGGAGTTCGTCCTCTCCGCAGACCGCGGAGCTCGGTGTTCGTCCGCTGCGCTGCCCTGAGGAGCGCTGCCCGCTGATGCTCGGCCTTCGCAGCAATGCGATTGTTGTCGCGGTGCAGAATGGCCAGCGGCCGAGCGACGTGCGCCTCCTCGGACCTGGCGAACTCCCCACCGAGCCGGCCGATCTCAGCCGAGACGTGCTGCACGGCGATCAGCTGTTGCTTCCGCTGGACGGAGTCCGTTGCGGTCTGGTGCACGATGCCGGCGCGGATCCGCTCGAGATGCGTAGACGGACCCATCGGCCCTCGAGGACCGCCGGGGCCGAGCCGCTCTGTGGTCGGTGGCGCACCTGCGCCCGTCGAGCCGGTGTTACCCATCATCGGCCCGACCGGGCCCGCTGGTCCGCTTGCGTCGTGCTGCCGCTTGACGGCGGCACGATGCGCCGCTTCGCGCGCGGCCTTCCGAGCGTGCGCGTGCGCCTCCTTCTCGCGCTGAGCCTGGACTCGAGCTCGGTGCTCTTCCTTCTGCTGCTCGAGCAGGTTCGCCTGGTACTTCGCCATCTGGTGCGCGTACCGGATGAGTTGATGCCGCTGCCGCTCGGCGGCAGCGCCGATCTTCGCCTGCTCCTGCTGGATGACCTGGAGCGGCCGAATGATCCTGATGTTCGCGTCGCCGCCGGCGCCGCCGATCCCGCGGTACTTCGCCGGGACCGCCGCGATCGCCTTCGCCTGCTCGCCGAGCGCGGCGATCTGCGCCTTCATCGTCTGAGCGAACGCGGCACCGCCGATCTTGAGAGCCTGCGCCATCGTGACGCCGTCCTCGCGGAGGATCTTGTGAAGCCGATCCTGGAACTGCGCGTAGGTGATCTTCCCCCGGTTGAACGCGGAGGTGAGGTTGTCGAGGTCGGTCTTGATCTGCGGCTGCGTCGTCTTGCCGACGTTCTGGAGTTGAGAGGCGAGCTCCGCTCGAGCTCGAGCGATCTGGAAACTCGGAGCTCCGGACTCGATCAGATGCTTCAGCTTCGCGAACGCCTGACCCTGCGGCGACCCGGCGATCGCGCCGGCGGCTCCGCCGATCTTCTCCTGAATCCTCGCGATCGTCTTGGCGAGGTCGTCGCCGATCTTGACGAGGTTGTCCTTCGCGTCGCTGACGGTCTGATGGATCTTCGTCTTTGCGGACTGGATCGCGTTGTGCAGTGCCGTCAGGACCGGCTTGAGCGGCTTCTCCAGGTTTGTCGCCGCGCCGGCGACGCCGTCGCCGAGCGCCTGCCCGAGCTCTCCGCCGGCCTTCTTCATCTTGTCCTTCGCCGACGGCGAGCTCGCAGACGCCGCCATCGAGTCCGACCACGCCTGCCCGACCTTGCCGATGTCGCGCGCGCCCTGGACGATCTGATCCTTGCCGTGGCTCGCGAGGTTCTTCATCGAGTCGTAGAGCCCGTCGACCTTGTCCCGGACAGCGCTGACGCCGTCGCCGACCCAAGGAATCCATCCGACGGCGCTCGCGGCGATGTCGATGAACTCCTTCATCGGGAAGATCATGAACGCGACGATGCCGCCGCCGATCGCCTCGGCTGCGCCGATGATGATCTCCTTGATCCCCTTCCAGATTTGGGCCATGACCGCGCCGAGCGCCATCGTCCACCGCTTGACCTGATCCCAGTGGGTGATGATGTAGGCGGTCGCGATCCCGATCCCGACGATGATCGCTCCGATGCCGGTCGAGACGATGGCCGCCTTGATGGTGAGCCCGGTCGCGATCGACGCGGCGTCGATGATGCCGAGCGCCACGCCGACTCTCGCGCTGGCCATGAGCGCCGTCTTGCCGAGGCCGAGGATGGTGCTGCCGGTCATCTTGATCGAGCTGACGACCGACGCGAACTTGGAGACGGCCATCGCGCCGAGCAGAATCGTGATGGCGGTCTTTGCTCCGCCGACCGCGTCCGAGAACGTGTTCCAGACACCGACGCCGATCTTGATCGCGCCGACGACGCCGTCGATGATGCCCTTGGCCGTGCGCGCGATGCTGTTGAAGTCGTGCTGGAGTTTCCCTGACTTCTGCATCCGACCGAGCCAGTGGACGAGCTCGCCGGTGTACTTCGAGAACGCTGGGATCAGCGCTTCGCCGAGCGCACCCTTCGCGTTCGCGAACTCGGCTGCCAGTTGGCGCTGCTTGAAGGAGAGGTCGCCGGAGTTCGCGCTCACCCGCGCCATATCGACTCCGAGCTGCCGGGTCGCGATCCGGTAGATCGCGAGTGTCTTCTCCGCAGCCGTAAGTGGGCGCGTGATGAGCGAGGCGTTCTTCCCGAAGATCGCCTGCTTCATGCTCGCCGAGTCGATGACGATGTCGAGTTGCTTGAGCGCCCTCGTGCTTCCCCTCGCGGCATTGAGGACTGCATTCATTGCGTCGGTCGGGTCACTTCCTCTGATTGCCGCTTGAGCTCCGGCGAGTTTCTCGAAGCCGAGCGCCATCTGCGCCGACGCCTTCGCGCCGAAGCCGAGGTTGCGGAAGAGGGCTCCGAACCGTGCCGACGTGTCGTCGGCGAGCGTGGAGCTAATGCCGAGCGAGCGCGCCGCTTTATCGCCGAACTGCACAACGGTTTCGCTGGCAGCGCCGAAGCGTGACCGGATCGCCTCCACCGCCCTCTGCGATTCGGCGGCTCCGCCGACGATCTGCTTGACGAAGTGGATGCCGATCGCGGCTCCGAAGCTGACGCCGAGAATGTTCCCAAGGCTAAGCAGGTGCTTCTTTACGCCGCCGATCGCGGCGGACTCCGCGGCAGCGGCACCGCGTACTTCGACGCCGGCTCTCACGGCCGCCTCCGCCGCCAGCTTCGTCGCAGCGATCTGCTGCTCCGAGCCGTGGATCGCCGCCTTCGCGATCGTCTCGTACGACGCCGCGAGTTGAAGGTTCGCGTCTCGCTCGACCATGAGTTGCGCGACGTTCGCCTTCGCGACGGAAGCGACGGTGGCCTGCTCCTTCACGGCCGCCGCCTGGATCTCCGCCATCGACCGGATCGGCGCCTGCGCTGCCTCGGCGATGCCGAGATACGAGCCGGCCACGGCCCGATTCGCGTCGATCTCTGTGGCGGCGGCGGCGACGTTCGCCTTCGCCCCCGCCGCCACCTGCGCATTGACCTCGGTCAGAGCTCCGCGAATCCCCGCGGTCGTCTCGGCCGCGAAGCCGGCGATCTCCGGGCGGATTCTTACGAATACTTCGTCAATAAGCCCCGGCATATCTAGACGTAGACCTCACTCCGCGATAGGGTCGCCGGATGCTCTGCAAATGTGGCTGCGGTCAAGACGCCGGTACCTACCCGAGAACGCGCGGCAGCCAGAAGAAAGGCGACGAGCGGGAATGGATCCGGGGACACTGGGCGCGACGACAGCGAACGACCCTCGGGCCACCGAATCCATCTGGCATATGTCAGTGCGGCTGCGGCCAGTCGACACCTATCGCGAAGCAGACGAACGAGCGAGCGGGCCACGTTGCTGGTGAGCCGATGCGGTACATCCTCGGCCATTTCGGTAGCACGCTCACCCGGGATCGCTTGACGGAGGATCTGTGGGAAGAGCGCGATTGCGGCTACGAAACGCCCTGCTGGATCTGCCGACTCGCACCATCCGCTGCTCCCGGATACACGCGGGTGATGTTCGGGGGCCGGCTCCAGGGGACGCATCGAGTCATGTACGAGCAGGAGGTCGGACCGATCCCGGAGGGACTCGTCCTCGACCACCTCTGCCGCCAACCTCCGTGCATCAACCCGTCCCACCTGGAGCCGGTCACGAACGCCGAGAACCTTCACCGCGGCCGAATCGCGCAACTCGCCGGCGAACTGGTCGAGACGCACGTCGACCTGATCCGCTCGTCGCCGCTGTCCACGCCTCGGATCGCGTACCTCTACAGCGTCCCGATCGAGACGATCGAGAAGGTCAGAGCCGCCTAGTGTCAGACCCGACATCGGGCTAGCCCTCCCCGCCGCCCATCATCGCGAGCAGGCCTGGATCGACGCGACTCCGTCTCGAGCCACGGCGCAGCCAGCCTGCCGGCGGCTTGTTGAGCTCGAGCTCGAACTTCTGTGCATCCACGTCGCTCTTCCCTTCGAGTTGGATCACGTACGACACGTTCAGCGATTGCTTGAGGGTTAGGCCGTCGAAACCTCCCGCAAGCCCCGCGAGGAGGAGCCTGCCGTCGATCGTCCCGCGGTTCGCGCGCGCGAACGCTGCGAGTCGCTCTGCGACGTAGGAGGGCGGCCGGTGTGCTCTTCCACCATCCAGTCGAGAACTTCGCGGAGGTCGCGCACGCCGAGGACCTCCTCCTGTGCGCGCAGTGCGCGGTAGCGCTTCTCGGCATCTTCGCCCTCTTCGCCGTCCTCGATCATCGACAAGAACTGGCCGTCGATGACCGCGTACGTCGCAGCGATGTCGGCGTCGTCCGGGATGTCCTCCATCTCGTCGAACAACTCCGGGCGAACGGCCTTCTTCAGCACGAAGGTCTCGCCGCCCATGACGAAGGTCCGGGCCTCAACTGACTTCCGGCCTTCCCACTCTTGATCGAAGTTCTTAGCCATGCGTGTGTGCTCCTTTTCGCTAGGTGCTGCGCGCCGCGGAGAGTGCGGGGCGCAGGAACGGATACGCCGGGGTCGGCTTGGCCGAGACGAATCCGAAGTTGCCGGTGAACTTCCCTCCCGGCGTGAGGATCGGAAATACGTGCGGGGTGTTGTTGTGGCCCATCTCGACGTACGGCGCGTAGTGCACGCTCGAGCCGATGTCGACGTAAGGGCTCTTCGAGTCGGCGCCCGGGCGCCATGTGATCGAAGCGCGGAGCCGGCCGGTCCGAACCTTCGGGCCCGGGCGTCCGGTGGCGTTCCGCTTCGCCGCGGCCTCCACGCGGATAGCTCGCCGCGTGAGGTTCTTCATGACCGGCCCGCGAAGGAGCGCCTCGAGGTTCCTGGACTCGAAGCGGAACCGGTTCGCGAGCACCTGCGCGTCTACGCGGACTGTCGCGATCATTCCGACGCTCCGCCGTAGCCGGGCAGCTGGAAGCGAACGGGGATCTCCCATCCGCCGACGCCGCCGCCGTTGTTGAGCGGCTGCGCCGGCTCGAGCGCGAACTCGCGCCGACCGGACGGCGTCTGGAAGAGGTTGCCCTCGCGGTGCTCCTTGACGAGATGGTTCCAGATCGCCCAGAGGTCGCCGTAGCAGGTCTCGGCGTCATTGCTCAGCGACTCCGGCGACGGCAGGATGACCGACTGGCCTTCCTGCTCGAGCGTCTGCACGCAGCGGGTCACGGTGATCGTCATCACCACGAGATTGACCTGCCCAGCCGTGACGATTCGCTGCATCGGCTGGAGCGGCGGCTGGAGCGGATACGTGTCGGCTACCGACGGCCCGCCGGCGTGCACCGAGAGCTGCGGAGCGCAGTCGAACACCGGCGCGCTCTGAGAGATCAACTTCCGGTCGATCGGCCCCGCCGGCGCGTCCTCGAGCGCGGCCGCGGCGGCCGCGAGCAGCGTTTCGGCTGCGGCGTAGAGATCGCCAGCTGAGCCGGCCATCTAGCAACCCTCCGACGCGCTGTGCGCCGTTCTGCCGTAGGTGAGAGCTCGAGCGGCTGGTCGACCGCGCGCTGGTCGCGCCGGCGTTCTCACGCCGCTACGCCGCGCCGTGGCTACCTTCGCGCGATGACGGCGTGCGCGCGGCGCGCGCGAGCTCGCGATACACCCGGCTCGCGGCAGCCGGCGGAGGCTCGAGCAGGCGAGGCGAAGACGGCTGAGCGCCGACTGGCAGCGGTGAGCGCGGAGCGCGTCGCGTCGGAGCGCGGCCGCGTTGATCGGTCCGGGCGACCTCATGAGCGCTCCGACGTAGCCAGCGGCTGCTTCACCTTCGAGCACGCACGAGATTCTAGGCCGGACTACCCGTTGACGCCAACTCGCCGCGCGAACTGCTGCATGTCCGGGCTCCAGAGAGCGCTCTTGCGGCCTCCGCGCTGGCCGCGGCAGTACGCGGCAAGGAACGTGTCGAGTTGGACGAGACCGGTCGGCTTGGACGGGTCGAGGAAGTTCGCGAGCAGACCACGCTCGACCTCGATCCCCTGCCTAACCGCGCGCACGACACCGGTCGGCAGCACGCATTCCTGGCCGCCGCAGGCGAGGAAGAACTGGTTCGCGAGCTCGACGGCCGCGTCTCGGCCGAGCTGCGGGACATCCGTTCCCCAGCGGTACGTGACGGAGAAGGTGCCCGGCTGGTCGTCGTCGAGGCTCATGTTCTGACACGACGGCCAGAACCGCGGCGTGGCCGCTCCGCCGTCGACGCCCGGCGCGTCCATTCGGATGAGGTAGCGCCACTTGTCGAGCCGCCAGTTGCGAGCTCCGGTCTCGGGATCGAACTCCGGGAGCTCTTCGCCGCCGATCAGGACCTCGAGGATCTGGCTGACCGGGTAGCCGGCGAGCCGCACGCGCGACATGGGCGAGCAGCCGAACTTGTCGCCGCGCTCGTTGTACCAACCCCATGCGCCGCCGAAGCCCCACGGGACGGTCGTCCAGAACCACGGCCCCATGCCGAAGCTGATCGGCCCGTTCGTCCAGCAGCCGCAGTCGCTTCGGCACGGCCGGACCTTCCGTTCGCACAGGCCGGGGAATTGGCGCTGGCTGATCTCGTAGAGCGCGAGGCTCGCGGTGTACGCGACCTTGTCGAAGACGTAGGCGGAGTCGTCGCCGTAGTCGATGCGCGTGCACGCCGCGACGTCCTGTCCGCTGATCCACTGCGAGCACGGGCCCATGACGGGCGCCGGCGGCGGGTCGGCCGGCTCGATCGACGACTCGATGACCGGGAAGAAGTCCTCGAAGTGCGCTGCGTAGGTCGGGTCGTCTCCGCCGAGGCCGTCAGCCGCCCAGCGGTAGTAGCCGACCGGGAGCTCCGGGTCGAGCGCGCAGAGGTAGACGCCGACGTCGGGGTTCGTGACGTTGCTGTCGGTGCCGAACGTGTATGTCGTCTCGGTGTCGTCCGGCGCGACGATGGTAAAGACGACCGAGCCCGGGTCGTAGAGCGTCGCTTCATCCGTGAGCGGGTCGACGCGCCGGAAGAACTGGCGAATCGCGTTGGCGTTACCGCGAAGGAATGGGCGTGCCATCTGACCTCCTAGGTTAGTCCGGTCATGGCTGGATAGACCCGTCCGTAGATGCCGTGCCAACGACGTCGCCATCCGAGACTCCGGTCGGAGCGATCGACCCGTCCGCAGCGACGATCGCGACGATCATCCCGTCCGTGACGCCGATCATGACCGCAGCGGGTCCGAGCGTCTCGAACGGCAACACGACGAACGCCGAGATGAACTCCGTGCCCTCAAGCGTTTCGTAGGGGAGATCGGCGACATGCGCGAGCCCGACGAGCGTCTCGAACGGAATGACGGCCGTCTGCGAGACGTTCCCGGCCGAAGCGAGCGTCTCGTACGGAATGCCGGCGGCGGCCGCGAGACCCTCGAGCGTCTCGTACGGATTGGCCTCGAGCGCGCTGACGAGCTCCGCCAGCGTCTCGTATGGCAGCTGGTTCGTGAAGGCCACGCCGGCGAGCGTCTCGTAGTCGAGCGTGGCGTCGGCTGAGATCCCGGTGAGCGTCGAGTACGGCAGTGCGCTCGAGGTTGCGACCGCGCGCAACGCGGAGTATGGAAGCTGCCGAGCCTCCGCAATGGCGGCGAGCGTCTCGTACGGGTCGCCGGCCGTGGCCGCGACTCCGACGAGCGCCTCGAATGGGAGGGATCCCGTCAATGCGAGAGCGACGAGCGTTTCGTACGGAATGAGCGCCGTCGAACGGAGCGCGGCGAGCGCCTCGTACGGCAGCGCGCCCGACTTCGCGATGCCAGCGATCGTCTCGTACGGAAGCTGAGCGGTCGCGGCGAGCGCACGGAGTGTCTCGTACGGCAACTGGCCGGACGCCGCGAGAGCTCGCAGCGCCTCGTACGGCAGAGCTCCGGACTTCGCTAGCCCGGTGAGCGTCTCGTACGGATCGCCGAGCGACTTCGCGATCCCCTGCATGCTCTCGTACGGGAGAACAGCGGTGTTGGTGATCGCGACGAGTGGTCGAAACGAAGCGATGGTTAGTGCGACGAGGGTGTTGTTCGGATCGCCGCGATGCGTGAACGTACGCGTGTCGGAATCGGCCACCGAGTTGCCCGTCGTCACGCCATACGCGAAGGCATAGTGGTCGCGGGTCGAGGTTCCGTTGTTGTTGACGGCGTTCGCGGTCGCTCCGTTGTTGTACGTGTCCGTCCCGGTCGTGTTCGCAGCGGTGAGGTACTGGATGACGCACGCTGTAACGATGAGGGAACCCGCTACAGCGTCGGCCGCGGCGGCGGTTGCGACGCAGCCGCCGGAGGTCGTGTCGTCTGCGATGCCGTCGCCGACCTGATCCAGAGGGGAGACGTAGGCGGCACCCGCGAACTCCGAGAGTTGCGCCGTGAAGATGGTGCCAGCCTTCGCGGTAATGGTCGGGGCCGCGTCTGCGCCAGCGGCGACCTTGTAGAAGAGCGTCGACGAGCATGAGCCGTTCTGTCTCTGACGGGCGACGCTCCATCCGGACGGCGTGTCGGGCAGCGTCGTAGTGCGCGTCCCAACCACCTTCAGGATCAGGAGGTTGTTCGCAGTGCGGGACTCGCCGGTCCCCCACGCGGGCGTGACGCTCGCTCCTGCTGTGCCTTGAGAGACGGCACCTTCCGATCCGACTAGCGTGATTGCCACAGCTAGCGCCTACGTTCTTGACCAGCACGGATCTGTGCGATACGCAACGCCCGAATCTCCGGGTCGGCCCACTCGCGGCGTCTCGTCTCAGCGATAGATGCGCGACCTTCCGCGCTCTTCTGACAGCGACCCTCGGCGTTTGCGATCCGTAGCGACTCGCTGATCTTCGCTCGCGACTCCGGGGTGTGGCGGAACGTCTTGCGCTTCTCGCGAAGGACGCCCTTTGTTTCGTCTCCGTGCGACCGTCCGTAGAACGAGTTCCCTTCGCCGCGCATCCGCTCCGAATGCTCCCGCGCCGCCCTGACTTGAGCCTCTGAGCGCGGCTCACCGCGTCTAGCGATGTGCGCTGCGCTGATAGCGCGACCAGCGCGTGCGCGGACCTCTGGATCGCGCGCCGCTTCGACCCCTCGCCTGCGTCCCTCTTCTTGCTTCCGCCTACCCTCATCGGTAAGGCCACGAAATCCGTCTCCGCCCTCGGTCATGTTGCAGAGCCGAGCGCCATCGCCCCGTAGCTGCGCGATCCAGCGCTGCTCAGCATCGTCGAGATCAGTCGTCTCTTCGAGGACGATGAGGAGAGGCTTCTCCTGAAGAGATCGCAGCCACGCTCGCAACCTCCGCTGGCTACCAGCACCGCGACGGAGAGGCTTCTGTGCGACGGCGAGATGCTCTCCCAAGCGAGTACGGGGAGATCGCGTCGTCTGCCCGACGTAGCGAATCTCCTCCGTTTTCGGATCAGCGAGCGCGTAGATCGTTCCACCTTTCATCAGCGACATTTTCGCCGCAGGAGCGGACGATCTAGCCGCTAGGTCGTGTTCCCATCCACTTCGAGCGTCACGGTGCTCTTGAGCGCGGCGTTCGCGGCGGCGAGGGTGAGGTCCATCCAGATCCCCTGCGCCGAGCCCGACGAGAGCGACCCCGAGTTCGCGACGTTCTTCGTCGACGTGTTGAACGTGATTCCGGCCGGCGCGGTCGTCCTGTTCGTCGTTGTCGCCGTGTCGTCCAGCGTCGACGGAAGCCCGAACGTGAACACCGACTGGGGATCCGAGTTGATCAGGACCGTCGCCGACGTGAGCGCGAGCGACCCGTTCGTGTTCTTCACGAAGATTTTCTCGTACCAGTTCGTGATCGAGCCGGTCGCCGACGCGAGCTGCTGGAACATCGCCTGGAAGCCGCGCTCACCGATCGGGATCACCCGGATCGTGGTCGGCCCGGTCGTCCGCGCGACCGTGACGGTTCCGGCACACGTCGCGGAGAGCTCGGCCTTGAGCAGACGCTCGTACGTGTTCGACGACGTGACGACCGTCGTGCCGTTGAGGTTGAGCGTCTCGGACGCGAGCGAACCGTCGGCCTTGCGGCCCGTGATCGAGAGGGTCTGCGTCGTGTCGCCGGCGGCAGATGAGACGACGCGGACGGTGTCGTTCGCGCTCATCTGCGTGAAGTCGGGGCGCCGCAGCGTGTCGATCGCGCCGCCGGTCGTCGTGGTCGAGTCGGTCGTCATGGCGGCCGAGTTGTAGAACACGAGGTCCGACGCGACGATGGAACCGCCCTTGATGACCGGGATGAGGTAGCCGTCCTCGATCCGGACAGCGCCGCGGTTGACGGCGGCGCGGAGCTCCATCCGCGACAACGAGCGGAGCGGTGGAAGGATTCTCAGACCGTCGAGCTCCATTACTCCTCTCCCTCCTCGATGACGATGGTCGGCTCGCCGCGCTCGCGCGCCTCCCGGTCGAGCGCAGCCTGCATCTCGTGGCCTTCCTGCCATGGGCCCGACCAGTGGCCCGGCTCGGCGAGGCGCTGCCCGATGACCTCGCCGTCGTCGTCCGTGACGTCCTCGTAGACCGGCTCGATCCACTCGCCTTGCGCCTCGGCGTACGCGGCTTCGCCGTCCTCCTGCGACTGGACGCCGTGCTCCTCGAGCGCGTCGGTGTCGACGCCCTGGACGATCTCGATGACGCCGGCCGCGTGCGCGTGCGCGGCCGCGCGGATCAGATCCTCCGACGGGTCCTCGACGACGCAGAGGTCGGAGTACGTGGTGCCGTCGAACATCCACGCCCCCGCATGGGAGTGCGTCTTGAAGACGAGCGCGCCTTCCGGGTACGTCTCCTCGGCCTGCTCAGCCTGCTCAGCCTGCTCAGGCTGCTCGCCCTGCTCTTCCTCGAGCGGAGCGTCCGTGCCCTCGTCTGGCTCCATGCGGTGGTCCCTCCCCTCGATTACGTGATCGGCTGCGAGCCCCAGCCGCAGAGCGCCGTCGGGAGCTCCGTGTCGAAGAACCACTGCCCGTTCTTCCCGACCGCGGCGGTGAGGTCGTCGTAGATGCCCTCGCCCCAGTTGTCGTTCGCGACCGAGAAGCCGGTGAACTTCGGCTGGTCGAAGTCGTTCTGGAGCGTCTCCGGGCCGCGCTGCCAGCGCGACGCCGGGAACACCCAGCGGCGGTACGGATACGGCGCGGACGGCTGGTGGTCGCAGTCCCAGAGGTCCTGCCATGCCTCGAACGCGACGTACGGCTGCTGCGAGCCGCACGGCACCTGGAACTGCACGCCGATCGGCTCGCCGTCGTCGTCGACGATCGCGGAGCCGCCGGTGAGGAGCTCCTCGAGCGCCGGCAGGGTCTTGCCCATGTCGAGCTCGAGGTTGAACCGCTTCAGGATGTCCTGGCCGCGGTACGTGGCGACGAGCTGGTCGCAGCCACCCTTCAGGTCCTTGACCTCGCCGGCGAGAATGTCCGGCGTGATCGTGAGCATCATCGGCGTGTCGTCGCAGACGTAGTTGTTCGGGCCCGCGACGGGGTTGCCGAGAGAGTCGAGTCGGGTTGCGCGGATGAAGCAGAGATGGATTGCGCTCGCGCAGACAGCGGTCATGTCCTAGCTCCTTTCGTTACGGCAGACGAACCGCTGCCGATCCGGGTTCGGGGCGGTCACGACGACGACCCCACGACGCATTCGGTGCCGCAGCGATCAACGAGGACCGCTGCTTGCAGGGCGGTGTCCCAGACGGCAACCGAGTAGCGCTCCGCCCGGTACGTGAAAGTGTTCGGCCGGTCGTTCGTGGCGCCGAGCCCACGATCGAGCGCTTCGGCGCGCGTGTCCGGAGTGGTGAAAATCTCCGAGCGGCGAATGTCGATCGGGCCCGTCGCGTACGCCCACTCTTCGGTCGCCGAGAGAGGGTCGGGCGCGCTCTCGGGCATTGACGCGCCGACGTAGCCGGCGTCCGGGATGACGACGTTGCCGTTGATCGTCCGGATGACGCCGCTCTTGTCGCTGATCGCGAAGCCCTGGCCGAGCAGCGCCGTCGCCAGCATCGGCGAGCAGTGGATCACGCCGAGGCGGCCGGTCTCGGCGATCGCCTCCTCGAGGACCTGCACCGCGTGGTTGGGCCGTGTCGCGGCGGTGCCGTTCGGGAACGTCGCGCCAGAGTCGGCGAAGTAGCGGCCGCCATCGACGTTCTCGCCGCTCATCAGGGCGCGCGCAATGCCGTAGCTCTCGGTGGCCGCGAGCACGGCGACCGCTCGAGCGCGGAATGCCGCATCGTCGGGCACCTGCTGAGCCGTGCACGAGATCGGCAGGGACAAGGTCAATGCGCGGAACTCCGGCGGCGCCTTCGCCGTGCCGTCGCTCTTCTCGCCTCGCGTGGACGCCGACGCGCAGGCGTCCCAGCCTTCTGGCACGTCGACCGGGTACGGGTAGACCTCGACGGAGTTCAGCCAGCGCTCGCGGCCGGCGTTCGCCGGGACGAACACCTGCATGTCCTCCGTGCCGGCCTGCCGCATCCAGATCGACCCATCGCCCTTCCGGTAGAGGCCGAGCTCGAGCCCGGACTCGTTCGGCGCGATCGAGTTCTCGTCGGCCGGGCCGATATCCGTGTCGACGACGAAGCGGACGCCCGCAGCTGGAGCGCTAGCCGCCGGCAAGAGCCCGACGACGGGCGGCAGCGGCAGCGGCCCGTCTACTGGCCACGTCGGGAACGAAGTGAGCGCCACCTAGCCCCTCCCCTCGAGTCGCTGCGAGGAGCGGCCGGAGCCGCTCCTCGCGTTGCTGTCGTTCCGATCCATCAGCGGTTCGGTCTCCGTGCGACCTATTCGCTTCCGGCGTAGCTGATCGGGCAGGTGACCTCCGCCGGCAGCGACACCGTGCCGCTGTCGCAGACCCACGACTCGACGGCGAGCGACTCGACGCCGACGAATGCGACGCTCTCGAACGTCTCACCGAAGAGCTGGAAGTTGTTCTGAGCGTTGAGCACGGAGTCGCGGACGATTCCGAGCTCGAGCATCCCCGCGTCGAGGTAGAGGAAAGACCCCTCCGGGAAGAGGTACCACGTCACCGTCTCCGGGAACGGCAGGAGATCGCCGTCGCCCTGAGTGCCGAAGACCTGGTTGCGGCCGTTCGCGCCGTCGATGTAGAAGGTCGGCTCGATGTTGAACGAGCGCAGGAGCGCCGTGACCTTCGCCTGATCGGTGTCGAACCGCTGGAACTGCGTGCGGATGACGTCCGAGACGATGAGGTCGACCGCCCACCACGGGATCATCAGCCGCAGGACGGCCTCCGGATCCATGCGGTTGCGGTTCCGCAGACCGTTCGCCGCGGCGAGGATCTGCGAGAAGAGCGTCGCCGACGCCCCGAGGCCGAACGAGCCCGCCGTGACCTGGCTCGACGCGGCGTCGATCAGGGTGAGCAGGTTCGACTCGGCAAGCCGCGCGTGCGCGGCCAGCACGAGGTTGTTCCACTGCGCGACGAGCTCCGGGAAGGCGCGAGCGCCGAGGTTCCCGAACTCGAGGCAGTGGTAGATGATGTCGACGTCCGTCTCCTCGAACGGCGGGCACGGGATCGTCTGACACGACTTCGCCGCGGACGTCCCGCCTGCGGCGTCCTCGGCCTCGGTGATGAGCCCGATGCCGTCCGTGACGGCGCCGAGCGATGCCGGCCGCGCGTAGCGGAGACCGCCGCGATCCGCCGAGAACGACGGCAGCGATCCCATCACGGGCCGCACCGGGACCGAGATGTACGCGAGGTTGTAGTACGGCGTCACCGGAGCACAGAGACCACCGGACGCGGTCATCGTGAGCTCCTCGCCGGACGCGGTCAGGCCGAGGCTCCGGTCCTGCTGCGCGATGCGGTCGCGCATGGCGCGCTTGATCGCCGACGGCTTGACCACTTCGCGGATCAGTGACCAGTTGCCCTCGATGTCGGCCTGCCCGAGACGCCGCTCGGCCGGGTACTCGTCGTTCCAGTCGGCGACCGCGACGATGTACTTCTCGGTCGGCGTCCCCCGAGCCGCCGAGCGGTCGAGCGAGACGAGCGTCTCGTGGCGCCGAATGAGCGCCTGCGCGAGCTGGAGCTCGCTGCCGAACTCGACGCCGGGGGCGACGTTCGTCGCGCCGCCGCCGGCCACGAAGCCGACCGCGCGCGGAGCCTGGAGCTCCGCCTCGAGGAGCGAATGGCCTGCCGACGGGCGCGGAAGCGACCGCCGACCGCCGACCGGCGCACCCGCGGCCGTCAGCTGGTCGTCGGCACCGTCGCCGTCGCCATCTCCGTCGCCATCACCGGCTCCGTCCTCGGCGCCATCGCCGGCGTCGGCGTCGCCGCCGTCACCGCCATCCGCGCCGTCTCCGCCGCCGTCACCGGCATCCGCGGAGGTCTCGAAGTCGGCGAGCGCCGCGAACGCGGCCTCGTCCTCGGGCGTGAGCAAGCGCTGCGCCTGCAACGCCTTGAGCTCGCGGAGCGTCTCGAGCGCGCCGCGCGTCGCCTCGATCAGCTCGGCGGCGGACATCCCGGACTCGGCGACGAACCTTGCCGGCTCGGCGAGCACGGCGTCCGTCTGCTCCGTGTAGTCGGCGATGAGACCGGCAAGCGCCTCGTCGTCGATGCTCGCGAGGTCCTCTGGCACCTCTGCGAAAATCTCGTTCTCGTCCACGGCTGGTAGCCCTCCTTCGCAAAACGCTGGATTGGGGATTCAGCGCTCGGCGGCTATGCCGGCCGTGCTGGCGTGAGGGCCGCTATGCGGATCTCTCGCTCGGACGGGATTCTAAGACGGGGCCTCTGAGCGATCTCCGCCGCCGGCCAAAGCGATATATTCGTACGATGATCGAGCGCGGTCACGAACATCTGCTGCGTCCGGTCAGCACCCAGGACCTTCCTGACGGCCGGAAACTTGTTCACTCGATCTGCGTGTGCTCGCTCGAAGAGCAGCGCGTTACCCGCGGCAAGACCGTGACGAGCCTGAAGTTCCGATTCGGCGGATTATGGTTCACGCCGCTCGATCTGCTTCGAGTCAGCTCGAGCATCAGTGTCATGGAGTGCCCGACGTGCGGTGGAGCGATTGCGCTGACGCCGTGCGATCTCTGCCACGGTCTCGGCGTGACGGATCCGGACGGGAATCCGCTCGAGCCGCGGTCGCTCAAAGTCAGCTAGACCGCAGCCGGCCGCCACGCTACGCTCTCAGCCAATGCTGCTCGCCATCCTCGTCCGTTTGTTCCAGTGGCTCTCGATCTCCGACGCAAAGCCGGAGACTCGGCCCGACCTCGGTAGTAACGGACCGAGAGTCGGGACAATGGAACCAGCGGATACCTGCATTGGGTGGGCGTACAGGGGCAGGCAACTCTCGCACGCCCTGTAGCCGCTCTCTCTTCACCGGAGGTTCGACCCTGATGCAGAAGCCGCCAACGGGGCGGCTCCGGCCGTTCCGTCTCGAAGAGGTACCTCTCGACGTTCGCCTCCGCGCGGCGAAGCACGCGCGCGTGCGCGAACTGCCGGACGACGAGACCGATCCACGCGATCGGCTGCTCGCCGCGCTCGCGGCGCCAGCGTTCGATGAAGAGCGCGAGAAGCTGGTGCGCGCGGCGAACGCGCCGTCGGATCGCGTCTACTGGATCTCGGCCGCAGCGTGGGCGAAGGTCATGGGCGACTCGGCGTGGGCGAAGGTGATGGGATGACGTGGCACATCTGGACGGACGGGTCCTGCGTCAACGCGTCCGCAGCTCCGAGCACGACGCCGAAGGGCGGCGTCGGCTTCGGCGGATGGGCCGCCATCGTCGAGCACGGATCGCAGGGGTTTGTGTTGCGCGGCCACGTCGCCGAGACGACGAACGTCGTCATGGAGCTCGTCGCTGTGATCGAAGGTCTCCGCGCGGTCCCGAGCGACGGGTGCGCCGTCGTGCACACCGATTCGACCGTGATTCTGTCCGTCCTCGACCGCTGGCAGAAGCGTTCGCCCATGCTCGGGAAGCACGCGGATCTCTGGGTCGAGCTCGGCGCCGAGTTCGACCGTCTGCACGTGTCGATCTCGATGGTCGAGCGCGGCATGCGCGACCCGCTCCACAAGCGCGCGCACGCGATCGCCGGCGCCGAGGCGAAGGCGCTGCTTCACATCGCGAGCGGCCGGATCCCGTCGAAGGCGACGCTGCTCGACCCCGAAGATCGCCGGATCCTCGGCCAGCAGTTCCGCCGCGAGGTTCGAGCGTGGCGCGAGCGCCACGAGCGCGTGAACGCTAAGCCTCTCCCGTCCAGTCGATAGAACTCGCGTTGCAGTCGCAGTCGCGGTCGACGTAGACGAACGCGCGCCGGCCGGGATCTTGGCCGTGCCGCTGCCGGCGGCTCATGATCGACGGTACGACGTCGTCATGGTCAACGAGGGAAGGCACGGTCGCGAGCGGGTCGATGCCGCGAGATCGGAGGAAGCGTCCCGCGATCTCGTCGTCGGCGACGAACCGCGGCGGGTAGTTCTGCGCATCGACCCACGCAACGAACTCTCGAGCTATCCACGCCGGCCATCCGACCGCGACTGCCGGCAGCCAGTGCGCGTACTCGAGCTCGGCCCACGACGAGCCGCGCTCGCACGCCTTCTGGACGGCGAGACGGTGCCGCGGCGGGTTGCCGGTCACGCAGAACACGATGACGCGGTCGGGGCGCGCGTCGATCGCTGCTTGAGCTGCGGCGACGAAGCCGTCGCAGAGCGTCGCGTCATCCTGGATGACGATTAGGTGCGAAGCCTCAGCCGGAGCGGTCCGGATGCACTCGCGATAGGTGCGCCACGGGCTCTTGACAGGGTCGTCCGGCGCCGGGTCGAAGCAGACGCGCCCGTTCGTCTTGAGCGCGAGATCCTCGGCGAGATGGGCCCGCCGAGGGTGGCTCTGAATGACGACGTCTAGGACGGTTCGATCTCCAGCGGTTGCAATGCGAGCTCAACCAGTTCGGCGACCTCGCGATCGCGGACAGGCTCGGAGTCGTCGTCGTCCGAGAGAGCCGCTGCCGCGCCGCTCGAGCGCGCGTAGAGCTCGGCGAGCGTTCCGCCATCATCGGTGGATTCGCCGAGCCACTCGGACGCCTCCGCAGCGTTCATCGGCCCGAATACGGTGGGACCGATCGCGCCGTCCGCGGCGCGCGAGACGCAGCGGCCGGGGCGGATCGCCGCCGGCGCGAGATCGCCGAGCTCGTCGTTCGTGGTGATGAGCGCGAGCACGCGAAGTCCCTGACCGATCATGCCGTCGACGACGTTGAGCAGCCGCGAGAGTCCCTGCCCGTACTTCTCCTTCGCGTTGGCGGCGAGCAGCTCGCCAGTGTCCTCGAGAATCAGGATGCGCCACTTGTCGCCGGCCTCCGCGACGACGTCGCCGGACGGCTCGTGAATCACGTCGTAGCTGTCGGAGAGCAGCACGTCGATCATGTACGACGGGCGATCGACGAAGAACACGTCCGGGTCGGTGATGTAGTGGAACTCCGCCCACGAAGCCCACTCGGACGCGAGCGCACGCAGCGCCCACGTCTTGCCGCAGCCGGGCGGCCCCTGCCAGAGAAGCAGCTGGCCGTCGCGGCCGGGCTCCGTCCACGCCATGAGCGCCTCGAGCTCGGCGCGGACGTCGCCCGGGTAGTTGCGTGAGATGGCCTCCCAGCCGGCCGCTTCGATTCGGCGCAGCCTCGAGGTCGCTCCGAACTGGCCACACGTCCAGAACGTGATCGGCACGCGGCTGTCTTCGCCGGTCATGAACGACGGCGGTAGCGCCGTGCGGAACGCTGAGAGCGTCGGCGCGATGTCCGAGTGGTTGAGCGCCGCGATGTGCACGTGGGCCCAGCCGCCGCGAAGCATGACGAGCGCGAGCGATCCGTCCTCGGTCCGGAAGACCGCGGCGCTGCCGTCGCGGAACATCGCGTTCGTGACGTCGAGCGCCATAGCCTCGGTCGGCCACTGATCGCTCATGAAGTTCGCGACCCCGGCACCGAGAGCCTCCGCGTAGAAGTACCGCTCGGCCGGCGACAGGCGCGCCATGTCGAGCACCGGCAACGTGCCGACCGGGGCGACGCCGGATGCCGTGAGCGTGTCGCGCAGATGGCGGCGCCGCTCAGCGATCGAGGGCAGCGCGCGCCGGACCGTGACCGGCCGGTTCATCTAGCTCGCCTGCGCGAGCTCGCGGAGCTCGGAGAACCGCTCGAGCTCGTCCTCGGAGAGCTCCGCCTCGAACACCGGGATCCCCGCGGCGACGAGCGCGAGCACCTGATCGCCGTCCGCTCCGCACGCAGCGAGCGCCTGCTGGCGCGGAACCGGGAAGCCGGGCACGTTGACCGCGAGCAGCGCTACGAGCTCACCGTCGCGCCAGTCGCCCGACAGCTTCGACCCGCGCAGGAGCCGCACCTTGTCGGCCGGCGCGTCCGGCTGGAGAGCTCCGGCGACCCAGATGCCGTGCTCGTCCTCGCCGCAGCGCACATGCGCGACGACGGTGCCGGTGTGGTCGTAGTGGCTCGTCGCAGCCGACCGGCCGAGCCGAAGGTCGGCGTGCGGCGCGTCGAGCGTGATCTGGCCGCACGCGATCCTCGAGCCGTCCTCGACGACGATCTCGCCGAGGTGGAAGTACGCGTAGTCGGTCTTGGAGTGCGGCGCCGTGCGGCACACGGACGGGAAGCCGATGTGGCAGACGCCCCACGCGGCGGCGTGTCCGCTGATCCGACCGTCGTCATCGACGGTGATCGCGGTCGGCTCGGCGAAGTTCGGGTTCTCGAACCACTCCGCCGGCGGGCGCTCCGGCACGAGGCCGGCCGCCGCGGCGGTGAGAGCGTCTCCCGACGACGACTCCGAGACCGACGCGTACTGGCGAAGGTGCTCGACGCACTCCTCGTATGTGCCGGTGAAGCGCACATCCTCGGCGTTGAGGTAGTTCGCGACCCGCCAATTCTCGCCGTCATCGGAGAGGATGTTCGGAACGAACTCGCTCTGCTCGGACTCGACCGCAGCTGCGACGACCGTCTCGGTGCACTGCGTGCACTCTTCGACCGTCCATCCGCCCTGCTGCGTGACCGTCCAGAACGCGGGGTTCGCGCCGGCGACGAGCGAGTCGCCGACCGCGATCTTCGCGACGCCGAACGCCGGGAACGGGCAGACCGTGGTCATGCCGATCTCGGCGCTGAGCACGACGGCGATCGTGTCCTCGTTGTAGACGTCGAGAATCGACTGGCCGACAGCGGAGCCGCCGTTGGCTGGCTGCCACTTCCCGTCGTTGTCGAGCTCGCCGATCCAGTTGCCGTCCTCGTCGAACCAGTCCGACCGGGGGCCGGTGATGTAGTCGCCGATGGCGAGGTCGACCGAGTTGCCGCGGAGCGTCTCGTCGCCGACGAGCCGGCTGATCTCCGAGCCGTACTCGCCGGTGTCGAACACGCCCTTGCCGCGGATGAGTCCCGCGGCATCGTCGCGCCAGATGTCGTCGACGCGGCCGGCGACCTGAGCTCCGACGTGGCCGCCCTCGCTCGTCTCGATCATGGCCATGAGCGTGAGCGGCAGCTCGCGCCACGTGATCGAGCCGGGCGCGAACGCGCGCCCGTCGGAGGTCAGCTTGCCCTCCGGAGCGAGGATCGCGCTCCATGCCGTCGGTCCCTCGGGCGCTGCGGTCGATGCCGCCGGCGCGGCCGGCGTGCGCGGCGAAGGATTGCGCGCCGGCATCCTCGAGCCCGGCTGGTGCGCCTCGGGCAGCGTCGCCTCGACCTCGTCGGCGACCGCTGCGAACACGAGCCGACCGATGCCGGCAAGCTGAGCGATTCCGGTGCGCATAGCGGCGTCGCCGTCCGGCGTCTCGGGCGCGACCTCGATCATGCCCTTCTCGACCGGCACCCACTCGGACGGGTCGGAGACGATCGGCTCGTTGTCGTCGCCGACCGTGATCGGCGCGACGTAGTAGTCGCCGTCGCCGCAGCCGATGAGCACCTTGTCGAGCCGGATCGCCGCGTCGACGACGTGCGGCATGTAGCCGTATTCGTCTCCGTCTCCCCGCGGCAAGTCCATCTCCGCGAGCGCGTCGTTCACGTCGCAGATCAGGTCGCGGAAGCCGTCCTCCGGCGCCCACGCGACGTCGCCGACCGCGGCCGTGATCGTCTCGGGCGCGGCGAGCTCGTCCAGCCAGAGCGCAGCTGCCATCTCGAGCAGCGACTCGTCGGCGTCGGGCCCAAGCTGCGCGTACGCGAGCGCGTGCGCAGCGGCGCGCTTCTGGACGTCGACCAGCTCGACCGGGTTGAAGTCGCCGCCCATGCCGGCGTAGACCTCGGTGCCGTCCTCGCCGTTGGCGTAGAAGATGTCGAGTCCGTGCTCGAGCGCGAACGCGATCGACGCCTCGGCCACGGCTTCCCACGGCGCCTTGAGCGAGTCGTAGCCGTACTTCTTCGCGGCCTTCGCGTAGTAGTCGGCGACCTTCGTCTTGATCTCGGCGATGTCGGAATCGGCCACGTCCTTGACGCCGCCGCGCGCGCCGGAGAGCGCGCCGGCGACCGCGGTGATCCCGCCCCAGTTCGCCTGGAGCTTGCCGTCGACCGGCTCGGCGAAGCCGAGGCCGTAGTCGTCGAAGTTCTCGCCGTCGCCGCGCTCGAGGAAGAACGCCTTCGCGTACTGCGCGTTCGGCTTCTCGGTGGCGCCGGACCACTCGCGCACCGCCTTCTCCGCTGCGGTGGCGTCCCACTTCGCGTCGCGATCGCCGAGCGTCAGCGTCGTCGATCCGGAGACGGCGAGCTCGCCGCCCGCGCGCGCCTCGCGGCGCTGCTCGAGCACGGCTACGAGGTCCGCGCTCTGCTGCGTCCGCTTGACGGGGCGGCTTCCGTGAGCGCCCGACCGGAGCGCCGACCGGCGGCGCCTCGCACCTCTTCCACGATGAGTGGCCATTTTTCAGTCCTCCTCCGCGATCGACGGATCTTTGGTCGCTCGGAAGCCTACGACGGGGTGCGCGGAGAGCTCTCGATAGCACTTGCAACTTCCGGCAGGAGTGATATATTTATATCGGGAGAAGAGAGCGAAGGGAGATCGCTATGAGTTACTACGCAAGAGCCATCGAGAGCCTCACGACGAGCGATCCGCGCCATGTCGAAGCGTGGATGCGGCTCGAGTTCGGAACGCTCGATCATCTGACCGCGGAGCGGTTCGAGTCGGAGGTCTGCATCGCCAACGCCTGCATCGCTGAGGCCGGCATCGAGGAGAGCGAGGCGCTCGCCGTCTCGTACGGCCTCTGATGAGCGCCATCGAGCTCGAGAACACCGCAGCGGCGTTCGCCGACGCGCGGAACCCGCAGACCTCGATCTTCGAGGTCCAGACGTGTTCGCGCTGTGGCGGAAGCGGCCGGTATTCCTACAACGCTTTCACGCAGGACCGCTGCTTCAAGTGCGGCGGCCGCGGCTGGACGTACACGAAGCGCGGCGCCGCTGCCGCGGCGAAGCTGACCGAGCTCCTCTCGAAGCGAGTCCGCGATCTGCAACCCGGCGATCGCATCCGGTACGCCGGCATCCCCGGCTTCTCGGGCGGCGGATGGGCCACGATCGAGAAGGTCGGCCGCGACACCGGCGAGATGGAGTTCGGCTCGCGGGTGGTCGACTTCGACTACGAAGCGAACGAGCGCTGGGGCTATCAGTGCAACGGATACAGCGCTGCCGGTGTCGATCCCGACTCGCTCGTTCGGGTCGCGCACACGGCAGACGAGAAGGCAGCCGCTCGAGCCGCCGCGCTTGACCAGCACGGAAGAGCTCCAGATCGTCTCGCCGAGACGCCTGGACGATCCAGAGACCGCGAAGCTGATTCGGGCGCAGCTGAAGAAGGCGTTCCCGGGCCAGAAGTTCACGGTCAGGAGTAGCCGGTATTCCGGCGGCTCGAGCATCAGCATCGACTGGATCGACGGGCCGACCACGAAGCAGGTTGACGACGTGACCGCCGTCTTCGCGGGCTCGCGCTTCGACTCGATGATCGACCTCAAGACGTACAACCGGCACTGGCTCAATCCGGACGGCACAGTGAGCATCGCTTACGCCGGCGGCCAGGGCTCGACGCTGGAAGAGGTCTACGGCAGCGCGCCGACGCCGAACTCGGAGCTGGTCTCGATCGGCGCCGATCACATCATGACCCAGCGGGAGACGTCGCCCGAATGGAAGGCAGCGATCTTCGCCGCATTCGGCGAGATCCTCGGCCGCGACCTCGGCGACCCGACGGGAAGCTATTCCACGTGGGATCAGCTAGTCCCGCTGAAAGTCGACTGGAGCGACGGGAGGCTGTACCACATGGTCGAGACCGACACGGAGCGGCTCTCGACGGTCTTTCACCAGTTCACGAGCTATCGGCAGGGCGGCGACTGCTCGACCGATGCGGTCGCATCATGAGCGTCATCGAACAAGCTAGACGCGACTGGACGAACGTCGGCGCCGAGGTTGTCGAGCGGATCGGCGGCCGCGACGCGGCGAGCAGCGAAGCCGAAAGCCTCGAGTGGCAGAGCGTTCCGATCGGCCGGCCGCTGACGGTCGGCTTCATGCCCGGCGAGGCGATCAAGGCTGCGATCAGCGAGCTCGCCATCCCGAAGGTGAGCGCGATCGCGATCGGATCGCTTGAGCGGCCCGGCGCGACCGGCGACGACGACGGCTGGTACCCCGGCTTCTACGGCATCGAGGGGAACTATCGCAACTGCGTCGTCCGCGTCTACATCATCGACGGCGGCGAGTCGCTGATCCCGATCTTCGCCGACGTCTGGGAGATCGACGAGACCGACGATCCGGCGCTGACAGCTCTGCGGCAAGCCGGAGCTCGAGCTCGCGCGCGCGGCGAGGAGCCGATCGTGGACATGCCAACCGCGGCCGAAGCGAACGCGCGCGTGGCGGAGCTCGGCCGGCGCAAGGCGTATCGGTAAGCCGCACGTCCTGATATATTTATACCGTCATCACTAGCGGAAGGGAGACCGCATGACACGCAGAGAGAGGCTCGAGCGTAGAGCCGAGAAGAGGCGCGACTGGGCAGGAAGTGCCAGCGCGCGATCAGACGCCGCGTACGAAGCGGAGCACGCGATCGGCGATCGCATTCCGATGGGCCAGCCGATTCTCGTCGGCCATCACTCGGAGCGGAGAGCTCGCCGCGACGTCGAGCGGATGCAGACGCTCGCGAGCCGGAGCATCGAAGAGGGCGCGAAGGCCGAGCGCCACGCAGCGGCCGCGGACAGCATCGAGCGGCAACTCGAGGTCGCGATCTTCGATGACGACGAGGACGCGGTCGAGCAGCTGCGCGCGAAGGCCGACCGGCTCGAGGCGCAGCGCGACGAGCGGAAGCGTGCGAACGCCGAGTACCGGAAGGAGCACAAGGCCGAGCTCGCCGCGATGACGCCCTACGAGCGGTCGCAGGCAGTTCCGTATCCGACCTACTCGCTCACGAACCTCGGAGCTCGAATCCGAGACGCGCGGCAGCGCGCCGACCGGCTCGAGCGCGAGAAGGCGATGGTCGCCGCAGGCGATCGCGGCCACGGCCGGCAGATGGAGTCCCGGTACCCGGGCACCTGCGCCGACTGCGGCGGAGAGATCAGCCGCGGCGAGCAGATCGTCTGGTTCCGTCTCACGCGCGAAGCGACGCACGCGACTTGCCCGGCAAAGGACGAGTCGTGACGGCCGCGGAGTACTTCTGGATCGAGTACGAGAACGACGACATGGGCCCGTTCGTGGAGCGCGAGCTCGCGGAGATGGCGCTCGGCTCGGACGAGGGCCAGATATTCACGAGCGGCGACGGCGGTTGCACGCCGATCGTTGCGCTCGTGAGCCCCGCGTGGCAGTCGACGGCCGTCGAGTGGCGCGGAGTCGGTCTCGGCGAGCAGCGCGATCTCACGCGGCGATCTCTTGCTCGAGCGATCGCCGGACCCAATTCGGTCACCGTCAACTGCGTGCACGGCCAGCATGACGAGTGCCACGGATACGTCGCGCCGCTCGTCTACAGCGCCACGCGGCCGTGCGGATGCGTCTGCCACGACGCCGGCGGCCGCGACTTCCATGCCGGGCTCGAGCGGGCCCGGAGGTCGTACTACAGCGAGCGCGAGCCGGCGGAGATCGGCGGCGCTTTCGACGGCTTCACCGTCACATCCGACGCGGATCCGGGGCTCTAGTGGCCGCCGGCGTGCGATGCACGGCATCCGGCGCGGAGCGCTCCGTCACGTCCGAGCAGTGGATCTCCGCCAAAGGTGCGTGCCCGGATTGCGGAGCAGAGGTCGAGTTCATGGTCCGAGCCAACGACCTCTCGCCGCGCTGCAAGGTGAAGGTCCACCGGGCGCCCGCGGGCGTCATCCCGCGCCCGTACGGAGCAGCGCCATGATCGAGGAGCTCGAGATGACCACGGCGCTAGGCTTCGCAGCGATGGAGACCGCGCAGTGGAACTACTTCACCGTGACGAACGAGGACGGCTCGCCGCGGCTGGTCGTGCGTCGGAACGGGCCCGACATTCAGCTGCTCACGGCGAACGGCTGGGTCGATCGGCCGCAACTCCTGACGCGGTTCCAGGATGCCGGCTTCCTCGAGCAGACCGATCTCGCCGGCGCGCAGCGCTCGGCGACGTCGATCGGCGGCGGCCTCCAGTGGCCGCGCGAGGACCTCGCAGTTGGCTGAGCTCAAGATCATCGGACAGCAGGGGCCGACGCGGTTCCTCGTAGACGCGGGGAAGGTCGCGGACGGCGAGCCGAATGCTGGTCTGCCGGCGGCGCGGGTCTACGACGTCGTGACTGACTTCCTCGGCGAGCCGACGGCGATCGGCGCGATCACCGCGCACTCGCCCGGCTGGGACGAGCCGACAGCGCCGGACGAGCTGCTTGAGACTGTCCGTGAGCGCGTCGCCGCGCTGCTGCCGGCGGCCTAGTCGTTCTGGCTGTTGCCGCCGCCGAGCTCTCGGTACGTGTCGACCATGTGCCAGCGGATCTCGAGCTCGTCGAGCAACTCGCGGAGGTGCGTGCCCTCCATCATCGTCTGCTCGGAACGGGCGAGCCATTCGTCCGCCTGTTCTTGAGCTCGCGCGACGGCGTCCTCAGCCGCCGCGAGTGCGCTCGTGTTCGACGTGCCCTTGACGGCCTCGCGTAGCGCGTCGAGCTCTCGCTGCTTCTCGGCGAGGTTGTCGCGCATGATGTTCGCCATCGCGGTCGCGCCCTGGATGCGCTCCTGCTCGCGCTCGGCGGAGAAGATGACCTGGTCGATGTCGCTGAGCGCGACGCCGCCGTGGATCTGCGCCTCGGCGTATGAGCCGTACGTCATGTCCGCGACGTCGCCGTTCGCTTCGACGGGGTTCGCGCCGCCCCACCACGAAGTCAGGCTCGGATCGTTCAGCGGCGAGGGGATGATCTCTCCGTCTCGGCCCGGTCCGAGCGAGTCGATGAGCGAGAACGTCGTCCGTTCGTTCGTCTCCGGCTTGAGGTTGACGATCAGGTCGCCGTACTGCTCGACGCCGTGTGTCTCGTCGGCGGAGCCGGCGAGGTACCCGTAGATCGGCCTCTCTTCGTCCGGCAGGCTCTTCGGGTAGCCGAACATTCGCTCTTCGGCTCGAGCTCGCAGATCGGCGTCGAGCATTCCCTTCGACGTGCCGGTCTCGAACTGACTCTTGAAACGGCCTTCCTTGAGGATCTTCTCGAGCGTGTCGGTGGTGACGCGGATGCGCACCTGCGCGTCGGCCACGGCCTTCTTGATCGACGTGAGAGCTTCGGCCTTCCACTCCTCAAGCCGTTGCGCTCGCTCCTCGGGCGTACCGATCATCTTCCATCTGCCGCCCTGCGTCTGCGCTTGCCGCTCGGCGACGTAGTTGATGTTCTCCATCGTGCGGTCCATCGTGAGATTGTTCGCACCCGGGACGATGTCCTGCACCCTCAGGACGCGCATGACGTCGGCGCCAACCGGAGCATCATGCGTCACGCGCTGGCCGATGCCGAACGCGCCAGCCGGGACAGGATTCTTCGACTGCTCGGCCGCCATCTCGTTCCACAGCCGAAGCCGCTCCGCCGGGTCGGTCGACAGCTGGAACGCGCGATACTGCGGGTGCAGCGACGTCTTGAGCTCGAACGTCCGCGGCGTGTGGAACTGGAGCTCGAACCGCTGCCCGTTCTTCTCGAATACGCCGTTGATCCCCTGGTAGTCGGCGTTGCCCCAATAGTTCTTCAGCTTGATCTGCGTGTAGCCGTCCTTCTCGAGCCGCGCGAGCGTCGTCTGGACGCCGTTCGCGTAGCTGCCGTCAGGGAACGTCATCGTGTAGCGGAGCGTGTCGTTGATCGACGCCGAGACCTCCGCGACGGTCGCGCTCGGATCAGCCAGCCGAGCGTCGGCGAGGTCGCCGGTGATCTTGCGGACGAGCGAGGGGTTCTCCTTGACGGCGTTCTCGAGGCCTTCCATCTTTCCGCCGGCCGTGTCCGCGATGCCAGAGAGCTCGGCGGTGACTTCCGGCTCGGCCGCAGCCGCGTCGCTGATCATCGCCTTCGCGGAATCGAGGACCTCCGGCGGGATCGGCTCGCCAGCGACCGACGCCGCGTACGCCTTCGCTTCGTCCCAGTCAGTGAACAGACGCACCTCGGTCTCGGCCGGCGCGTTCTGCGCCATGAACACGATGTCGGGCCGGCCGTACTCCTCGAACTTCCAACCTTCCGGCGCGTACTCGTCGACGAACTTCATCCGGCCGACAACCCGGAATCCCTCCTGCTCGTACATGTCCGGCAGGAAGCCGTCGTACGCGTCGAGCGTCGCCGCGCCTTCCTCCTGCACCGCCTTGCGGACGGCCTGCTGGCCGGCGCCCTTGATGCCGCCCGGATTGCGGAATACGTTCTGGAGGTCGTGCTCCGGCGTGACGACGAAGCCGGACTCGCCGTCAGGCGAGATGAAGACCTTGTCCCGGGCTAGCTCTTCTGGGGTGTGGACGGTGAGGAAGCCGGGGCGGGCGTTTTCTGCGAGTGCGGAGTTGAACGACTCGTAGTCGGTCGTTTCGGCGAAGGAAACGACGGGTCGTCCGGGTCCCGATCCGGCGGAAGGTGCCGAGAGAGGCCTGATGCCGGCTTCTGCATGACCAGATGTTAGCCCACCGGCGTCGGTGAGCTCCTCGCAGTTGACCGGCAGGATCTCCTCTGCGGCCGGCGGCGTCCAGCCGGCCGGATTGGCCGGATCATCGGCCGCGGTCAGATGGTTCGTCGCGAGCTGCTCGAAGCGGAGCGCGGCGATGTCGCCGGCGCGCTCGAGGATCGGCTGCAAGATCGCGGCAAGCCTCGGCTCGAAGTCGTCGATGCGCTTGTGGGCGGCACGCAGAACGCGGTTGTGATGCTCGAGCGAGAAGCGCTGCTCGCCGGCCGCGTCGATGTTGTCGCCGGCGGTGTCGCTCTTCCGCTCGCCCGAGTACTCGAGCGTGCACCGGCAGTTGATCACCTCGCCGGCCTCGCCGTCCGGGTCGCCGGGGAAGCGGAGCTCGGCGCCGCCGACGTCGAACAGCCCGTCGAGTTGAACGGTCTGGCCGTCCAAGCCTTCGTAGTCCTCGTGGCGCGGATACGTGGCGCCGGGCGCGGTCATCCACGTCTTCGTCGCCGTCGCGCCGGCAACATCGGCCGCGATCTTGGCCGCGGCGAGCGAGCCGCCGTTCACAGCGCCGGCGAGCTCGGTTCGCGCGATCATCGTCGCGCGCACGTTGCTCGCCTCAGCCATGTGCGCCCGGATCGCCTTCGCCGTATCGGGAACCGACAACCCCTGCTCGTGCGCGTAGTTGATCACGTTCATGACGTCGTCCTGCGTCGTGCGCGAGATGCCGACGATGTGCTGGCCTGCTCTCGAGATGACGTCCGCCGCGAGCGGATTCGTGATGTCCCAGGTGAGCCCGGCCTGCTCGAGCGCCGGCGTCATGACCGCCTTCACGAACGCCTGCCGGATCGGGTCGGTCTTGCCGCGCAGCTCCGCGGGGAGACAGAACGGTTCGGCGGCGGCGACGAGCGCGGCCGCGGTGATCGGCAGCGCTCCGGTGAACGGGATCGCGATGATCTCGGTGTCGCCGCGGACGACGAGGAGCTCGTCGAAGTGGAGCGCGTTGCCGACAGCCGACTCGGGGTAGCCATCGGCCGGCTCGCCGTCGACGTCGGTGACGGTGAGATGCGCCTCGAAGCCGTGGTCGTGCGAGTAGTCGATCTCTGCCGCGATGAGCGCTTCGCAGACGTCGGTGCGGAGCTCCACGAGCCCGCGCACGTCGGGCAGCAGAATGCCGACGCCGGGCGGGTCGAACGCGCCGTAGCCGCCGATTACGCCCTCGAGCGGCGCGTGGGTGGCTGCCACGATGCGCAGCGCGTCCACGATCGGCTCGAGCTCGCCCTCGATCTCGCCGAGATACGCGAGCGTGACGTGGAGGTTCTCCGGAGGGTCGCCGCCGGGCGCCGCGATCGCTTCAGCTTCGAGCGGCCGCGGCTTGACCGCGATCATCGTCGAGAGCGACGTGACGCCGGGCGCCGCAGAGACGAGCGGCGGCGTCACCTCGGCGAGGTCGCTCCACTGCCACTGCTCCGGAAGCACGCCCGGAAGTCCTTCGGCCCACTCGTCGCAGACCATCGCCGGGGAGACCAGCGTGTCGAACATGCCGCAGCGCATCGCCGTGCCGGCGCCGTAGAACGAGCACGTCGCGCACGCGCGGTCGTGGTTGGCCGTCTCCCGGTAGTGCACGAGCGGCGGCAGTTCGCCCTCGCCGTCGGCGATCGTGGCAGCAGCGGCTCCCACAGGCTCGCGCAGGCCATCCCACGCGGCCCAGACCAACTCGCGGTCGCTCATGGGTTAGCGCCCGTTCTTCGCTGCCGCGAGGAGCCCCTCCACCTTGGCGGCGAATGTCGGCGGCAGCGGGTCGGGCCGCTCGTCATAGAGCGTGCGTGCGGCGTGGCGCTCGATCGTGTCCGCGATGGACTCGGCCGCGGTGTCGTCGCGCACGCCGAGCTCGCGGAGCACGGCCAGCATGATCTCGTGCGTCGCGGAGACGAGCTCGAGCTCGCGCGCGCCGCCGAGCAGCCGCCGGACGGTCGTGCGTCCGAGTTTCGCCGCGACAAGGCCGTTCGGATTGCCGTCGATCAGCGCGAGCGCTTCATCGTCGCGTCGTGCGAGCTGCCGAAGGCGCGCGCCGGCGGCTTCGCGCGCGCGCAGCTGCGCATAGACGGCCGCGCCTTCGATCGTGGTGCCGAGAGATCCGACGATCGTTTCGGTGCCCGCCTCCTGGCCTCCGGCCGGCGGTCCCGTTTGGGCCTCCGCTCCGGTCTCGGGCCCGCCGGCCGGCTGCTCGTTCCCGCTGTTCGAGACGACACCCGGAGTGGGCTCGACCGAGCCGGCGCCGACTCGCGGCACGCCGTCCCACGCGAGAGACGAATCGCCCGTCGCGATGCCGACGATCCGTGCCCTCTCGTCCTTGGTCGGCGCGTCGTCCTCGCTGAAAGCTGTCTCGCGGCGAAGCGCCTCGTCGCCGATGACCGCCTTGTCGTGCAGCTGGATCGCGGTCTTCGTTCGGTCGGGATGGTTGATCACCTTCGTCGCGTCGTACGCGATCACGTACTTGTCCCAGTCGGCCATGTTGAGCTCTTCGCGCAGGTACGGCCCGAGATAGGCGGCCGTCAGGTCCTCCACGAATCCGTCGGCGACCGGCTGGATGTGCGCCTGCCACGTCTGGTCGTCGATGATCCAGGCGTTCCAGTGGTTCGTGTCGGTGAAGCCGAGCAGCGCCTCGACCGGCATATCGAGCGAGATCGCGAGCCGGCGAATCGCCTCGTTGCGCAGGCCGACCTCCGGGTAAATCTGGAGCGGGTCCTGGATCTGCATGTGGTAGACGAGATCGGCGAGCTTCATCCCGTCCGGGACGCGCACGCGCAGAAGGATCGGCGCCACCGCGGCGGCGGTGCCCTCGTCGGCGATCGCCGTCGTGATCGCCTCGGTCATGTCCTCCATGAGCGGGTCCTCGAGGATGTCCTCGTCCGGAGACGGCTCGTCGGGTCGCGTCGTGATGCGGTCGTCGATGAAGAGGAAGCCGGCCGTCCAGAGTCTCGAGCGGAGCCGCGCGCGGATCACCTGCGTCAGAAGGACGAGCTCCTCGAGGATGTCGAGCACGCCCTCGGTCGTGGAGTCCGGCAGTGCCGAGAAGCGCGGGTGCGGCCGATGGAGCCGGTACGCGACGGCGGTGCCGACGCCGGCGGGCCCCTGGTTGTTCCCTTCCTTGTCGACGACCGGCTCGAATGAGTCGTCCGGCGCCGGGCGGAAGAGCGTCGCCGGCATCACCGGCGCCGTGAACCGCGTGTAGTTGCCGTCGAGCAGCCGGATCTCGTCGGTCGAGAGCATCTCCCACTGCTCCTGATTCGTCTCGGGGTTGATCGAGACGAAGAGGATGGCCTCGCCGACGAGGAACGCGAGCAAGCCGTAGGCGCGCTGGAGCCCGGTGCGGCCGATGCCGCCCGGATCCTTGATCCGCTCGAACGCCTCGATCACCTGCTCGTTCGTCGTCGGAATGAGGTCGCCGTTCTCGTCCTTTTCCGCGGCGAAGAGCAAGAGCTGCGAGAGCGCTCGAGCGTAGAACTGCGCTGCGAACTTGAACTCGCCGACGAGGTCGAAGTAGCCGAACGCCCGGATCTGCCACGGCATGATCAGGCGGCGCAGATAGGTCGCCTGTCCGTGGCGGACGAGCGCGCCGGCCGCGGTCATGTTCTCGCGATAGGACTCCGGCAAGTCCTTCTCGACGAGAGCGAGCTCGGCCTTCAGCGCGTCATGTGTCGGGCCGACGCGATGCGACATCACCACGCGAGCGCGCGGCACGGGCGAACGACGGCGGCGGCGGAAGAGGCCCAACGTCAGGACGTCGGCGTCTGCCTCGAGCCGCGCGGCCCGGTGGAGTAGTAGCGCGGGTCGCCCGGGCCACCTTCGCGCCGTGGCCGGAACGACGACTTCGGCCGTTCATGGACGGTCGGCTCGAACTTCCGCGGCTCTTTCGGCGTGCGTGCCGTTGACCCGCCACAGTTGCATCCCACAGGACTGCCCTCCTTGCTCGTAAGGTCGGCGACAGTCTAAGACGGGCGCTAGTCAGCGAGAGTGAGACGTGCTGCCGTACGAATCCGATGGCAGCACGCGCAGACGACTTCGCACTTCGCGACCTCGGCCATGAGCCGCTCAACCGAACACGCAGCGCGCACGAGATCGGAGACGGCGCGGTCCTTGTCGTTGCCGATGTGATCGAAGTCCATGCAGATCGGCGGGAACTCGCGCTCGCAGTCGGCGCACGGCACGGACTTGAGCTCATCTATCAGGCGTCGCAGGAGCGCGCGCTGACGCTTCGTATGCTCACGCGCGCGGCGCTTGTACGCCTCCGGATCGCGTTCGTACGCGCGTCGCTGGCAAGCCGCCTCGTCCGCTGGGTCGGCATAAGCCATTAGAAATAGTGAAAATAGCGGAGATCGGACTCGAACCGATGACCTCCGGGTTATGAGCCCGGCGAGCTACCAGCTGCTCCACTCCGCGTGGCCGGGATGCTACCAGCCGTGTTTTACGGGTCGAGCCAGCGCGAGACGATGCCGACCGCGCTCGAGAGCGCCGGCGCGGCAAGCAGCGTCAGCGTCCACCACGGCGCGAAGTACCACGCGACGTAGACGCCGGAGCCGATCCAGACGCTCAAGCAGTACGGGCAGCCGAAGAGCTCGTAGAAGAACCGCCGGCGGTACGCGACGTTGACCTCGATGCGCTCGGACGTCAACCCCATGCGCGCATTCGTGCTGGCGCTATTCGTGGCGTGCTCGCCGGCGATCCACGCGCGCGCCTTGACCAGGATCGAGAGATGGTCCCAGCCGACGAGCCGAACGAGCCGATGCGTCGCGAGTACAAGGATCGCTGCTGCCCATGGCGACGGAATCATCCGGCGATCTTCCCACAGACGACGCTCACGCGGTGAGCTCCGGGATGACTTCGTCGAGCGGGATCAGCTCGCCGTTCGCGCCGAGCGCGTGCGACGGCTGGTGCTGCCAGCGCGACCACTCCGAGCGCGCCTCGTCACGCGCGAGCTCGAGCGCCGCGCGCGCATCGTCGTCCGTGGCGACGCATCCGCCGCGGGCGAAGCGGAAGCCGCGGTCGATGACGCCGCGGCGCGGCCGCTGCGGCCGGCCCTCCTCGAGATGGATGAAGAGCCACCAGCGCACGTCGTGCGCGCTGCCGTCGAGCCGTATCCGCTCGTAGCCGATCTCGATCAACTCGAGCTCTTCCTGCGAAGAGCGCGCCGGCTGATAACGAGACGCTCGCCCGTGTCGATGAACCGCACGAGCGCAGAGCAGCGCGTGCCGGTCGCCTCGAGCACGCATTCGCGGCCCTTGAGCTCGGCGCGGCGCGGATTGTTTCCCCACGCGTAGATGTAGATCACGGTCGCACGCCCTCGACGTGAAAGACGTCGGGCGGATGGCCGTAGTTCTGCTGGATCAGGCTGCGATCGGAGAACGCCGTCTCGTCCTCGCCGACGACGCCGGCCTCGATTCCGGCCGCGGCGAGATGCTCGAGCACGAGCTTGGGCGTGGTGGCGACGGCCGCGCCCGGCCGAATCCTCGGGCGGCTCGAGCCGCGACCGCCGATGGCGTCCTGCGTGATGCGGACGGTTCCTCCTGGCCGAAGAACGCGCGCGATCTCATGGAACACGGCCGGCCACTCCTCGAGCGCGACGTACATCAGCGCGTGCGACTCGGTGATCGCGTCGACGCTGCTGGAGGCAAAGTCGCCAAGGCCGTCCTCGAACGTCCAGCCGGTCGACTTGTCGATGTTGACGTAGCCGGGAATCGGGTTGATCCCGCCGCCGAGGTTGAGCCGGAGGCTCTCGATCTCGTACTCGTCGAGGTCGCGCTCGAAGTGCATACGGGTGCCTTCACGCTGGATCTGCGTCTGGTAGCAGGAGAGCGCCGCTCGCTTCATGTTCGGCCAGCCGTCCCACTCGACGTCGACCGGGAAGCCGTGCGTCGTGCGGATCGGGTAGCCGCTCTCTTCGCACCGATAGGTCGTGTAGTAGCGGATCTTCCCAGGCCAGACTTCGTGCGCGACGCGCGCGAGTTTGTTGTGGTGGCTGTGGCCGCGCGGCTCCGGAGTCGGCACCCAGACACAGTCGGGCTCGGGCTCCTCCTGCCGAAGCCATAGGGCGACGAGATCCCACGGCGCGGGGTCGCACGGGAACCACAGCTGCTCGAACTCGCACCCGAGGATGTCCATCGCCGCGGCGCTCTCGGCGATCCGTTCGGTCGGCAGCGGGTAGCTGGCCTTCCGAGCTCCGAGCAGGCAGACGATGACCTTCGGCCGCTCGCGCAGAGCGATGTACGACGCGAAGAGCGTCTCGTCGTCGTTGTGAGGACTGAGAAGCAGCTGCGTCACAGATGGTCCCACGGAGGGTGTAGCCGGTCTTGTGCGTCCGGGTTCATGACGCTGGCGACATCGGGGACCGGGACAGCGAGCGAGCGCTTGACGCGGTACATGCGCCTTCTAGCGCGATGCAGCGCGACGGACATCACGCGGCCGACGCCGCTCGAGGTGCGCCCGCGGAGGTTCGGCACCCGAGGGCACTGGTAATTGAAAAAAGCGAGCGTGTCGCGCCGGCATAGGTAGATGCCGTCAACGTGGAACGTCTCGAACGCGTGATCCTGCTCGACCGGGACCAGCCCCGTCCAATTCATCTGCCCTTCGTGATTACGGAGCCGCCACAGGGTGAGCGCGGCCGGATTCTCAAGACGACGCCATGTGTCGATCGCACGCGGCAGCGCGTGCCGCGTGAGACGAACGTCGTCGGGAAGGAACACGAACCAGTCGGCGTGCGACGAGCGGCAGTCCGCGAACTGGCGACTGACGAGCTCCCAGTGCTTGTCACGGCCCTGCCGGCGCGCGAAGCGCCGCCACGTCCAGCCATTCTTGTCAACGATCGCGCGCGCGTCGATGTACGCGTCCTCAGTCGGATCTTCGTAGACGCCAACCTCGAGATCGGCCCAGTTCGCTTCGCACTCGAGATCCTCGAGCAGAGCTGGAAGAAGGCGCGAACGCTCGCAGGTGGCGATCGAGACGCGAATCCGAGGGCGCCGGGGATTCCGCGTCCAGTCGATCGTCTCGAGCTCGCGCCGGCGGTCCTCGCGCGTGTCAAAGACGGTGCCGTCGCCGGCTGCGTTGCTGTCGTAGATGGTCCGCATGCCGTCCGGCAGGATGTATTCCAGCCAGCCCTTCTCGTGCGCGAGCACGGCGAGCGGGATCCCCGTCCGGTGTGCGTGGCAGGAGAGGTAGACGTCGGCCATGTTCGGCGTCCGGAAGAGGTCTCGCCAGATCGGTACGCACTCCGTGTGCCAGCCGAGAACGCCCGTGCCGACCGTGTTGACGTCGAGGTCGTCGGCGTCGACCGTGGCGAGGCAGTGGAGCCGCTTGATGGTCGCGGCGCCGTGAACCTTCGTGGAGTAGCCGGCCGTGGTGCCGCCGTGGAAGCTGACCGCGCGGCAGCGGCCGTACCGCTCGATGCCGGCGATCAGCGTCTCGATGTAGTCGGGCGGGTAGAGGATGTCGTCGTCGATCGTCGCGACGTAGCCGTCCCAGTTGTCGACTGCGGCGAACTTCTCGGCGTCTCCGCCGTTGATCGGGCGGATGGTCGCGTGGACGTTCGGGAAGTCGGCGAGGAAGGCTGGCGCCTCGGTGTAGTCGTTGAGCGAGAGATGCACCTCGTCGACTTGGGGTGCGATGCTCCCGAGCACGCGCTCGAGCGAGTCGGCGCGCTCGGGGATACTCGCGATCCCCGCCATGACACGGTCAGTCACAGGCGTCTCATCGGCTCGAAGCCATCCGGCCGCGCTGCTCTTCCGTGCACCGGCCGGCCCAGCCGCTCGAACTCGTCCCACGCGATGCACGGGCCGAGCGCGGTCTCGTAGCCGACGACGCGCGGATTGCGGCCAGCCGACTTCGCGCTGTGCGCCGCGGAAAGCAGCTGCGGGTCGTCGATCTCCGGCCAGACGATGATGCGGTGAGCTCCGGTCATGTAGTTCGCGACGAAGCTACAGCCGGCGGCCGGACATGGGAACGGGTCGGTGCGAATGCAGAACCAGCCGGTGTAGTCCGCGTCCCCGTCGTGCCGGCGCGACTCGACCTCCTGATCGAAGGTTGTGGTCGGCTCGGCAACGACGGGGACCGCGGCGGCGCTCACTCCTGGTCGGAGTCCTCAGCGGACGGCTGCTCACCGTCGTCCGCGCCGTCCTCGGCGCCGGCGTCGGGCGCGTCGAACGGCTCGACAGGCTCGCCGTGCCGCGCACCCTGCGGCAGCTGCCGCTCGGAGCCCGCCTCGCCGTCGGACTCGGCGTGTGTGTGGCCGTCGGACTCGCCGTCCTCCGCGCCGTCGCCGGTCTCCTCGCCGTCGCTCGTCTCGCCGACGCCCGGCTCGGTGAAGCCGTCGTCGCCGGCGTCTGCGCCGTCGCCGTCGCCCTCGCCACCGGTCTCGCCGTCCGTCTCGATGGCCTCCTGGCCCTCGATCGGCTCGACCGGACCGTCGCCCTGCTCGCCGTCGCCGGCGCCGTCCTGCTGGTCCTGCTCGACGTGCTCGTCCATGGTGGAGCTCCTTCGCTCGTGGGATTACGTCCGTTCCGGTACGACGATACTACAACGATCGGCCGCTTTTCCACCCGAAGATGTCCGGATGGACGACAGGTCTGACGTCGAGCCGCCAGTCCTCACGGAAGAGCGCCGAGTAGAGCGTGTCGATGTCGGAGAAGAGCATGAGATTCTGCCGGTAGCAAGGCTCGACGCGGTCGTCGTCCCAGAACCGCCAGCGTGGCCAGTCGGTGCACGCGAAGCCGTGCTCATGGAAGCGCACGCGCCAGTAGTCGGGCCACTGCTCGTTGAGATGGCCACCCTGACCGGGGATCGCCGCGGAGAAGAGCACGACCGGCGCGATCGAGCAGAGCCCGAGGACGAGCTCGTCGGCGTTTTCGGCCGGCAGCTGATCGGCGACCTCGAGGCAGACGGCGAGATCGAAGTTCGTCAAGCCGCCGTGGATGTCCGCGATCTGCGCGCGCTCGTGTGCGAGCTGCCGCGCCCACCGCTCGTCGGTGAGATCGACCGGGAGGAAGTCGAGCCGGTGTCCAGCACCGCTGGTCTCGAAGCGCCAGCTGTCGATCGACTGGTCGGCGACGACAACGCTCGAGCCGAGCTCGTAGAACGCGCGGCCCCACCATCCTTCGCCGCCGCCGACGTCGATGACCGTCTCCGGAGCGAAGAGCTCCTTGATCACCGGCACAACCGCTGCGGCGCTCTCCTGGCAGATGGCGCTCATCGGAGAACGAGCCAGACGAAGATGACGACCGCAAGCGTGCCGAATGCGCCAATGGCCGCGCCGAGGATGGTCGCGCCGGCGATCGCGCGCCGGTAGTGGTCGGGCGAGTGCCGGAAGAGCAGTACCGACGAGTAGACCCACCGATCGAGCCACGACCCGGTCCCGGACCGGACTCCGGTCTCGCTCACGCCTCGAGCCTCTCTGCGAGGTCATCGAGTACGACGCAGCGTGGGCAGCGCGGCAATCCGCATGTCGGACAGATCGCCGACTTCGAGTAGCCACAGGGCGCCGGGCCGAGCGCTTCGCCGCCGGATCCGCAGAGGATCACGCCGAAGTCTGAGATGTGGCAGAAGTCGTTGTCGGTCGCTTCGTCCAGCCATCGCGCGCGGCGCGAATCCACATGGTGCTCGATCCGCTCTTCGATCACACCGCGGCGCCAGACGTCGGTCGGAGCCACGGGCGTGCCGGCTTCGTCGCCTACCGGCACGCCCCGCCCCTCTCATCCGTCGATGAGCCTTCCGTCACGGCGACGGGAAGATCCCAATGCTTCGGAGCCGACGCGTCGATCGCTGCGCAATGCGCCGCCATTGTCGAGCACTCGAGACAGTCTGGAGCAGGACCGGCCGGCTCGACCGCGGTGGCTCCGATCCGCAGTCCGCAGAGCGCGCTCAGAGCTGACGGATACGCGGCGTGCGCGACTCCGCCGACGGTCAGCGAGCCGAGGTGCTCCGTCGTGACCGCAATCTCCTCGGAGCTCGTGATGATCGGCTTCGGCTTCCTCACGCGTCTCGGTCGTATCTTTACGCCGGGGTTCGCGCGACGCAATGCCTCGTGGAACGCGTCGAGCGCGCGATCGCCAGCGAGCCGGCGGTCCTCCGACCATTCCGTCATAGCAGGGATGGCACGCCCTCCTTCTCCGCCCACTCGCGATGCGCGCGCGTGTGCGCCGCGTGCAGCCAGCGACTATCGACGACGCTGCGCATACGACTGTCCCGCCGAACGTGCGCGCGATAGATGGCGTCCTCAACGTGGACGATCTGAGCTCCTCGCGCGACGCACTTGAGCCAGAGAGCCCAGTCATCCCACGCTTCCCATTCATCGAAGCCGCCGAGCTCGAGCAACAGCCGACGCGGTGCGCCCGTCCCGATCACGCACTCGTTGAGTTTGGGCCAGCGACCGCGGTTCACGAGCTGCGCCCGCCCCGGCACGCCGTTTCGCACGTATCGAACGGCCGGCGCGAGAAGTGGGACCGGGCATAGTGGGCCGAGTCGAGTCGGCCGAGGTCCGCTCTCTGTTCGGACCGTCCCGCCCTGATTCGTGTACCGGTCGAGCGCGATCTTCATCGCGTCGAGATAGCCGTGCTCGAGCTCGTCGTCAGCGTCGAGAAACACTACGACGTCGCAGTCGGCCGAAGCGAGAATCCGGTTGCGCGCCTCCGCGAGCGTCGCGCCGGCGTGATGCTCGACGATGACCTCGTCGAATCCCTGGCTGCTCGCGGATGGATACGCGCGCGCCCATGCGAGCTCCGACCACGACTCGTCGCCGCACGTCGCGATCAGGCAGCTCCACGTCAAAGGACGTGCTCCTGGATGCGCGCCATGAGGTGCTCGCCGCGCTCTTGGCTCGCCATCGCGTTCTGCCAGTTGCTCACGATGAGCTCGTTGATCTCCTCGGCTCTCGCGTGCACGACCTTCGCCCGGCTGTAGTAGATCGCTGCCCCGGCAAGACACGCAAGCCCGGCGAGGAAGAACACGCCGGCGATGATCACGAGCGCCGTCATGCGCTGTCCGGTACGTCGGCGAACTGGATGCTCTGGATCGCGCCGGCCTCGCGCGCGGCCTTGACGTGATGGAACTCGGCGAACGCTGGCTCGGAGATGACGTAGTACTCGTCATCCTCGCCGTCGCTCTCGTACAGCGGCCGCACGACGACCATCGGCTCGTCGATGACCGCGATGACGCGATAGAAGAGCGGCTCGCCCTCCTCGATGTCGTCCTTCGTCAGGACCATCCCGGGCTCGACGTTGGAGCGGTGCCAGCTAGCCATCGAGCAGCGCCTTCCACGCGTCGGGATCTCCGTCGGGCCCGGTGAAGTGGACGTCGGACGCGTCGACGATCAGGTAGCCGGAGCCGTCATCGGTGCCGCGGTGCTCGAACACGATCACCCACTTGAACGGCTCCGCGATCGCCGCGACCTCGACGATCTTCGCGCCCTCGAGCTCTGACACGCCCGGTGCCGTCGCCATCAGCAGACCATCAGGTAGTGAGAACGGCCGGACGTCACCTCGCACGGACATGGATTCGTCTCGCCGCTGGCGAAGTTCGGCGCGTCGTCGATCTTCCAACCGCTCGAGAGCCCGGTCGGGTTGACGGCGTTCACGGCGAGCTCGATCTCTTCGCTGCTCGCGCCGTCCGGAACGCAGACCGAGCAGTGCACGGCGCCGTTGCGGTAGATCGAGACGTCCTCAGGCTTCAGGGTCATGCGCCTCGATCTCGATTCCGACTTGCGGGTTGGCGTCGGACGGGAAGAGCTCGTCGCCGTAGACCGATCCGTCGAAGCGCTCGAACACGCGGATCAGGAAGTCGTCCCACGTCTCTCCCTCGAGCGGCTCGCCGCACTCGCGCTTGACGTCGGCGAGGTCTACGAAGTGGCGCTCCGTCACGCTCGAGACGAGCACGAACAACCGCCGGCGCGGATCCTCCGACCACTCGGCGACCGGCTCGGGCCAGACGTCGAGAACGGCCGCATCGCCGTCGACACCGAGCGCCTCGCGCACGTCCTTCGCACGCGTCACGCGCCGGAGCAGCTCGTCGTCGGCGACGTTGGCCGGCTGCGGCGTGGCCTCCGGCAGCTTCATCCGGATCTGGCCGAGCCAGTCGCCGGTGTCGCAGCCGATCCGCTGTAGGAAGCGCAGCGCTTGCAGGAGGTTCGCGACCTCGTAGTCGTCGAGCGCCACGAGATGATCGCTTGCCGCGATCGGCTCGAGCAGCTTTTCGGCGTCGGCCTTCCAATCGTTGAGCCACTCGTTGACGACGCCGGCGCGGCAGAAGGCGTTGCGAAGATCGGCGCGGCACAGGTTGCAGTCGTCCGGCCGCTCGGTGAGATCGAGATGCGTGTGGACGACGCAGTTCGTGACGGTAGTGCCGCCGGCGTAGGCGCGCTCGAGCAGCGCGCGCGCGTCAGCTGGAGAGATCACCTGCTGCTACTCCGCACCCGCTCGAAGAGCTCGGCCGTGAGATCAACGACGCGCGCGCCGCGCACGCGCTCAACGACCTTCTCGACAAGGCTCGCGTGCTCTTCGCGTTCAACCGGCGACTCTTCCGCGCCGGACGCGGCGAGCAGCCGGTCCTTCAAGTCTTGTCCCTCGGACATTGCTACGAATGTACTAGTCAGCGACGCGCAAGTCTAGTCCAGAGGTTGCGCCGCGACACGAAGAGCCGGCGGTCCTGCGTGACGAACGACTGGCCGATCTCGTAGGTCGCGTCCATCGGTGCGCCCTTCCAGATCGGGTGGAAGTGCTCCACGATCGCGTCGTGCGCGTGCGCGTATGTGCCGCGCGCTCGCGCCGTCTCGACGAGCTCGGTGTCGACGTACCAATGCCGGTACCCCTCATGGCAGACGAGATCGGTCTGGTCGATCGTGCCGCACGCCCAGTAGTCGCGATTCACGGCGGGATGGGTCGAGTGGCGGCCGGCGAGCACGAGCCTGTTGTGCAGGTCGTTCGTGCCGATCACGCAGCAGTCGGTCTCGGCGTGCTTCGCGAGCACGGCGTCGTACCAGCCGGCGCGCGGAAGGACGTCGTCAGCGCCGAGCAGCGCCCACTCGTAGCCGCCGGGAAGGACGCGCTCGCGGAAGCCGAGGTTGATCTTCCGGGCCCAACTCTCGAGCTCGGCCGGCAGCGTGACGTAGTCGACCTCGAGCCGCTCGAGCTCGGCGAGCTCATCTTCGTCGCCTTCGGTCGCGACGTAAAGCACGTCGACGCGCGGGTCGGCGAGCTCATCGAGCGCATCGAGCATCGGCTCGACACGATGCGGACGCGCCAGCGTCGGGACGATGATCAGGATCCGCGGCTCGGCGTCCTCCTCGATCTCCTCGTCATCGGTCGTCTCGTCGCGGAGATGGTCAGGCGTGAATGCCTCGACGATCGAATGTGTGCCGTCCTGCGGGACCGGCGAGCAGCACTCCGGGCATGGCATCCCGGCTCCGCCGCAGTCGCAGCCGCCGTCGACCAGCTCGCCCCACGGCCGGTCGGGATGGTTCTCGCAGACGTGGCCCGAGTCCTTGCAGACCTCGCACGTGAACGGCATTAGGCCAGACTCTCGCGGCACATGACGCAGCGACGATACACGGTTCCACGACTCGTTTTCAACATGCCGGCGTGAATGGCTGCGTGCCGGAAGAGCACGAGACGGATCTGCTGTCGGTTGCCGCGGCGCTCGCCGGCCGTGCGGTCGGCTAGCTGCCAGAGATCGAACGCGGTGACCGGCTCCGGAGACGTTCCGAGCCGCATCGCGTTCGCGGCCGTGAGCAGCGTGTCGCCCGGGGCGAGACCGATCTTCACTCGACGAAGCGTACGCCGGACCCAGAAAACACGAAGCGCCCCGATGAAGGGGCGCCTCGCGCGGCAAGGAACAGCACATGCACGCGTCGGTGATTCTACGACGGGGCGTCGGCGAGGCTCATCGCGTCCGACGCGGAGCAGTAGACCGCGGCGCTCGTGATGTCCTGCCATGCCACGTTCGAGACCGCCACGCCGGACGCGTTGATCGCTCCGCTGAAACCCGCGAACGTGTGGCTGTCCGCGTACGTGTTGCCGGCCGTATCGGCGAGCGTCCACTGCTGCGGATCGAGGTTGCCGAGGAAGGAACCGCCGGCGGCCAGCGCGATCGGCTGCTCGGGCTCGTCCCACCGCTCGTTGATCGGCAGTAGAGCCCTCCTCAGAAAGGGCGGACCGCTACCACCACGCGATCGAGCTTCCCTCCCTCGGCGTACTCGTCCGGGATCGCTCGAGCGGCGATCATCTGCGCCTGGCTGTCGTTCCGCGCGACGATCGTCGTCGGCTTCACGAGAACCTGCGCCTCTTCGACGATCTCGTTGTCGCGGTCTCGCTTCTCGTTCAGGACAATCGCGTACTCGTAGAGTTGCGCGGCTGCGTCCATCGGTGTCTCCTCTCGTTGCGTTGTGTTGCGGGGTGCTGCGGGGTGTTGCTAGCCGGATCCTACGCCGGCGCGCGGCCGTTGCTTGACGCGCCGGCCGCGAGAGCTCGAGCGTGGAGCTCGGTCGCGGTCGGGCCCATGCCGACGCGGAGCGGGTCCATCTCGAGCGATTTGCTGACGTTGCGGAGAGCAGTCGCCGCCTTGACCTCCTCGGAGGCGTCCGGCGGCGGCTGCTCGTAGCGGTAGCTGTACTCGGTCAAGCCGGCGGCGATCCTGGCTTGATCGGCTCATGCGGCCGCGCCGGCTCGGCCAGACCGTGCTGAGGCCACGGCGATTCCCCGGACGTCAGCGCACCCTGGAGACCACGGAGGCCGGCGGACGCGGCGCCGATGAGCGCAGCGGTCGCGAGCGCGGTGCCGGTGCCGAGGCTGTGCGCCATGAACACGCCGGGTAGCGTCACGCAGAGCGACCCGGCGAACGCTCGGAGCGCGGAGTCGACGTAGACGCCGACGCTGCCGAGGTAGTGCGCGACTGAGAGCGACGGAACGTACGCCTGGATTGCGCGGATGCCGGCGGCGATCGACGCGCCGAGGCCGGCGACGGCGAGCAGCTCGGCGCCGCGGATCGTGGGCGCGGCGAGGATTCCGGGCGCGAGAACGATCAGTGCCCCACCGAAGGCTCGCAGGAACGAGCGGCCGGCAGCTGAGAGCCATGAGCGCATGTCTACTCCTCCGTTCGAGCGGTGATCACGACTCGCCTCTCTCGGCGCGCTTGCGATCATCGAGCTCGCAGTTCTCACGGAAGCGCGTCAGCGCGTCGCCGAGATCCTTCAGCAGCGCCTCGAGCCTCGCGAGATCGCCCAGGTCGGGGCGGATACGGACGAAGCACTCATCGAGCGGCTCTGCCATCGGCCGCAGATTCTAGGACGGCCTACGCCGGCAGCGGCGCGCGCACGCGCTCAACGGGACGCAGCTTGACCGTCTTCGGCAGCCGGAGTCGTGCGTTCGCGCGCCGTCGCCTGCGCTTGCGGTCATCGTCCGAGCCGCCGGTGAGCGCGTCGTCGACGAACCATACGACCGTGACGAGCTCCATGACGAGCGCGACCTCGCCGATGCCGATGAAGAGGACGACCATCGCGTCGAACGCGAGCAGCAACGCCTGGACGCCCATGATGGCGCTCTTGTGGAGCCGCCATGCGCGTCCGAGTGGACGACTGACGTGCCGGCCGCGTCCTTTCCGGTCGACCGGGCAGATGATCCCGACGAGCAGGACGACCGTCGCGCAGCCGATGCCGAGCAGCTGGATCACGGCCGTTCACCCTGCTCGGCGGCCGCGCGGAGCTCGTCCTGCCGGCCGGCGCAGTCCAAGAGCGCTCGCAGCGAACCGCCGGACGCGTCGAACTCCTCGTCGACGTAGAACGTCCCGCCGATGGCGGCTCGCACCGGGTCTCGCCCTTCGGCGATCGCTAGCGCGCGGCGCGCGTCGCAGCCTGACGTCCAGTAGATGTAGTCGTCGTCGATCACGCCGACGAGCTCGAGCGTCTTCGCGGTCGCCACGAGAGCGTCGCCGTCACGCTCGAGGAATCCTTCACGAACGAGCCTCGCGATCAGATCGTCGCGCGACTCAGGCTCGGGGAGGCGGTACCGCCGGAACCGTGAGAGCCAGCGCTTCATGCTCCGCAGCACCGCTTGAACTTGATCCCGCTTCCGCACGGGCACTTGTCGTTGCGGCCGACCTTCCGCGCCTTCGGCGACAGCGTGAAGCCGGCCGGCATGGCCGTCATCCGCGGACTCGCGACGTAGAGCTCGCGCTTCTCGGTCGGGTCGGGATGCGGGACCGCGATCGCGAATCCCTTCGGGCACTCGAGCCGCCAGTCGAACGGACACGGGCAGCGCGGGTCCTCGAGCGGCGTGAACGTCGTGTAGTGCGGCAGGCGAAGCGAGAGCGCCGGGCAGAGCGCGTTGATCATCGGATTCTCGGCGTCCTCGACGACGCCGAAGTGCTCGACCTCGAGCGTCGCGTCCATGATCCCTCGCTCGAGCGGCTTGCTGTGGACGGTCGCGCAGATGACTTTGCGGCCGTCATCGAGCAGCATCCGCCCCCACGCGTGCGGGAAGAGGATCTCGCCCGGGTCGTCGCCGGCGGCAATCGCTGCGCCGAAGCGTTCGTCGGTGGCGAACTCGACGCCGCGCTCGCGGAGCTCCTCGGCGATCCGGCGAGCCTCGGCCGGGTCGGCGGATTCGCTGATGACCTTCTCGACCTCGTCGTCGAACGGGATCGCGCCGGGCGGTAGCCAGAGCTTGCTCATCAGAAGACGGCGTACTCCGCTTCGCGTTCTTCGCGACGGAGCCGCTCGACCTCGGTCGCGTAGTCGAAGATCAGGGTGCTGCGCGCATCGAAGTGGAAGTCCTTGACCTCCGACTGGCGCAGCGCAGCCAACATGCAGACCGGGCAGCCGTCGACCTCGTTCCGGAGCCAGTCGATGTCGTCCTGCCCAAGCAGGAGATCGTCGCGTGCATCAGGATCGGCTGAGCGCGGAGCGAACCCCGCACGTGCGTTGAGCTCGACGGCGATCGGCGCGATGTCCATCTGCTTCGTCCCGTCGGAGTGACCGTCGATCCGCCATCGACAGACTCGGTTCGGGTTCATCGTGCAGCCGGCTTCGTGCTTCGCCATCGACGCGCGCGAGTGCCGATGAGCCCGGCAGTAGTCGCAGTAGTAGATCGTCCTCTGCGCCTCTCTCATGCCGTCGCTCCGAGCAGCGCGAGCCTGTGCGCATTCCAGCCAGCGCAGAGCAGCGCCGGCGAGCCGTCCGCTTGGAACGCGACGGCGTCGATGATCGGCGGTCGGTAGTCGCCCGGGCCCGCCGGCAGCATGCCGTCCGGGAAGAACGCCGCGATCGCGTCATCGAGGTCCGGATGCGTGAAGCCGATCACGCGGCGCATCCCCTGGTGGCAGAAAAACCGGTCGCCCGAGCCAGCGATGTCGACCAGCTCATCGGCGTAGCCGCCGGCGCGCTCCGGCGAACCGTTCCGGTACGCGCAGTCGCGACAGCAGCGCGGCTGCGACACGACGACGAGTTGCGACGCCTGCGAGCGCGAGACGCCGAGATCAGCGGCGATCGAGTCGATCTCGGCGAGCTCCGGCTCGGCCTGCTCGAGGTCGTAGACCGGCTCCCAGCACGTGCACCGGCCCATCCCGTAGACCGCGGCGCCCATGCAGCACGGAACGACTAAGAGCTCGGCGATCTCGTCCGGCAAGTCGGGCCCGGCGTACGTGTCGATCGAGACGGCGAAGCCGGTCTCTCGACCGAGCCGGCGCTGCTCGAGACTCTTCATGAACGCAGCCGTCCCTCCACGAGCACCGGCACGATCCGAACGGGCGGCTCGGGCGTGTGCAGGTTCGTGATCGTGACGGCCGGCTCCGGCGGCAGCGCCTTCAAGAGCCGGCGCACGTCGCGGTAGTAGTGCCGCGCCCATTCGCGTTGAGTGTGCGGCCGGCGCGCGTCATGCGCCACGTTCCACGCGTCATCGGCACGCGCTTGCAGTGCCCGACGATCGACCCGCTCAGCCATCGCGGACAACTCCTATCACGGTCAGGTCTAGGAACGGCGGCTCGCCTCGGTTGTCGAGCAGATCGAGATGCGCGCAGCAGAAAGCCGAGTCGACCTCGTACTCGCCGTCGTCCTGCGTGACGATCGTGAACACGCGGCGATGAACGCCGTCCTCTTCGCACCCCGGCACGCAGCACTCATCGACCTTCGGCTTAGCCACGCTCGGACTCCGAGTAGAGCAGGAGATCGTCGCCGAGCGTCTCGATCCGCTCGCCGACGTCCATCAGGCGAAGGCCGACCCAGCCGACGAAGTACCGCCAGACCCGCGCGACGTCACGCATTGAGCCACCCGTAGACCAGCGCGGCCGTGCGCGGCGAGCCGCCGAAGGCGTCGATCAGCGACGGCACGGCGTCGCGGACTTGGCGAGCCGACTCAGCGACCGACATCAGGTGCAGGCTCTCCGATTCTGTGTCGGGCACGAACTCGTACCCCATGCGCTCGAGCGCGGCTAACACCGCTCACCCCGGCGCCGTGACGACGGCGTGCTTGAGCCGGAGAAGGTCCGAGAGGACACGCTGTCGGCGCAGCGCCGCGGTGATCATCAGCGCCGCCCCTTGTCGGCGTCCTCGGCCAGCTGGTCGGCTGCGTGCCGAGCCGAGCAGAAGTGCTGAGCCTTACCTCCGTCGATCGACTCGACCTTGAGCCACGGATCGGGCAGCATCGGCGGAAGATCCTCCTTGCGCGTCTGCGGACAGCCTTCGCGGTCGCAATGGATCAGCGTGCTCATCACTTCGCTCCGGCGATGACACCGATCTTGCTCCCACCGGGCCAGCACGAGAAGCCGGCCGGGACAGGCTGGTTCTCCTTGACCATCTCGCCGAGGATCGTCATGCACTGCGCGACGAGGACGTTCGGTGACGTGTCGACCGACTTCGCGAGCGCCTTGTTGGCCTCCGCGAGCTTGACGTTCGTCTGGCGCTGCTGCTCCGCGATCAGGGTCGACGCGAACTGCTGCTGTAGCTGGTTGATTCGGTTCTGCGTCGCGGAATCGAACGTGACGATCGGGATGATCGTGTTCAGGATCTCAATCCCCTCGACGCCGATCTCCCGCTTCATCTGCTCGGTCACCGCGTTCGCGATGTCGGACAGCGACGGGTTCTTCTTCCCCGTCGTCGCGGCGGCGGCAATCGAGTTGAGCGGGTTGTAGTCCTTGAACTGCTCGTTCACGGCGGCGGTCAACTCACGCGTGACGAGGCTGTCGCGGACGTGCTCGAACGTGCGGTAGTTCTGGAAGAGCTCGTCGCTCATCGCCGGGTTGATCCGCCACCGAATGCTGATCGACACGTCGGCGGTCTGCTGGTTCCCGATGCGGACCGCGATGGGTGCGCCGTTGTCGTTGTTCGCTCCGGTGTAGCTGTCGGTCTGGATCGCGGCGTCCATCTCGGTCACGCTCTCCCACGGCGCGATCAGGTGCGGCCCGTTGCCGACGTGTCCGCTCACCGCGCCGAACGACGTGACGATGCCCTCGTTCTTCGTCGACACGATCGCGAACGAGAAGCCGAGCGTCTCGAGCACTGCGATTACGAGCAGACAGATCAGCGCGATCTTCGACACCTTCCGCTGGATCGCGTACGAGTCGGCGTTGGCCAACTTGGGCGCCGGCGGCGGCATGTACCGCCCCTGCCCGGCGTCGATGGCCTGCCGCTTCGCTTCCTCGTCCGCTGCGGCATGAGCGGCGAGCTCTTTCGCGTGTGTGTCGAGATGACGTTCCGCGCTGCGCTTCAGCAGCCACGCGACGAGCGCCGCGGCGAGAAGCAGTGCGGTGATGACGATCCAACCCATGTGCGTTTCCTCCTAGTGGTGAACCTTGCGGGATAGGTACAACCGTGGTGCGTGAGCGGCCTGCTCAGCCAGCGCGAAGGTCCTCCGGGACCGCCGACTCGGACAGGCCAGCGGCGAGCGCGAGCGGCGCGCGGGAGATCCGGCCGGATGTTCTTCCAGAACCGGTGCGCCTGCCTGATCGCGCGCTTCGCTTCGGCGTGGATCTGCGCGCGGTCGCGCTCGTTGGTCGCGCCGAGGTAGAGCGCCTTCGACCAGCGCAACTCCTCGCCGACCCACTCGCCGTGATCGTTGTCCTTCGCCTCCTCGATCAGCGCTTCGGAGAACTGGCCGTCCTCGGCGAGCGCGGCGCGGCCGGCGTCGGTGATGTAGAAGTCGGCGCTCGCGCGCGGCTCTCGGTATTTGATCCGAACGAGCCCCTTGCGCTCGAGCGCGAAGAGCGTGCCGCGCCACGAGTGGCCGACGCGGAATGCGGGGCGCTCGTTGTCGCCGGCGAGGACACCGATGCGGACGGGTGCGAGCGGCCGGTCGGCGCCGGCGAGCACGGTGAGAGCGGCGAGCTCGCGCTCGGAGAGCTGCGTGGCTACCGCCACGCGAACGTCCTCCCGAGCATCCCGAGCAGCGTCCACACCGCCGCGATGACGAGCCAGACGACCTCGATCATCGGCACGCGGCCGCCGCCGAGTGCGATGACGAACGCGCCCGAGACGAGTCCGCCAATGCCGAAGAACATCGAGCGGCCGAAGAACCGCAGCACTCGCCGAAGCATCTAGGCGACGGCCTTCTCGCGTCGGACCCAGACGGCGACGGCGCTTGGATACGGCTTGCCGTCACGCATGAATGCTCGCTGCTCGACGCGCACGTTCTCCTCGCCGTACTTTTCGTGGAGCTCGGTGAGTGCGTCGTCGATGCCGGGCGCGTACGCCGTCGCCTTGCGCGCGTAGTTCGAGAGGAAACTCCAGTCTCCGACATCGTCCCATAGAGGGGTAGCAGCAGAGCGCTCGTCCATCAGTACGACTGTACTACAAGCGTCGGAGCACCGCTAGGCCGTACGCAGTGGTGTAGACGCCATGCGATTACACCAATACGACGGAATCGGCCCGATCCGTCAAGCAGTGGTGACGAACTGCGCCGCGGCGTCAAGCGCGGCGGCGGCCCACTCCTCGAGCTCCATGCCGGCGTCGCTCGCGGCCGCGCGCCAGCGGTGCACGCGGTCATCGACCTCGAACTCGAGCGTGAGCTGCTCCGGCAGCGCGACGACCTCGGCCGGCACGCGCGGCGCGCGCGGAGCTCGCTTCTCGACCGCGGTCTTGATCTTCGCCGCGGTCGCGGGACCGTCCGCGCTGGCCTCCGCGAGCGCCTCGCGCAGCGCCGGCGGATCGTCGAGCAGCGGAACGAGCTCGCGCGCCTGCCGCTCGTTCGGAATGGCAACCATGGTTGACACTTGTGCCGCCTCAATCATCTGGTGGCCGCGCTGTCGCGAGAAGCCGAACTGCTCCTTGCAGTACGCCTCGAAGCTGCTGTGCTCGTCGCGGTAGAGCCGGCGGTCGCGGATCTCGAGCAGCGCCATTCCGACCTCGGCGAACGTCTTCAGGCCGGCGCGGACGATCTGCTCGAGCTCTTGGACGCGCTCATGCTCGGCGTCGGTCAACGGCTCGAGCGCCGGCGTGGCCGCGGAGCCGAGACTCAGCCGCTCAACGCTGGCCTGCTCCGGCGCTGGCTCGCCGCGCTCGCATCGCTTGCAGAACGACGTCGCCGGCGTCCCGTGCGGGCACGTCTTCTCAGCCACGAGTCGTGCTCCGCTCGAGCTCTGCCACGCAGCGGTCGCAGTCCTTCCGGTACGACGGGCAACCCTCGTCCTGGTGGAGCGCGAGATCGAGCGCGTCACGAGCTCGCTGCGCCCAGTTGTGATCGCCGCTGTAGCTGCCGAGCAGCCGCCGGACTACCTGCGGCAGCACCGGCTCAGCCACGCTTGCCCTTCGTGAAGCGGTGCCACCAGCGCGGCCGGTCAACGGCGTGCCGGCGGGCGATGTCAGCGACAGCGTGGAGGCCCGAACGGTCGAGCTCGTCGGCCATCGCCATCGTTACCGGCCGGCGCGGGATGTCCGGCAACGTGATCAACGAGCGCGCGGCGAGGTCCTCGTTCATCGAATCGCTCCGATCTCTCGCGCGTTGGCGTACGCGGCGTGACTGTCGTAGACGAGTCGGCCGCGCTGACTCGCGGTTAGCTGCGCGACGAGCATCGCGAGAGCGAGGCCGGCAGCCGAGCGCGCGTCTCTGACCGCTTCGTCGGCGAGCCATTGCTCGTAGTTGTCGTCCTCGCAGATCGCGTGGAGGAAGTTGATCTCCTCGTACAGTCCCTCCGCGATCGCGTGGTCGATCACGCGCTGAACTTCGGCAACGGTCGGTCGTCTGCCGGCGAGTTTGCCGTCGGTCACGTCACGATCCGCGCCGTGCTCGAGCCTCGATGTCGGCGAGCTCCTGCCGGCCGCGGTTCGTCGTCCACCGATCCGGCTGCCCCGGGATCGGCGTGTCGTCCGTCTCACGCACGCGGACGTGGTCCATCTCGCGCGCCTGCGTGTCGTCGACGCCGCCGAGCATCTGCCGACGGTGGCTCTTGATCACCGACCGGATCGTGCCGCGCGGGACGACCTGCGCCTGCGTGCCGTTGACCACGCGCCCCTCGCGCGGCTCGCCGCCGCGCGCGCGCCGGAGGCCGAGCCTCATGACCCCCGCCGATCTAATGACCGCCGCCGGCCTATCTCGAAGATGCTGAACACGAGATCGGCGGCAAGGATCCCAATCGCGATTCCCGTGAGCAGCGCTCCTCCTGCGTCGTGGCGCGCGAGCGAGTCGGACGCGCCCGCGACGAAGAGAGCCATCAGCGCGACAGTGAAAATCAGCCGGATAGCCTCCCGCTTCACGCCGGCGCACCGACCGAGAGCGCTTCCCCGTCAAGCGGGAACGCGGAGCCGGCGCCTTCGACGTCGAGCCGGAGGACGAGCTCGTCGCCGACGAGCTCCGCAGCGATGACCGTGCCGACCGGCTCGCCGGAGTCGCCTCGGCGATCGACCAGCGGCTTGCCGACCGCTTCAGCTGCGTGCTCCGCCGTCCACCTGTAACCGCGCGGCGACGGAAGCCTGACTTCGACCTCGATGCTCACCGGCACGATCATACTAGAGCGAGACGACGAGGCCGTCCTCCCCGAAGGTCGAACGGCCTCAGTCAGTCGCGAGTGCGGACTGCGCCTCATGATCCCGGGAGGCCAGCGGTACCCGCCGAAGCGGTTACGTTGCCCGACCCGGTGATCCCGTGGACTGCGCCAGCCGCCCACGGTTTCGCTGGCTCGGCGGAGTGCCCCGCTGCTCGCGTCGCGCAGGCTATCACGCGCGCTTTCGGTTCGCGCGCTTCCGCGTGACGACGTGCTCTCGCCCCTGCGGATCCTTGAACACCTTGCCCGGCTCGTTGCCGGACGAATGCTTGTGGCTCTTGCCAGCACTCGTCGGCGCCGTCGCCGGCGGCCCGAGTTTCCGCTTCTTGTGGGGAGACGACCACATGCCCATCGCGAACACCTCCTCTCGAGGCGTCGTCGGTGCAGGGCATGTCGCGTGTTAGGTCGTCATCACTCCTCCGGCGCGGAGAATAGCGTCAGCGCCCTCCGCGCGGAGGCGCTCGAGCATGTCCCTCGCAGACGACGGCGTGATGCCGGAGAGCCGCGCGAGCTCAGCCGGGAACGGCCAGTAGCCCTGCCGCTCGAGGTACTCGAGCGCGATGTCGCGCGACGTCAGGCGCCGGCTGGGATCCGAT